CTCAGCCTCTACCGCAAATGAGGCTGACAATCGTCCCACAATTGATACTGACACCTATTTTACACTCACCTCAAACATCACTTCAAATACTGATACAGGTCGTGGAACCTATCAGGCAGGACCAGTGGTAGCCTATGACTGGGAATCAACACACTCACTCTATCTCTCATCTGGCACAGTCAACGCTGCCACAGATCAAATCACTTGGACTGCGCACGGACTCTACAGCAACTTCTGCCTACTCTTTAACACTCCGCGCAAAGGCGAGAGTGATGGTGGCATGACTGATGGAACTGTCTACTATGTGACACGCATTGATGATGATACTTTTGAGCTCTACTCAGATATTGCGCGCACCTCAAAGGTGAATCTCACCACTCCTCTTAACACCTATGGCTTGTGCCGTCTTGGACTTGTATATCGCATCTACTCGTCTACTGGACAGACACGTCGTACAATATATACTTCAACTGCTGGAGGTACAGAGAATCGTTATGCAGGATACTTCTATATGAATAATCCAAAGAATTCATACTCACTGCGCACAATTAACCTCTCATCCTACTTTTCAAATCCCATTGGAACCGTTCGTGTAAACAATATCTACACCTATGGTGATTTAGGCGGTTATCGTGAGTTTATGTATCACTACTTTCAATACAACACACCTGCGAGAAACTACTATCAACGATATAATGGGTATATCTATCCTAACTTAGAGTTGAATGGTAACTCTGTCTACACATCAGGTTCTAACACCTATATGCGTTGGTCGATCTATATCCGTTCGTCAGTGAGTTATATCTACTATCGTTTGTATCTTACAAATACATATACCGTAGCTCCTACCACAGAGGCTGATTTTTCTTATTCAGGATCTGACCTCTATGGTGAAGCCTATGGAGCAGGACTAGTAGCTCCAGATCGTCTTATCGCGTTTCAGGGAGACGATCCGTCGAGCACCTACGCATACTCCTCAGAACAGTTTTCGTATCTAGCAAATCAGCGAGAAAAAGGCAGACACGGAACTATTGCTGCACAGTATAACTATCCTCTTGCTAGCACAGACGAAGCAGGCAGTTTTAATGTAGGTTATAACTCTTCTACAGTAACACCAGGAACTGCTTCAGAGATATTCTATATATTTTCAAGAACACTCACATCAGCCAGAAACACCATCTATGCTCCGAATCACGGTATCGCTTCTGGAGCCACAGTATTTCTTGTAATTCCGTCAACAGAGTATGCAGCAGGAGAACGTTTCGTTTTCTCTGACTCTACTGGTAACTCAACTACTATCAATCAGGCCACTATTGAGGCAACTGTTACAGTAGTCACCGCAGACATAATTAAAGTGACTCTAGCAGTCACTCCGAATACAGATGACATTCAGTCATTTCCAAGTGCCTTTTCAATTGAGTATCGTGTTCAAAACTCGCTCTACAACTCAATCTACATTCTAAACCACAAAATCTCTGGTACAGCTCGTGCTCAGTATTTTGCAGAAGGTAATGATGAAGGCAATCGTGTGTATCAAATTACTGCGGATGGATCTGCAGCATTTTTATTCACAGAGTATGATATTGGTGATAACATCTCAAACCCGTCACTCACTCTCTATCGTGGCGAAACATATAGATTTGATTTAAATGCTTCTGGACATCCATTCTACTTTACTACTGATAACGGAGCTGGATACTCGGCTGGAGGATATGTAGGAGAGTATACCACAGGAGTATCAAACTCACGTTCCGAAACTGGAAATGTAGTATTTGCAGTAGGTGCTTCTACTCCTCACACACTCTACTATCAGTGTGGTGTGCATGCACTCATGAATGGAACTGTTGAAATTCGTGACAAAGGTGTTGAAATTGGCGGTCTGTCTAATGGTCAGTTCTACGAAATTTCACGTGCAACTGATTCTCGTATCACTCTACGCGCTCTTAACACAGTATCTGCGTCAAATGTCACTGGAGCAATTGGTGCTGCTAATAATAACACTGTCACATACTTTGTAGACATTGAAACACCTCTTGGATCTGCTGTTACAACTGCTTCGATTACAAAAGTAGAGTTCAGAGGTGACTTTGGTAATCAGAACGAATATGTTGTGATGAGTTTTAGTGATGGCGATGAATATTTTGTTGGTACAAGCGGTCAAGATACTTCAAACTACTTAACAGAAGGATTCTTTGGAACTAAAAATATCTCTCAAATTCTAAAAACTGAGGGTGGAAAAGTAGGATTTGATGTAACAATTAACCCAACTTCACAGGTTAACTTTGGTCGCTACTTAGCCGGAAACAAATACTATGAAATCAGATTTACTGTGAGCGGAGATGCTGGTACTGTGACTCTTAACACAGCCTCAACTAGTGGTAAACAGGAGTTTATTGTTGATTCAGTAGTTGGCGCCTATGATGGAGTTTTCCCAATCACCACAACACCAAGTCCAAAAACATTTACCTTTGAGTCAGACTTTAAGATTCCAAGAAGACACTATGACTTTATTTCTTCAAATGTAGACACTGGAACTGGAGTAATCACTCTCATTGATGATCATAACCTTGTGACTGGAGAAGAACTTACCTACTCACCAGGACAAAATGACTCAATACTTACAGCTGGTGAAGGTGGTAATGTATTTGCAATTAGTATTACCGCTAACACATTTGCTCTTGCTGACTCTTCTCAAAACGCGCTTAACAATTCAAAACTATCACTCACTGCTCCAACAGGAACTCACACAGTAAGAAGTGATGGTATCGTTAAACTTGTTACTGGAACTGGTTTGATCAGTGTAGCAGCTAACGGAACTTCAGTGACTGGAACTGGTACTTCATTCTTAACTGATTTCAAGCGTTTTGATGATATCTATATTCCAACCGATGGTTATATTCAGCCATTTACAGTAGATCAGATTACAACTGATTCTAATATGACACTCTATGATGCAACTCCAGCACTAGCAGCTAATGTGACCTATCAATATTCAACACAGTTAATTCTACGTCCAGACGGTTATTCTCTACACCTTCCATTTGACGGTGGTGTTGACATTACAGCCGGAACTTCGCCAAACTCAAAAATTACTCGTCAAACACGTAAGTATTTTAGATATCAGTCTGGTAAAGGTATTCAAAACTCAGTTGCGATTAACTTTAATCCAGCAAAGATTATGCAAGACTTAATTAAAACCAGTGGTAATGTTGCTACTGTAAATACTCAAGAAGCGCACAATCTAAAAGTAGGTGATGAAATTACAATTGACGGAGCTGTGGTAACTACAGGTAATAACTACTTTAACGGTGATTTTGCTGTCAGTGAAACTGCTAATGATTTCCAATTCAAGTATGTAATGGAAGCAGAACCAACACAAGCAAAAGCAGGAGGATTTCCAACCTATGTTAGAAAATCATGGTTAGATTCTTATGTTCGCACAGGAATGTTTGATGATCAGAATGGATTCTTCTGGGAGTTTGATGGTCAAAAACTCTACTGTGTAAGACGCTCCTCAACACTGCAGATTGCAGGATCTGTCAATGTAACTCGTGGTTCTCAAGTTGTAGAAGGAGTGCTAACCTCATTTACTACTCAGCTTTCAAGAGATGATAAAGTAGTAATTCGTGGACAAACCTATCAAATTGTAGAAGTATCCTCAGATCTTCGCATGGTTGTGCAGCCTGCTTATCGTGGAGTAACAGCCGCAAAAGTTAAAGTAACTAAAACTGTCGATACTCGCATTCCACAAGACGAGTGGAATTTAGATGTAGCAGACGGAACAGGCCCAAGTGGATTCGTTCTTAATACTACAAAGATTCAGATGGCCTACTCAGACTTCTCTTGGTATGGTGCAGGTAAGATTCGTTTTGGGTTCAAAGACCAAAAAGGTCATGTGAAGTATGTGCATGAGTTTAGACACAACAACCGTTTGAATGAATCATACTTTAGATCAGGTAACCTTCCAGGACGCTATGAAATTGAAAACGGTCCACAAGCTACAACAGCTCCAACTCTCTTCCACTTTGGTACTTCTGTAATCATGGACGGAACATTTGATGATGATAAGGCCTATCTATTTACTCGTCAATCTCGTCCAATGGCTTATACTAATGGTGGTTCGTCATCGTTTACCTCAAGTGCTGTTTCTACTTTTGAACAGATTACTCTAAATGGTAAGCGTGTGTATGTGTATTCTATTCCAGTATCTAATGTAAACGCAGCTGCTACCACAGTAGGTGACCAGATTCGAGATGCTAGTAATGCAAACTTACCAGAAGGAACCTATGTTACACAGATTAAAGTTGATGGATCGAACTCAAAGATTTATACTAACTATCCAGCATTAGCTACACAGCCTTCTGCAGCTATCTATAATGATATCTCAAGTGGTGCAACAATCACAGTTGGAGAACAAGAAGCAATTGACCTAACTCGTCCTCTACCGCTCGTTAGTTTGAGACTAGCTCCTTCAGTTGACTCTTCACTAACAGGATCAGTTGGAGAGCGTGAAATTATTAACCGAATGCAGCTAGCTCTAAAACAGGCTGGTATTACAACTAATCAGGGTGTAGAAGTGTTCTTGATTATTAATGCACTTCCATCTCAACTCTCATTTGAAGATGCTGACAAACCATCACTCTCAGAGATTATTGAGCACTCAGCTGGAGAAACATTAACTGGTGGTACAACAATTCTAGCTACAAAAGCTTCTGCCGGTTCTGTAGAAATTGACTTAGCAGAGTTGTTAGAGCTTGGTAACTCAATCTTAGGTGGTGATGGAATCTTCCCAGCTGGTCCTGACCTTCTTACAGTTGCTGTGCAGCCACAGTCTACGGCTTCAGTGACCTACTCAACTCCTTTTGAAGTCAGTGGTAAAATTTCATGGTCTGAATCTCAGGCATAAGGAGGTTCTGTGTCCAAACGAATTACAGTAAAACGCTCTGCTAACGCTACTGCAATAGAGTCAAATGGAACACTAGTTTGGGATTTTGAAGCATATAAACTTCGAGTGCACGACGGCGCCACAGAAGGCGGTCGTGCATTTTCTTTTACTCCCACAGGTTTTGGATATGTATTTCCAACTCCAGCTCCTGTAGCAGTTGCTGCTCGTAATAATCAAGGTGATACTTTTGGATACACTTTTTACGCAGCTCCTCAATTCTCGCTTACAGATCCTGTCACGACCGAAAAATATGCTTATGCTAGTGAGACTCCTGCAACAGTTAATACACCAACTAAAACTGGAGCAGCAAAGTTTGGATGGAGTTCGCGTGAAGGATATGGATATACCGCCTTTGGGTATAACTGGCCTACCTCAACTGCAAACTCTCCTTTTATCAATCCCACGCCTGTTTACAGTATAGGACCTTCTAGTGTAGAAGCGATTGCTTTTGCGTCTGATACTTGGAGTGTTAAATCAACAGCTCCATACTTTCTCTATACATCCTTTCCTGGTAGTGGGGCGCCAACTAACTTTCAGCGTCATACAAACTATAATACTAGCGGCGGACAGTCGTTAGCAGGACCATCAGATGGGTTTGTATTCGGAGGTAAAACTCCACGCTCAGGACCAGGAGTCAATCCAACTACTCGTTCTTACTATCACCTTGAACAGTTTGGAGGTAAACGAGTTCCTTTTTCAGCAGATGATACAGTGCAATCCATGCCAAATTATCCATACCAGGAAAATACTACACGCCATGGATTTGCATCAGAAGACTTTGCCTATCTAGCAGGAGGCACAAATGTTAATCCTGATGGGTCTCCAGCATTTCTATATTATCCAGGCTCAAGCACTTCAGTAAATACAACTCAAGTTGATAAAATGGCTTTTTCTAACTACGCATGGAGTGCAAACATTGCAGATACAGGAACTGCAAGCTCTCGTAATGGTTTATCACATAATTCTAATGAAGCAGGCTATGTAACAGGAGGTTCAGGACCTTCAGGAGCTGTTTATAACATAGCGAAAATGCCTTTTACTTCAGACACTCCTTTTACAGTGCTTTCAGGAGCAATTAGCACACCTACAGGACCTCCTTCATTTGTTGTAAATGGCCCATCAACTTCTTCAACTGTTTATGGTTTTTCAGTAATACAAAATCCCTATAGTCCTCTATATCAGAGTGTTACTAGATTTCCTTTTTCTTCAGAAGATACTTTTACAGATGTTGGAGAACTAAACAACAACAACAATAAAAACAGTCCAAGTTATATTGCAAACTAAGAGGAACTATGGCAACAATTAAAGTATTACGCGGAAACACATCATCAATTGCAAACTATGCTGGTCAGGCAGGTGAAGTAGCGCTCAACTATGAAACAGGCAATCTAGTGTTCTGGACAAATACTGCAAATACATACTATACTCTAGCGAGAGAAGGGGCTGATACACCTATTTATACTCCTCTACAAGGATCTACTTCAGGGTACTCTGCAGGCGGCTCTAATCCCCCATCTACCCCAACCTATACTAATATTATAGATAAGTTTCCTTTTTCATCAGATACTTCTGCAACAGATATTGCTAATCTAACAACAGTTAAAATAGGAATGGCAGGACAAAAAGGGTCAACTCATGGTTATTTTAGCGGAGGTTCGGTCGATATCCCAACTCAGGGTTCCGATGATCAAATTCAAAAATTTTCTTTTACTAGCGATTCAGATGCAGTAAATATTGGAACTTTAACAGGCGATAGACATTATACTTCTGGGCAGTCTAGTCTTACACATGGATACACTTCTGGCGGTATAGATTGGGTACCAACACCCTTCTCCCTTACCTATGTAGATACTATTGATAAGTTTCCTTTTTCTTCAGATACAAATGCAAGCGATGTAGGAGAATTAGGTGTAACAGGGGGAGGACCTGGAGTAGCCGGAGGATCCTCACAAACGCACGGTTATGTAGTTGGAGGAGGAACGCCTACGCTTGCAGTTCGAGATGCAATACAAAAATTTTCTTTTTCATCTGACTCTTCTTCTATAGATGTAGGAGAAATAGGAGTAGATCATCCAAATGCTATGGCTGTGTCTTCAAGTACAAATATTTACATGTATGGACAGTTCCCAAGCCCTTATACTGGACCAGCTACTGCAGTACGTAAAGCTCCTTTTATATCAGATACTCCTGCAACTGAAGTTTTACAAATGGCGGCGGCAACGTACCAAGGCGGCGGAGCAAGCTCTACTACTGATGGATATTTTCTTGGAGGTCGTTATGGTCCAGTAGTTGATTTTATACAAAAGTTTCCTTTTTCATCTGATACAGATGCAGTTGATATAGGAGAATTAGTACTCGGGCGTTTTTGGATAACAGGAAATCAAACATAATGGCAACAATTAAGTGGAAACGAGCAAACAAAACTTCTCATGCTAACAACTATTTGGGAGCAAATGGCGAAGTTGTGATTGACATGGAACAGAACCGCATATTTTTATATGACGGCTCAAATGCCTATGTCAGTAACACTTTTGTGAGCGCTCCTGGTACAACATACACACCTCCTGTAGTGGAAGAAGAAATAACAGTTGCTTGGTCTCTATCTACTCTTACAGGCACAGAATCTACTGGTGTATGGGCCTCTCCTCCTGTTGGTTATGCTATATCCGTTTCTCCAGATGGTAAAAACTACTTCACAATTGATGGTGGTAACGATTCAGTATTTCAATGGAAATCAGATGTAGCTAATGATTTAGCTAATGCGCGTATATATACACGGCATTTTGTTGAATATGATGGTGTGGGTATGTCTCCTGTAGATTTAGACTTTAGGTCAGACGGAAAAGCTATGTATCTGCTTGACAATACCTTAGATTCGATTTTTGAATTTCCACTAGCAGAACCATGGGATCTTAAAACTATCAAATGGATAAACCAAGCTAATGCTAGAAGTGTAGTTTCAGAGTTAACAGTTCCCTCAGCTCTTCATGTAAGAAGCAACAGCTATTTTTATGTTTTAGGATCTACAACCGACACAGTTTATGAGTATTCATGGGTTGCAGGAAACGCAGCCAGTGCTACTGCAACTGGTGCTAGTTTTTATATTGGAGGTCAAGAAACTGCTCCACAAGGCCTATCATTCAAACCAGATGGCAGTGAGATGTATGTTACTGGAACAACAGGAGATGATATCAATAGATATATAATGACCACTCCTTGGGATATTGCTAATGCTTCGTTCGATACAGAATATGCTTTAGGAACAACTACTGGACAAAATCCAGGCGGTTTATATATAACCAACAATCATCTCTATACTGCTAGTAGCACGCAAGATAATGTGCAGTTATGGACAATGAGTTCAGAGTGGGATTTATCTACAAGAAGCCATGTAGCTAATCTTTCAACTTCGTATGATATGGGTGGTACTGGAGACAGTTCTGACATCTATGGATTAAGATTCTCTTCAGATGGGCTCAATCTTTACTTAGTAGACCTTAGAAGAGTAGCGCAGTGGAAACTTGATGTTCCTTGGGTTTTAAGTAGTGCCTCAAACAAACCGTATGCAGTGTTAAACACTGAAGGAGGTATGGGCTTTTATAATTTATTTGGCCTAGCCTTCAAATATGATGGAACTAAAATGTACCCAATGAGAGATCCTCAACTAGGAGAATATAATTTAAGCACTGCTTGGGATCTTTCGACTGCTACTTATGTAGGAGTTGGAAACATCAACTCAACAGGATCTCCTTATGATGTTGAATGGAGCTATAACGGTAATTATCTCTATCTTGTAACTAGCACTACAGTCTATCAATATGATGTATATTCAGCTGTTGGAGATAGTGGAAGATGGAGTGTTTCTGCATTGGGTAGTACCGTTGTTACAACAGTCACTGCTGGATCTTGGAAAACTATACGAGTAAGCGATGATGGTAATTTATCTTATTGGACGCAAACAAACGGAACTATAGATGTCTATGAACTTTCAACTCCTTATGATTTGTCATCAACACGCACATTAAAAGCATCTATCGGCACAGGCTCTGGATCAGGTTATGGGCATGGCATACTTGTAGACGGCGGAAGTAAAGTAGTATGGGGACAAGGTCCAGCAAGCATACTGAGATCTGCTAACTTAAGAGTAGCAAATGCAGCCTATGATAGTTCTACAATCACATTTAACGAACTAGACGCTTCTTCTATCTCTACCTCATGGAGAGATATAGTAGTTAAAGATGATGGAACTCGTATGTGGGGAGTAGAAGTCTCAGGAGATACAGTTCAACAATGGAATCTTTCTGAAGCCTATAATGTGGCATCAGCTACTGCAAATGGTAGTTTTTATGTTGGTTCACAAGAACTATTACCAAATGGTATTTGTTGGTCTGCTAATGGAACAATATTTTACATAACAGGAGGCAATGATACAGTCTACAAATACGATACTACTGTTGCTTGGGATATTAATTTTGCCTCTTATACTAGTGATTCTAAAGTGTTAGGAGGCGATATATATAGTTTTGTTATTACTCCAGACGGTTTATCTATGTATGCAGGGACAAATTCTGTTATGCAAAAATGGGTAATGGATACACCACATGACATCATCAATGCAACACAGGTTTGGAGCGATGATCCAGCAGATTTTTTAAATAACAGAGCTTATAATCTACAATATAATAGTGATGGCACTAAACTGTGGTTAATGGACTACCAAAAACATTCCATCCGCGAGCTTAAATTGGCTGTTCCTTATGATTTAGACTATATGACTATAGACGAAGATTATGTATGGCAGTTTGATACTGCAAATGCTGTAATAGGTGCTTGGGTAAGTGAAAGTGGTAATGTAGTTTTTGGAATAGATCTCAGTAGTAATAAAATCACAGGATTTAGAGGCAACTAATAAAAAAGAGGGCTTGCGCCCTCTTAAGTTTGTCTCTAAGAGACATAGGATTATTCTAGTCCAAGTTCACGCCAAGTAGCTCCTTCAACCACACAAGTCACATCCCCATAAGCATTGACTGCATATAACGATCCAATATCATATGTCTTACCCATGAAGTGTAGAAAATGCTTTTTTGCTTCTTCAAGTGAGTCAAAAGTTTCTGTCCACCCCATTGGGTCATCAATCGACCGATAGAAAAAAGTGATATTATCACTCATCTACTTGCGCTTCTTTGCAAGTGCTTCTTCGCGTGCTTTAATACGCGCAACAGTCCAAGGTTGTTTAACCTGTAGTCCTTCGATGCGTGCTTTAATTTCTGCGTGATTGAACTGTGGCTCAGTCACAATCTTGCCATTTTTAACCTTCAATCCACAATCAAGTGTTACGCCTTCATACATTATTGAATCTCCCATTCACAAATTTCTGCTACGGCTGGATGTTCATTCATAAATTCATCCATTTGATCTTCAGTCACATAGTATTGTAATGCACAATACAAATTCACAACCATATCCCAAGTATCATCGTCTTCTGGTCCTTCAGCTAGAGAAACCATAAACTCTTGTAGTGAGGATATAGTTACTGCATCTTTTTGTTCTGGTGTTAATTCTATCTGCATCGTTTTACCTTTCTCTAACTCTTTTCGAGCCATATCAACAATGATATCTTTTGCATTTATAACTACCCACTGATAACCATGTGTTATTATCATTTCGGTTAGTCTGCCGTGATCTATGAGTTTTAGCCTATCATCATTAGCCATCTCAGCCATTATACCACCTCTGAATAAGGTGTTTTATACCAGAGATCATACATATAAGGCATACTTGGACCCCACACATCTTCTACTGCGCACTCTACTGCTTCAGTTGGAGAAAGTTCGTCACTGTGATATTCCGCCCAAAGACAATCTTCCAAGTCATCAGATGAAAGACCAAAAGCCTTTACACAAACTACATCTACCTGTTTTTTCCACTCGTCAAATTTCATCCTATGCTCCTTTTTTCTGATTATGATAAATTATCTCATAAAAATAGGCTTTAAGCAAGTTTAAGATTTATTTTGTTGGAACTGATATTTAAGAACTTCTGCTTCTTTTTTAGAAGGAACGGCACGAGCATTGACAATATCTCCTGTAGAGTCACGCTCAATCACTTGCCACATCTTTGCAGGGTAAGCAGGTTGCCAATCATTCTTAAACTCAAACACTTCAATGTATGGCGTTGGACTCATGATAAATATCCTCTGCATGACCCATCACTGAATGACCATAAGTCCAGTGACCGTTATCCATTGACACTACCCACATACCTCGATAACTGACAGGTATCTCTTCTACAGAGTCTCCATATTTTGGATCTTGTGGAGTAGTTTTCTCAATCACTTTAATCTTAGCAACTCCATGACGAGTTAAGATTGTATCACCAATTGAATAGTATCCTTGTCGTTTCATTGTGTTAGCGCCCATCCTGGAAGTAAGTTGTAGATTTTAAGAAAATGAACAATGATAATTGTAAAGAGAGGCGTACCAGCCATTAGTGCTGCATATATAAAGTCTCTTGGTTCCATTCTCATTTCCTTATTTTTTATAGAATATCAAATAAAAATATAACTGTCAAGCCACATCTTTTTCTAAATGGTAGGGATGCTCACAAATAACGATACCAGCATCTTCATATCTCTTTGCTGCAAGTTCCATATCTTCGGTAAAAGGAAGTAGTCGATCATTCTCAGAGTTTAAGATAATAGTTACTTTTGAGTATGTCCACATCCATTCTCTTAATTTTTCAAGTGTCCAGCCATGATCTCGAACTCCTTTTTTAGGAATAATCATCGGATACTCATGTTCACAAGTAAACCAGCGAGAGTTAATTCCTTTGCGATTTGGAATTCGAGAGTTACAAATTTGACGGTGAGTTGGTGGTTTGCCTTGACGCTCTTCTGTCATCTCATCTTTCAATTCTTGATACTTAAAGAGTGCTTCTGATGACCACATTTTACACCATTGAATGAGAGAAGCTGTATTAGAGTGGACAGCAGTAGTTTCACAAGAAATAATATCTGAAGCACCTCTCAAACAACGATCTAACACATGATATTGATATTTTGGAAGTAGAGGAGTCTCCATACAAGAGTAGGCTATATTAATCCAAGTATTTGCTTGTAGTTGCCAATCATCAGTCATTTGTCTAAATCCGCTGAAATTATGTAACGATTTGAAGTGCTCTGTCCCGCACAAGGTCTATGCCAATATTCGCTGTGCCAAATATACCAAGTAAAAGGTTTAGGATGAATCTGAAACTTGATAGCATCTGGATTCGTATTAGGATCACGATCTGCAAACTCGGTTCCAGAAATATTTATATCATAGTCTTCTGGTATATGAGCATAATACACTCCAGAACACCAAGGAGTAGTTGCAACAGTGTGTTGATGCCATTGATGATCTCTCGTAGAGAGGTCTATACTATCTAGATCTTGTCCAGTTTCTAATGGAGTTTCAGAACTAAAACGAAGACCCCATGATATAATATCACGAAACCCAACCTCTTTACCTAAAAAAGAAAAGCAAGATATAAGATATGTTAATCTAAATCTCATCATCTCATAAGAATCAGGAGCATAGTCAAACAAAATAGAGTTTGTTTGGTATTTTGGAGCACCTCGTTGCCACAAATCTTTTACATCTATTAGATGGTCAATAATTGCACAAGCTACTCTATTATCTTCATCAGTTAGAAACCTACTAAAATCAAACTCTTGAATATTAAGACCAGCTGGGTTATCAATTAGTGCCATTTACAATCTCTAAAAGAACAGGGCCAACAATCCAATACTCACAGTCAATATACTCAAAACCGTGTTCATCTAACCACTCATGATAGTCATAATTCCACTTTTCTTCTTCTTCTTCAAGTTTAGTTTTGTAGAATTCTAATTTCTCAAGTCGTTTTTCGTCACGACCCATTGGATGAAATTCAACATCAGAAGCTATGCCATCCCATACTTCTTCTAGTTCAAAATTATCGTAGGCGGAAATCTCAGTATTCATCATCCAATCATCCTTAGCTGAATCTGCAACTAAGCGATCATATTCTGATTGTGTCATATCAATATAGAAAGTTCCCCAACGCCAAAGATCGTCTTTAACTGCTTCAACAGTTTTATCTTCATTAAAGTAGTAAGAAATTTCTGAAATAGACTTTTTAGATTGCGGCTCAACCTTCACTCTTAGCGTCATAAACCTTTACCTTCCAACCCATTGTGATTTCATCAGGAATTAGTGTATATGTAACATCGTCATAGGCATTTTCTCCTTGCGAAGAAATCCACTCTTGTAGATGTGCTTGAATATATACATGAGGATCATCAACATCTCCTAAGTTAAACTCATAAACTAGTTTATTATCATCGCCATTAAACATATTATCAGCAGTGATTACAACAACATCCCAATTGATACCAATAGAAGCATCATGATTGTGTTTAATTGCGTGAAGCACCTCTCTAGCTTGGTCTACAGTTAAGTTTGGTCGCATTTCTAATACATCATCCACACTCCAAGTAACTGTAATCTCGTCAGAGCTGCTATCATATGAATTTAATACTCCCATTTTATCCTCCTATACTGAGCTTGCAGTTGCTAAGGGTGTTACAACTGAGCTATCATGATAATCACCATTACTCTGGTATTTTCTAGTAACTTCTTCTTTTTGAAGCACTCCATTATAGTAACGATAAGTAGTTACAACTTTCATCACAACTCCTGCAGTGCTAGCTTCAAATGCACTTTTCAAAGGACCATCTCCTTCAATCATTTCTACCTTTGGAGTTTCATGCAAAGGTTGTCCAAAACTGTAGTTTATTGTATAAGGTTCCATTATGCTACCTCTTTCAATTCTTCTGGTTTTTCTGACTTGTGCCAAACATTATTTTCACAATCATGCCAGAGAGGAAACATCAAATTTTCTTTTGTTGTCTCTGGCTTAACTGCGAGTTGGCTACAATGCTTACAACGATATGATATTGATACTGCTACGTCCATCTTATTCATTATGTAGGCTTACCCCATTTTTTTACTAGTTGTGATGGTGCTTCTACTGAGTCTTTCTCTAAAAGAACCATGCCGTTGAAGAAATGAATTCCAGTGGTTTGTCTTGGAAATTCTGATACATTAGTATACTCTGTATCACGCTTCCAATGAGGCTCACGGAATTGATTATCGTCCATTTGATTAGCCTGCCACTCGTCAAGTCGTTGAATCATTGTCTGCATCATTTCCATAAAGGTAGGTTGACAATTGATATGTGTCGTTCGATAGTTAAGATAGGTATCTTCTACAAAATAGAGAGAACCAGCAGGCATACGACTGTATAGAGTTTTGAAGATAGTTCTTTGCGAGTTTGTATAGTGAGTATCGTCAATCAATACATCAATACGACCAAGACGGTTATAAAGTTTAGCCAAGTAACCATCATCTTCGTAATCACCCTGTTCACTAAATACACCTGCCTCAGCTAGTTCTGTAGGGTCTTTTTCTGAGTATTTATACACCTGAAAAACACGAAAGTCTTCAAGACCCCAAGATGATAGTAAGCGATGAAATAACAACCCAGAGTCAATACTCTCACTAAAATTTACAAGAGTAAAAGTTTCTCCCTCAATCGGCTCATGCCCTGTTAAAAATCTGTCGTAGACAGATAGGTGATGCGCCCATTTATCTAAACCTAGATAGTTTTGGTCTAGCATCTGTTCATAAATTTCTGTAACTGATTTCATTATATCCCTCCAAAATAGAATTACAGTGTATTATAGCATTTAATACACTGTAAGTCCAGAACTTTGTTAATTGCTTGCTTCTTGCTTATGAAAATTGTCCCACTCGTGAATATAGTCTTCTCCGTGTTTTTCCAAAAACTCTTCACGGCTTAGACGCTCTTCAGTAAGATCATTCTCACGCTCATACTCATCAATGCACTCATACTCATATTCATACGCATCCATCAACCACTCTGGTGCATCAGAGTATTTACGATTAGTGAGCTCAAAAGTTTCTTCACCCTCCGCAGAAGTAAAATATCCGATAAAAGCCATACCAGGCTCACAGTAATTCGCTTCTACATTCCACTCTTGATCGGTAGCAGATTGATATACACCAGTTGGAGGAGACCAAGCAGAATCAAACCAGAATGAGATAGTAAGCGAGTCTTCATCAATAGTTGCAGCATCACGATCTACATTAGGTTCCCACTTAGTTCCCCAGTTTGAAACACGAAAATCCCACCAACTAGGCATACTAAACTTGTCTTGTTTATGCAACTCAGGATAGGCTGGAAAGATTTTGGTATTATCGTAGTCAGGCTCAGGAACAAAATATCCACAGAAACCTGCTGGTTCTTCTCGGTCTCGGTCTGTCACATCCTCTTCTGGAGGAGTCCAGTCCCAATGACGATTCATATGCTCAACAAAGTTGGCAAACGCCTGAGTGCTTGGGGCAGTAAATGTTACATAGTTAGAACACCAGTTAGGCATAGAAAAACTCCTTCATCCAAATTTTTATCATATAAATAATATATCAAAAAAATAAGAAACAAGCAATAATAAAGTGGTGCTGAGTAGAGGACTCGAACCCCTAGCCTCTGGAGTACAAAACCAGTGCTCTACCAGTTGAGCTAACTCAGCTACTTGGTCATCTTCCAATAAATAGATTTTTTATCGTTATGATCTGTAATTACAATGGCGGGATTACCTCCTGGAACCTGTCGTCCGACATATTTCCAAGAATAACCTGCCGCACGGTTTTCTTCTACTCGTTCAAAAAATTCAGCATTGTCTGAAACGAACAATACCCCCATCAATAGTAGTGCAATCATTTTATAATCCAATCTGTGTTCAACCAGTCAGTTTCTTCCGGCATCATTTCTACTTTGTCGCCGTGCAGTTCTTGTAGTTGTGTCCAAATATGAACATTATTAATTCTCAAAGTATAAGAATTTTTACCACAACAATACACTGAACCACTCGAACCGGCAAAGTAATAAGCTATATCATCTTCTGTTACAGCAGTAATGCCACTATTTATTTTCCAACTGTCTCCGTCAAGATAACCACCGCTCCAACCAGCAAGCACACGATAGTGCGGTTCATCACCTTTCATTTTGATGACAACCCAATTGTCTGGTTTATACTCAGTCATTCTATCCTTTACTCCAAAACTTCCACCAAGACTTCTTATTCTTTACACTTTTCATATCTGCATGAATAAACTCAGGATTGTAGTCTTGGGTAAGATAATACTCAAGAGCAGCTCTAGCCAAAGCACACTGAATTGGTGTGTCTCCACAGCTTGAGTATGCTTTTAGTTTGAGTAAATCTTTTTCAGTAAGGCTTTTACCCCAGTAATCAATCAATCCTGTAGCGGCAGATTTTATATCTTCTTGATATTCAATTGCATCAATGTCTAGGTCTCCCCAAAAATCATTTCCTAGCACAGGCTTCTCCTTCTTAATTGGCGCTTTCATAGCAACTTCTAGTTGCTTATTAGCATAGCGCGGTTTTATATCTTTATAATCCATCAGATGTAAATCTCATTCATTTTTAGTATCTCCTTGATATCATCTACTGAGAGTGCTTTAACAAAGCACATGATTAGCACATCACGATCAAGAGTGCCTTCTTCAATTGCTTCTAGCACACGATCTTTAATATCTTCCCATACTTCTTCTATTCTGATGATATACTTTTCTTCAAGCTCATCTATATCATCAAACTCTAGTCCCTGATTGCGTAAGTATTTCATTAAGTTCCATTTTGTAGGAAACTTAATAACATCACCCTCTTCATCTAGCAGGTATTCTCTGCCATTTAGAGAAATGCCGTGTGGGTATGTATATGCTAAATAATAATCAGCCATTAGAAACTCTTTAGTAGGTCAGATATTGTATTTTCAAGATCATGATTCTGTTGCTCAATTTGATCAATCTCATTTCTGAGTTCTTGAATACGCTCTTTGCGTTGTTCCATAACAGTTTTCAATTCATCAAGCACAGTTGATAGTTTTCCAGTTAAATCTTCCATTAGTTCCACTCATAATCAGTTAAATTTTCATCTGCCCAATCACAAACACTAGGCACATCAGTCATTTCAACATTACACCACGGATCTGTAATAACAAGTTCGTATCCTCGAAACATTACATTGCCACTGTGCATATCAAGTTTAGTAGCGCTCATATAGTCATCACTATAAGTAAGATCTTCTGCATCTTCTTCAGTGAAAGCATCAGTCCATCTAACAATGTAGTCCATCAACTCAACTAGAGCAAATATATTAGGAAACTGTTCAGGAAGTTTCTTTGCTCGTTTAACAAACTTCTTTCTGCTAATTTCACCATATAAGTATTGACGAACTGCTTCAAAGGCTGCTTCACGATTTGCATACACAGGACAAGAGTCTTGTAGGCGCTCCATTACACAAACATAGTATTCATTGTTATAGTCAATGTAAAAGGATTTTACTTTAGGAACACAAGGATTATCTTGCATCTTAGCAATAATTTGTTCATAGTAAGTAATCCAAGGATCGCTCATGTTATTACCAATTTTAATAACAGTATCATCTCTTGCAAATGACTCTAGAGCAGCAGAATAACATCCTGCGCCCAAAACAGTATTACCAGCTTTAGCAGTATTCTTAATCAAACGATATGCTGTCATTACTCATCCTTTCATATTATATATAATAATATCAAAAAAATGGGTAAAAGGCAACTAGTCTTTTAAATCCTCAAATGATGAAATAGAGTTTTCAACTACTTTAATAACCCAGGCTCCGATATACTGATTGAAAGATTCCCAATCAAAATCTTCAGATTCCCAATCAGGATGAATAACAACATCGTATTTTAGAATACCGTCTCCACTATCATCTGGAGCATCTTCTAGTGTCATTTCACCATCAATTTTCCATACTACACCTTCAAACTGTTCATTATCAGTAACAGTAATCCAAGGCCATTCTAGTGTTTCAGTCATGTTATACTCCTTAAATAGTGTTGCAGACTAACCGTTGATCTGCGCGTGTCTATTAAGCGACAAACCTACCCAGGTGGCACCATCTGCTCGGTTATTAAGAGGGAGCAGAACCTCTCTTCTTTTTGCGTCTTTTTCTTAAACGAGAATAAAGACGAGTCACTACTTCATCTCTAATTTTTTTAATAAATCTTCGCTTCTTTCTAGCTGCTTCTGATGAGTGAATTCTTTTTCCTCTTTCCATCCTATCAACCCCCAACCATGATTTGCGATTGCGTTCAAGATAATAGCAAGGCAAGTAAGAATGTGTAACACCACCCACCCAGTACGAATAATTGCAACTCTGTCAGCTTTATTGTTGTCTTCATATGCTTTTACTCCTATTGACTTGCACCAGTATTCCCACATATTAAATTCCAAACACTAAATAAGTATACAATAAGTAACAAGAAAAATGAAGTGCTTGATCAACTCCTTGAACAGTCCAAAACTTCTGAGTATCAAATTTTAGATTCATTCTACGAGAAATTAGTGTTTTGTTATGATCAATTACAAAGTGCAATACATAATCTATGATAGCAATGTAGAAGGCAGTTGTCAAATTAAAAGTGAATGCTAAAGTCACCAGTAGTGTAAGAATTGCATGATCTAGCGCGTGTATGTAACCTTTTGAATTTTTCAAATCTCCTTTGCCTGCTTTTGGTAATCTTGCTTGTAAAACTAAATCAGCAAGAGTATGCTTCAAAAATAGGCAAAATAAATATAATGTGGTCATTTAACTCCTTTACAAACAAAACTAGTAAAACACCAGTCAGCATCAAATATATAACAATTCTGAAACCCTAGTATATTAAAAGTATCAAAATACCATTCAGGAGAGTTGATATTCATTATTTGATCTACAGTTTGTTGTTTTTCAATAATTTGACTATCGCTAACACCATTTTTTCTCTTTAATTCATGATAAAACTGTAGTGGATATGAGTCTTTACTTGTTTTATCACTGACTATTAAACAGCCGTTAGGATTTAGTCTGTGTTTAATTTTTTTCAAGTATCTAATCTTGTTTTCTATAAAATGTAGTGTCCAATTCACAATAACGACATCGAAAGTTTTATCAATGTTAAAACGGTCATCATGTATATAGGTTATGCCTAGATTTTTGGGACATCTATGTAGCATATTCTTATTTTCGTCTACTCCATAAAGATTAGTAAAACCTTTGTGATGAAGTTGAATTAAAGTTTCTCCTACTGCACAACCTACATCAACAATAGCTGCGTCAGTAGGATACTCTGAACAGATATCAAGAGTTTTCTTGATAACCATATCATAATTAGGAATATGTTGTCGTGCATGAGCAGGAAAAACTTCTGCTAAATTATCAAATAAATACATACTAGTTGGTGCGCCTGGAGGGACTTGAACCCCCACGCCGTGAAGCACTAGAACCTAAATCTAGCGTGTCTACCAATTTCACCACAGGCGCTTTGTCTTACTTATCAACAGGCAGTGAGTTATAGTCTTTAAGAAGTTCTATTACGTCATCAATAGAATCAACTATGATTTTGGTAGTTTCATAGTCGTCTTCAAAAGTGCGACCCCCAACTTCCATCATATAACCATTGTCATAACGATGAAAGTATGCAGTCTCATTTACTTTTTTAAGTTTATCACTTATCTTCATTATTTTCCCCTTTCTTTGAAAATGAAATTACATTAGATGTTTTACTAAGTCGTTCAAAAGTTTTATCAACTTCTCTCATTATTTTATCAAATCGTTCTTCTTCTTCTTCAAAATCCATCTCTACACCTGCCTCAATAGAAACATAGTCGTCCATATCAATATAAAACCCTGATGCTCGTAAAAAGTTTTCAAAAGCATTTAATACTTCTTCAAGAGAAGCATCATGGGGTAAAGATATTTTTACATCGTAAGATGATCTTTCAGATTTATAAGTAAATGTATATCCGTCTTTCATAGGTATCTCCTAAAATTGGTATCCCGTAGGGGATTCGAACCCCTGATCTTCGCCGTGAAAGGGCGATGTCCTAGGCCGCTAGACGAACGGGACTTAGTGATAAGTTTTATCTTCAAACTCAATTGGTTTTATCTGAAGAGCATTACGAGTAATATATTTCATTATTCTAAGATACTCATTGTCATCTTCATGAACTGTTCTGCAAAGTTTTTGGCTTACTGCTAACATAGTGCTAGAAACTAGTATTGGATCATGTGTTTCGCACAAATCTAGCATTAAGTCATAAAACTTATAATAAACAGTTTCTACTTCATCCTTTTCTTTCATTCTCAACCTTTCGTTATAGTAGCAAGTTTTTTCATAATAACTGTTACTTGTTCTTGAGAAAGATAAGGAATCACATCATCATAAGGAGGTTCTCCTCCTACTTTATGAATACCAGGAAGTTGTACGAAAGGACCGTCTACTCCTAGAAATACAGCAACTTCGTATAGAGATTTGTTAGGCTCTTTAATCACACTAAGTTCGTAATCACCGAAAATAGCCTTAGCTTGAATTCCGCCATACGAAGTTTCTTCAAATTTTAAATCTTCAAATATCATCTTATCCTCTCAAATTGACACCGGTGCAAGGAATCGAACCCCGACTTACGGGTTTGGAGCCCGTCGTGCTACCACTACACTACACCGATATGGAGATCTCGGAAGGATTCGAACCCTCAACCTTCAGATTCGTATTCTGATGCTCTAATCCATTGAGCTACGAGATCGTTTTAATTGTTTATACATTCTTATATAGTATTCTAATGTTTTTGGGTAGTTTTCTACATTTCCAACTGACCTATTTGCTAGCCAGTTCACAAACTCTGCCACTTCATCTTTTTCTTCTATATAATCACTCGGTGATCGTTTCATTATTTGGTACTCCTGACAGGATTTGAACCTGTATCGCTCTCTAATCTGGAGACTGTGCCGAGTATAAGCCGGGTGTTTTACCATTAAACTACAGGAGTGTTGGTGCCCCCAGCGAGACTCGAACTCGCACGACCTAAGGTCTCAGGATTTTAAGTCCTGTGTGTCTACCAATTCCACCACAGGGGCATTTGTTCTACTATAGATCCTATCATAATAAAAACTAAACCATACTGTATAGTTTTTAATAATGTATAGGTTATTAAATCACTCATCTATTCTCCCATCACAATACAGAGGAGACTCTGGATTATCATAGTAATTATCCCAGGCTTGTTCGTCCCAATAATCGTCTAACTCTTGTTGAATTATATCCCAATGCTCAACAGCGGCACGATACTCAATAGAGTATGTTCCAAACTCTTTGATCGCAAGATCAATAAAAGTGCTACGATCTACATTGTAATGTTCTTGAGCGAACTCTTCTCCGTGCATTGTCATTGCTTTAACTTTGCCCATTAAATAACTCCGTCCTCTTGTAGTTTTTTGATTCTTCTGTATTCTAACAAATCAAATAGCAAGTATGCAAGAAAAAAACCATATAAGCTGTAGATAACTCCAAGCATACTGGGAATAAGTATCAGAAGCATACTAAATCTAAAGAAATAAGGACTAACATAACTTCTTGGTAGTGCATACATTGGCCATCTATCGTCCACTTGATATCCTATCTATTAAAGCTGCTATAATTACAAGGGGTAAGAATACAATAAAAAATATTGTTCCAACAATGCCCATTCCTTCGTCTTTAGTTTCTTCTTTAGTTCCGCTGCCTGATGCAGCACGAACCCAGTATACTCCGCTTGAGTGGTTTTTTGGTTTTAATCCAGCTTGTCTCATTCAAAAATTCCTTCTTTTACTAGATAGTTATCAAGAGTTCTTCGTAACGATACAAGCACATTATCCCAATAATTATAGCTCCAAGAACCTTCTTCGCATCGGTCTCTGACTTTAGCTACTCCATCCATTCTTTTTAGGTAAAGATGTATTACTACTTGGTTTTTCATTTTGACCTCTCAATCATTCATAACTAATAATATCAAATTATGAATCATTTGGCAAGCAAGAAATAAAAAAGGGAGCCCGAAAGCTCCCTTTGAATTTGATATGCCAAGACTGGTTACTTGATTTCAATGAGCTTCGGCTTTTTCTCTTCTGGAATGATACGTTCTAGTTCTACATAAAGCATACCATTCGTCATCTCTGCTGAATTAACAACAATGTCATCAGCTAGGGTAAACTTACGGCGGAACTTACGCTGTGAGATTCCTTTGTGTAGCCATTCCCACTTATCGTTTTCAACAACATTTTCTGGATTATGCTCAACTGTAAGCACTCCATCAGCAATTTCTAGTTTCAAATCTTCTTTTTTAACACCAGCTAGTGCCATTTCAATTTGAAACTTGTTACCGTCTTTAATAATGTTGTATGGTGGAAAAGCTGTAGAAGTAGCCTGATGAGTCATGTAACGATTCATATCGTCAAAGATTCTATCAAAGCCAACAGCAAAAGGTGTGAGTTTATTTAAGTCAAGTGTAGTTAAATGTGTCATCTTACATATCTCCTTATTAAGCAAGAATAAAAAAGTAAAGTTCCCACTTAGGCAAACCTTACTGTTATAATATAGCAAAAAATTAAGTAGAGAGCAATTAAAATTTTTAATTAACTATATATATGCTCTACTCTATCTAATCCTAGCGTCCAGTCTTTGTCTAACCAAGGCTTATGAACTGGTGGCGGTCCTGGAGTTCCTTTCACTGCATGAATTTTTATTGTTTCATAGTAGTCAAAATTTAGTAGATGTATTTGAGAACGGGTATAACGATGAAACCAATAGGTTGCAATAGTTCCTGTGAGAGGTCTTGCAATACCCATTTCTTTGACCATCTCTTCCCAGTCTTCTATAGGCCAAAAGTAGGTATGAGTCCAATCAGTAGGGTAGTTACGCTTCATGTTCGCACCTTTATTATCTCCATTAGCACGAATAATCCACTGTTCGTCTCCTATTCCTCTTGATTCTTCTTGAAAATAGGCAGGCTGTGATTGGTTATTAAACCAGATATCGCACGATCCCCAACGACGAGAAGAATTAAGACGAACTACAATAGCATCAGTGTGAAGATCGCCAACTACTTTAGATCCAGATACTATAATTATAGGTCTATTATCAATAAAATCTATAATGCTATTCAGCATACTCATTCCATAAGTCAGCATATGGAACATCTTGATAACCTTCTAGCCAAGGACCTCCATCAGTAAAATGAAGAGCGTGAGGAGTAACTGAACTAGAATAGTAATTTACTAACCAGTTCCATTTTAGAGGTAGATTGCCTACCTCACTTTCATCACACCACTCAAACTGATGTAATTGAGAAGGGGACAAAGAATTCACAACTTCAGGAGTAAGTTCTCGACAAGCACTATGCTCACAGTTAAAAAGCATGAGTGAACTCCAGTTCTTTTTTGGATAACTGTGATTTTGTTTGCCATTCATTTTTTCTTCATTCCACTCATAGTTAGAGTGTTGAACCACTTGAACTGCTTTAGTATGATCTCTCATTTCAAGCAAGCTCTCTATATCTTTTAAGAAAATGAAGTCAGCATCACAGTATAGCGCCCAACTGCTAAAACCGTTTAGTGCAGGAACTAAAAAGCGTGTTAAGGAAAAAGGAGTTGAAGCAAGTTCATCATCTTCTCTATAGTAGATTCCAGAGTTTCTTAGGTCGTCTTGAGAAAGTCTCACAATCTTAAAAAAGTGAGGAGAAGTCATATTTCTAAACAACGAGTTTTTACAAGCTACGTGTGGCTCTGGATGTAGTGGGTCATAACCAATGTATATATTCATCTTTTTACTTTCTGTTTTTCATAGTCTTTACTAAGAGCGATTCGATGTTTAAGTTTTCTAACTCCATAATTAGTATTTTTTACAAGACTAATTGGTTCTTTTGCCATCTCTGACTTGATTGGACCGCCTTCAATGTATTTTACAACTACTGGGGGTGTTTTCATCATAATTTTTCCTCTACTGTAAATAACTCTGCGACATCAAAATCAACTCCGTTTCCAAACTGAATTACACAAGCCTCATCTGATTCTATATGGAACTCAACAACAGAAAATGATCCTGTGTCTGGACTATAAAACCAATATACAGGAACAATAGTAAGATCTCTAGGATTCTCTTCATTAAAACTTGAGTTTCCAAGACCTCCGATGAGTGCCATCTCATCATTTCCCTCAAGCAACATTCTTACTTCAGCTACACTACCACACTGTATAGGTTTTAGTCTCCACTCAGCTGCTGAAGCTGAGAAAGATAATAGTATAAATAGTAAAGTATTAAATATAGTTTTCATAGTCGTTCGGATCCCAATGTTGGCGGTCTCGAACTAAAATTTCAAATCCTGATCCGCTTAAATGAACTCGCTCAATATCGGAAAGGTTAAGGGAGTCCAACTCACCATAATTTTGTAGAACATTAAAGGAAGTTGGTATCTTATCCATATCCCAATCTCTGAAAGCCACAATGCAAGGGATTGTAGAAAGTTTAGATTTGAGTGATGCTGCAAGTCTTTGTCCTCCATGAGTGCAGACATAGTTACCGTCTTTAAACATTACACAAAGAGGATATCGTAATCCTTCTTTGTTGATGCTATTTATTAGCTTGTTTAATATATAAGCCCAACCTGAATGTCTAGACTTATACCAATTTTCATCTCTACTGAGTTGATTCTGTATGAGATGTTTATCTAACTCTGCATAGGTTAGTATAAATTTTTGTGTTTCGTCTGTGTTTCCATTAAAAAGAAAAGTCATAGTTTAAAAAGTAGTATTGTCCAACTGTTTTGAAAGTAGTTGCACCGTGAATATCAAACTTTGTTTTTAGATCTTCTTCTCCACTAATAAGAGCAGGACAATGCTCTGAGTGAACGATTACAGTTTTACCTTGTATACCGTCCCATGACCACTCTTCTATTCTAAAAGGTATAGAGTCTTTGGTTCCGTAGGCAGCTGATAGAATAGTAGTTTCATCTTCAACAGGAACAGCTTCAAATAGTTGAAATATCTCTTGTTTATTCATGCTCACCGCCTGGATCACGAGGATCTAACAAAACTCTTTGACCGTTAATCCACATATACCCACGAGTGCGACTTACCGAATGATAACCATCAGTGCGCAACTTAAAAACCTCTGGATTGTTTTTTGCAACTGTAAATGTTCCTACAGTAATAGCAATTGCTGCAAGAATGATAACATGAGCTATAGCTGTGATACCAAAAACCCACATTGATCCAAAATACATTGAAAATACAATACACCACATCCAAGCAAGCACTTGCATTACCATGTGACGAGTATTTAAGTCTGGAATATTGCGTAGTGGATTCAAACGATGATCCATAATAAGATTCCAATAATCAACAGTTAAGGTTTTCATCTCCAATTCTCCACTCCACCTTGATACGCCTCTGAGAAGTCAAATTCCATTTGATCAGAATAGAAACGCACAGTATCTTCTGTCATCACACCACTCTCCCAGTTTTCAAGAGCATCGCGCACATACTCTATAGAGTTGTGTGGGTAGGCGATTGTTCCAATCACGCTCCAATCATCAAAAAAGTCTATCTTCCATATCTGATTATCGCAGTATATTCTACCATGTCTTGCCATTTTCATCTCCTTGTTCGCACTTCGTGCGAGCGCTGCCCTCCGATTCTTCTATCATAGCAAAAAAACCACCTCGATGCAAGCCAAAAATGAGGCGCACGGGTGGCGTGGAACGAGTTGTGATTTCATCACTGTTGTATCAGCTTAGTGAAATATAGATTGCATGAGAATCATCACTGCCACAACTGGTGTTAAAATTACAAGCATTTTAAGCTGTGCAGTAAATATCTCATTGCGTTTTCGCTTGCGCATTGAAACTCCGTTTCTTTTTTTCTTCCCTTAGAGTAACATAGATCTGACCTTCAGTCAAAAGTTGAATTCTCATACTAAGAATTTGCGGATTCTAGAAGGGAATGTAGTGCGACTACGCGGTTCGCAGGCGTGATATCATAGACTTGTCCTAGTGGCTCGCCTAATGACTTGTGTTTGCTAACCATGCGTTGATGCTTACAAGGTTTGCGATAGCTGGGACAAGAACAATAATTGCCAACTTGATATACCGCTAGTGGGTAGCGATCGTCTCCCCAAGATGACACTTCATATACGCTTTTACTGCGTTTCACTAGATACATTTTTTCCCTCTTCATGCCAGTTGCCTTGATATAGTCTAAAAATTTCTACTGCCCCACTTGAACGAATGTAGGCGCGTCCTCCATCTATCATCTGTCCATCATCAAATTTACGATAGTCATGTCGATAACGCGAATACTCATACTCATCATTCACACAGATCATGCCAAACAGTTCGCGTTCTATCTGATCTGCGGCACAGATATACGGTTTGCCCTCTTTATCATTCCAGTAGAGGCCAAAGTAGTAGTTACCAAATTTAGGATGTGGTGTGTCGCGATAAAATATGTCTACAGGATGATTAGAGTCGCTCAGTTCTGAGGTGCAGACATATCGACAAGGTATACCGTCTTCTGAAGTATAGTGTTGCTCAACAGCTTCTATATCGAAAACAGGATAGTGATTGATTTTCATGTGTCACTCTAGTAGTTATAAGGTGAGAAGACGCGTAATCTGCCAAGGCTCCGCTTATGTTTAACATTTTTGGGTTGGCGTTGAGATCCGCAGATGTTGCGTCTCCTCAATTTGTAATTATATATTATCAAAAATCTCAGCGCCATGCAAGTATAATTTTGCTTAAATTTATATTTTAGTAAAAGTAAAAAGGGCGTAACACGAGGTTACACCCTTTTACCTCTAGAGTTCTGGTGACAGAGCTACTAGATTCTCCTTTTGTGTATACTGTCTTTCGTCCGAATCTAATTCAGCGACAAGGCATCCAAAGATGAACAGCTTACCTTAAAAATATAATCTTAAACTAGCCCCGCCTCTCGCCGTTTAAGCACTCGCACACTTCTCTTACCGAGGAACAACAGGTGGATGAGGTCCGTTGCGTCAACTCGTAAGCCCCCTCTAGCGAGTCTACCTACATAAGGTGTAGTCGCGAAGTCGAAACTTCCACTACGTCTCCCCCTCGCAGAAGAGCTATGTGAATAGGTGGGAATCGGCTATACCCACAACCTCCTAGTAGATACCTAATGATTATCTAATATCTTTCAGAGGAACTTCGCATAGACTAGTTAGGTCTAACTCCTTGTAACTCTGCATCTCTACAGTCTTACAGTGCCACTACAGCTACGAATCAAGTTCATGTCTCTACGAACATTCTTCCTTGCACTATTCTTGGGAAGAGCGACTTCCCAATCTTTATAACTTATCTTACCAAAATTTCTTCCAGTAAGCAAGTAAAAAGTTAACTTATCTACTCCGACCCTCTCGTTTGTTACATAGAGCCACCAATCAGGCTCAGCCTACATAGATAAGTAGTGACCACCACCAACCTCGTCAGTCACCAATGAGGCAGCATACACGCTGTTGTTCCTCCCCGACTCGTGAATTGTGTCTCACGACAAGACCCCGCCAGATATCCTGCTTTACAGCCTACGGCACGGGACTGAGATTTTCGCCATTTCGCTACTCAGTTCAACGAGAGGGACTCTACACCCCCATTGCCGAGACAACTCAGCATCTTACGCTTAGATCATCGTTGAGGAAGGTTTTTTTAAGTAGGTTATCCTTACCGAAACTACTCAGAAAGAGGAGAGCGATTAAACTAAGGTCCGTCTATGACTGGACTACCTGCTCTTTCTTATATAACTGCCTGGTGGCACTAATTGCTCTTACCTAAGTAATCAGACCAGGACTTTCGCTGGCAGCCAGAACTAGTATAAGTTCAGCGCGAGTGAGGTATTAACGCCCCTCCTAGAACTTCACCGTTACCCCCGTTGGCAAAGGCTATTCTGGCGTCTAGCTTTCTGTTTGACGTGAACCCAGCTAGAGGGAACGGAACAAGGATATTTATATACCGCCTCCGAGGCAGGGCGGAAGAGAAAGGCTACAGGGCGGTTCCGTCCCTACCGTTGCATCATTAACTGGATTTAACTTCCGCTAGGAGGTCACTTGCCGAAGCTCGTTCACTCAATCTAGCCCAGAGGATGATGCCTTTCTCAATCTTTATAATGTATTATAAAATATTTTTAACCAATAAGCAAACAAAAAATCATGAGCGAGAGTAGTTTCAATACTAGCGAAGAGTAATTTTGAATAGTGCCTAGTGAACTGCGTCATACAATACACATCGTTGGCGGGTCTTGCGTTCTTTACTCCTAGCACTCGCTCGGTGACTTTGACAGAGGTTTTACAAGAAGGTTATCCTCTGAACTTCTTTATATATAATACAAAAACTTTAACCATTAAGCAACTAAAAAGTTGATGGGGAGGATTCTCGCGCCTCCCCAGACTTTGACATTCGAGCACGGGTCTTTGGTTGACTAGCCTTCTCTACTTTGTCTTAGTCTATACGCGGTGGAATTGTCGATACCACAGAACGCTGTTTCTATCGTATGAAACTAGTACGACTGATAATATTGCTTACGACTAGGGGCAGACAAACCTACCGTCGCGAGCTCGGTGAGTTGCAGCTAGGCTTCTCGCTCAATCAGTAAATATATAATATAAAATTTTTAAGCGCGAAGCAATTTAAAAATTATTATAAATTGTAGTTGCCCTGTCGCTAAATGCTATATTATAAACCTCTTCAAACCCGTCTTCTCGCATATAGGCTTCTTCGTTATGCCAGAGTCGCTTAATATAGCCATCATAACTAGTATAGGCTATATGGTCAGAAGTAATATAACCTTTGACCATATAGAATATTCTGTGCATCTCTTTATGACTAGTCTTCATATATCTCTAACACCTCACGCACTACAGGATGACGCTCAATATCTGCATGACTAAACTCAAGATACTTAATATAGTCTGTTGCTCCATAAGAAACTAGACGATCCATAAAGTGAGCTAGCCCATTATTTTCAAATCCATTGTCTGCCTGATCTAGATCACCAGTTAAAATAAACTTTGATCCTTCGCCTAGTCGAGTAAGTAACATTTTTACTTGTTCGCGAGTTGCATTTTGCATCTCATCAGCAATTACCCAACAGTGTTTAAAAGTTCTGCCTCGCATATAAGCAAGAGGAGCTACTTCGATCTTTTCTTCTTTCATAAAATACTCCATCTGTTGACGAGAAAAGTAAGAAGCTAAAATATCAGTAATTGGCTTCATCCACGGATCCATCTTTTCTAGTAAATCGCCTGGTAAGTATCCGTGTTCTTCATCCACTGAAACAGCTGGTCGTGTTATCACAATCTTATCAAACTGTCTATCAGTAAACTCTTCTGCTCCTTTAGATACTGCTAGTAGGGTTTTACCTGTTCCACTCGGTCCTGTAGCTACAATAACATGAGTATGTATATCGTTCATTAAATTGATATATTCTTGTTGCTTTTCGTTTTTTGGCGATATAGTTACTTTTTTACTAGGACGAATAGTTGCTAGTTCTGTATCTACTATTTTGATAGAAGCATTTCTTTTTGTCATAAATTTCTCCTTAAAGTCAAAAAAATAGAGGTCGTCAAGACCTCTATTTACTACTATTTTCAGTAGTCTTTTAATTGCTTTTCTGTCTTTTTTAGACTGAACACTCATGTACTATTCCTTAAATAGTCTAACACATAAGTAGCACTTGATAGTTCAAATGGATCATCTGAAGTATTATCAGATTTTCCTGATTCAATGAATGATTTAGTAATATTCATTCCCTCAGTAATAATAGCGTATCTCCAAGAACGGTAACCAAATCCTTTATCAGATTTATTAACTAACATACCCATTTGGCGAGTAAACTCAGCGTTACCATCTGGAATCATTTTAATATTTGAAATACCTAATTCTTTTGCCCAAGCGTTCATCACAAAAGAATCATTTACAGATAAACAGTAGATATTTTCAATTCCATATCCTTTAAATTCATCATATAGTAAGTCAAACTGTGGTAAGTGAGTTGATGAGCAAGTAGGTGTAAATGCTCCTGGAAGTGCAAGCATAATGTTCCTGTCTACAAACATCTCATCTGTAGTTTTTTCTGTCCACTCTCCGTCCTCTCGAATTTTGAATGTTACACTAGGTAATCTCGTTATCATTATCCCCCTCCTTTCTAAGTTCTTCAATTTGTTTATGGAGATTTTCTATCATATGCTTAAAGGACTGAGTTTCAATCTCTAATCTCAGTAGTTTTTCTTTAATTTCTTGCATATCTTCTTTAAGTGTATTCATTTTGTAACCTCTTGTCCAGTATTATCCTACTCCAGGTGCTCCGTAACCATATCCGTAAGAAGTAGAAGCAGGAGTTAATTCTGTAGTACTATCTGCTGATACATATCCAGACGCAAAAGGAAATCTTTCAATACGACCACCAGAAGTAAGCGTAAATCCTGAGTATTTACCACTAACAGCAGTTCCAGCAAACTCTGTATCACGAGCTGAAGGAGAGAAAAATCCATTATTTCGTAGAGTTCCATACCACCTATCTCTAAGTTCTCCATAGCCGACAGATTTTTGACCGCTAGCAAGAGGTATAGTAGCAAAACCAGTTTGATCTTGGTCTGAAGTCATAACATAGCCATTAGTACTCCATGCTAAAAGTTGTCCGGACACAGGATATTCTGCTAAGTCAGTTTTAGACACAGAGGTAGAGCCTGAAGCTCCTGTAAATTTAGTCACGTGATCATAATCTACGTTTCCAGCATTTGCTGGGTATTCAGAGCGTCCAGCTATAACATACCCATAGTCCATACTAGCACCTGAAGCTCCACTCATACGAGCTGTATCAATATTATTAGGTTCTGTAGCTGTAGCTTCAGAAGGAAACGCAAAACGTTCCATAGTATTTACCGCAGTCTGGGATCCGGTGATTCCTCCAGTCCAACCTCCTCCTACATAACCTTGATTACTTACACCTAGTGAGAATCCAAAATGGCCAGCACGCCCTGTTGAAAGAGTTGCAACAGACGAAGTAATTGAAGTAGAAGGAAATACAAAACGAGAAATAGCAGTTTGCATACCTTCATCTGTAGAACCAGGAACAAATAGCCCATATCCTCCAGCTGAATAAGCATAATTAGTGTTATCTGGAGAAATTGTTACAGCATGATTAGTAAATGTTTGAGTCTGCCCTAGTGTTCCTGGATCAACTGCTACCCCTGATGATGAAACAAGAGGAAAATAGGTTACTTTTTGAGTTTTATTTGTCTGAAGCGGTGTAGGGGTTAATGCAGGACCTCCTCCAATAGATGCTCCATAACCAGAAGCTGCAGGGGGTTCCATGTGATTAGTAGCAAAACTATTAGGGTCAGTATAGGCCGGTCCTGTAGGAGGATAAGCGTGCCATTTTGAAAAATAAGTGTGTCCAGAAGAAGGAACTGAGATACCATTAGCAGAGTGTTGTCCTGGTTGGGTTGGCGAAGTATATTCTGAATAGTTTGTAGAAGGTATAGTGCCAGGAGTACCATTGAATCTAACCCATGCAAAACCTCCTCCTCCTAATTCTGAATAAGTAGGAGTATTTACTACAGGAAAAGGACTATGGTTAAAAGCTTCATGACCAGGAAAAGTCGCTGCTCCAAAACTTAAAGCACTTCCATCATAGTAAATTTTTCCATAGGCAGAGGGAAATGCAGGAGCTTTCCAGTTTCCTCCATATCCTTTGTTAACAGTTAGAGAACCGCTTCCTGGATACGCAGGACCTTGAATAGGTACAAAACCAGGTAATCCTGGTACAGTAGAAGTGTTAGGAACTGTTATTGAATAACCTACGGCACCAGCGCCGTGCATAGCCCCAAAAGTTCCTGGCCATGCAGATATAGGCCTATTATGCTCTAAACTGGTACCTGCATACCCATCTCCACTATTTGTATGAGTTGGAGACCTAGCATCAGTGCCTGTAGTAACAGAACCACCAGCGCCCCCATCTCCTGCTGTTGCATACCCGAGTGCGTACATAGCTCTGTCAGCATTAGATAGTTGTGCTGGTTCTGTGGTTGTGGAAGGAATTGGAACTGTAGGATTAATAGGATGATCCCAGCCAGATCTTGTATACCCTTTTTGAAGCCAGTTTAAAGTAGTTTGAGGACCATTGGTTGCTCCTGAATAACTAGAAGTTGAGGGAGATGATATAGGAATATAGGTTGAAGGTAAACCAGCAGGAGATCCTGGAGCCCCGCCAGTAACTAGTCCTCCACTTCCTCCAACAGCTCCTCCTCCTGCTACGACATAGTTAGTTCCACCAACGTTAACTGTTGTTGTTCCTCCAGAAGTTGTAGTAGCTTGCCCTACAGTAATTGTAACTGGGGTTGAAGGAGTAACAGGTATAGTAGTAGGATAGTAAGCTATGGCTCCTGCACCTCCCCCACCTGCTCCAGACATATCAACTTGATAAGCGTAGTGAGGCCACCACCAATAACCAGAATCATAAGAAAAAGGAGACTCACCACCACCAGTACCATCTCCTCCAGTATTCATATAAGTTCCAGTTGCTCCTCCTGCACCAACAGCAGCATAAACATGCATAGTACTAATACCTTGACCAGCAATAGCCCCAACAGTAGAGTTTATAGGAGAATCATATACATAATCAGCTGTAGGAGCCTTTTTATAGGCTGTATCTGATCCAATAGAGTTGATACCAGTACCAAAACTATTAATACCACGAACTACAAATTCGTGTAGTGTGCCTCCAGGAGTTGAAGGAATTGTGACAGTTGCTGAAGTAGAAGTAATTGGAGAGCCAAGATAATCAGTAGAAATATAAGTATACGCATCAGTAGAAGGAGAAGGTCTCCAACCGACCTGCCAAGTATTAGCTGATTCACCATCTGTATCTGCTGTCCAAGATACATCAATGCCATCAAATACTGCTGCAGCTGTAGAGGCTGTTACAGAGGGTGCACCGTGAACTGTCGCGCGAAGATCATAAAAGTTTGAAAGAGAAAGCTCCCCAGAAGAAGGGATAGTAGCGCCTGGACCACCACCTAGGCGTTCTCCAGCTGCTACAACAGAACCGCCAGCATAATAATCACCAAGAGATCCTGGAGCTGTACGAACAGGAGAATAGAGATTTTGAAGATCGGAAATCGAAATTTCCCCAGAGGTGGGTGTTGCCATTACTTGTCCTCAATTTGAGCTTTTAGTTCTTTTATAGCTTGAATCAGTAGAGGAACTACTCGACCATAGTCTACAGATAGATAACCATCATCCCTTTCTTTTACTGCTTCTGGTAATACTTCTTTCAATTCTTGTGCTATCACACCAACATCATGACCTTTTAGATGTCCATAGTGAAGACCTGCTTCGGAAGCATCCCAATCAAATTCAACACCTTGTATTTGATCTATTTTATCAAGCGCAGAATCAATAGATTTTACGTTGTGTTTCAAACGGTAATCTGAAGTATTAAATGCCGAAACATCGCCACCTGCATGAATTGCTCCTTCAACTCCTAAACCACCTTGTGTGATAATTATTGCACCTGTATCTTTAGAAGTAGATGCGGTGGTGTTTGTTACAGAAAGAGAATCAGATTCAAGAGAAGTGAAGTTACCAGTTCCTTGTGATGCAGCACCAATATTAGTTCCATCAATTGCACCGCCATTAATATCTACAGTAGAAATAGTAACTGTTGTACCGTTAAATGTAAATGTAGAAGCGTCTTGTAATTCACCATTAGTACCGGCATAAACAACTCTTCCAGAAGTTAAGTCTGCAACATTAGCTGAAGCTACTTTTAGTTGAGTTCCTTGTTTAATATGAACATCACCACTTCCATTAGGCGATAAAAGTATATCACCATTTGTGTCTGTAGAGCTTATAGTTCTGCCATTAAGTTGTAATTGATCAACACGAATGTCTGTGGCAACAGAGCTAGTACCGATAGTAACACCATCAATAGCACCCCCATTAATATCAACAGTTTGAGCAGTAAGAGTTGTTCCATTAAAAGTTAAATCTGCGTCAGTTACAAGCTCACCAGAAGTTGTTGTATAGACAACTCTACCACTAGTTTGTCCAGTTACAAACACATTTGGAGATCTCAAATCTCTTTGTGGTAAAACATCTCTAGCATAAACATCTTGATAACCAGTAACTGAAAGAGATCCTGCAGCTGTACCATCATCAGTAGTGCTAAAAGCAGCCCAACCATCATTTGCTTCATCCCAGATCCATGCCATATTGTCTACAGAAGGACGATAAACTAGTAATCCTGCATCATAACTAGCAGGAGCAGACTGATTATTAGCAATAACAATAAAAGGATCTTGTACTAAAAGGTTAGTAGCATCAGCTGTAAAAGTAGAACCCTGAACTGTGAAATCACCTTGAACAAGCACATCTTGTTCAAAAGTTTTATCAACAGTAAAGTTTTGCGAACCTGAGTGAATAGCTGTAACATTGTCTTGAACAGTGTTTAATGCAGTCTTAGTAGCAAATGTAGTGTTAGCATACGATCCTGCAGTGTCTACAACTGCTCTTACAACTGTTACATTATTTTGAACTGAGTTTACATTAGCAACTTGATCAGTGTGTAGAGTATCAATTCTTGAACCAATTGGAGTTAGATTACTTTGAACACTATCAATATTAGTATTCGCTGTTGACGCAAAATAGTCTAAGTTTGCCTTAACAAGATTGATAGATGTATTAGCAGAATCTAAACCAAAGGTTAAAGAGTTTAAAGTTGTATTAGTAGTAGAGGCATAGTGATGTAAGTTAATCTGAACTTTACCTGCAGCAACATCTTGAGATAATGTTGCCCCTACAATAACAAGATTACCGTTAATTCTTAAGTTACCATTAATTTGAAATTGAGTATTAGGAACAATACCGCCAGGACCAATAATGACTTGGTCTCCAACCTCATCATTAGCTACATATCTGAAACCATTATCACCAACAGTTAACGACTCAGTAATAGTAACAGTATTAGCTCCTTTAATAGCTCCATACATTGTAATATTTCTAAGCTGACTTGCAGGAGATCCTATATCCATATAAGATTGAAGAACCGTGATTCCATAATCAGGATCAAAACCATATGTACCAAAATTACGATCTGGAATAATAGAACTATTGGCAGTTAGTATACGATTATATTTATAACCATCGCTAAAAAATGCCGCACTATGTGCATGATCTACAGCAAAGTAACCATTATAAGTATCAGCAGGTGGAAAAGCATTATTACTGGTGAAAGCTGTGCCAAATATCATACGAGCAGTAGTAACAAAAGCGTTACCGTTGTCAGTGATAAATGTCAAACCACCAGTAGAAATTGAGGCATTATTTAGAATAGGACTATCAATAACAGGAGATCCATTAATTCTAGTTCCAGGGCTCATGTATAGATTTGCATTAATAGTAGCAGGCACACCAATAGGCTCATTAAGAGTAAGCCCCTCAATGGTTACTGTTGTTATATTTACATTTGATAGACTGGTTTGTACAGTTGCATCACTGATTCCAAGGTTATCTATAGCCCCAGAAATATTGTTTGAACCTGTACCACCCAAGGAAACGGGAATTATGGTTGCCATCAGTACCTCACAAAAATTCTTGTATAGTGTCATAATACAAGAATTAATCAGGTTTGGCAATTGGTATTTTTGCTAATTTAGGTATTACTACCTATAAAATATATGGTCATCGATAACAGTGGTTATCTTTTTTTCTTCAGCCCAGTCAGGAGATACATAATTAGCATGGTAGTGAGTAGAGCCTTCAGTAAAGTCAAACATATCAGATTTTAGAAATGATCTGATAGTTTCTTTTATCTTCTCATATACAACCTCGTCTTTAATAGTATCTCTCATACCGTCACAGTACCAAGAAAACTGACAACGATGTCTAATAGGATAGTATACTCTCTCAGAGTCATCTAGTGAAGAGTCTTTTTTAGTTTTCCAACTTTCTTTAACAGGGCCTTGCAGTATAACTTCACAGACCTCGTTTGGAAAATGTTCACTTTCAACTCTATTAAGGACAACTAGTACTACCGCTAGTTGTCCTGCTAAAGACTGATTTTTAGCCTCAAAATAAGAATTAGTCGCTAAACAATCTAAATCATTAGTTAGTTTGGGTTCGCTCGTCGCGTTTGCCTCTCCAATCATGGTTAGGAGCATCAGCGCGCTCAATGTCATCCTCAATGCATTTATCTCCTTGTTGAACCTCTAAAATAAATAGAGGCTCTGTTGTAGAGTAGTTACAGAGTTGATGCCAAGCACCTTGAGGAATATCAATAGTTTCATGGGTTTTTAGCACCTCTCCAGGAACTACTTTACTATTATAAACATAAGCGGTTCCTTTTACTACATACCAGTGTTCGGATCTGTGCTCATGTCTTTGAAAAGAAAGTTCTTTATCAGGTAAAACATGAAGTTCTTTTACTTTTACAGACCCGTAGTCTTTTAATACTGTCCATGTTCCCCAATCACGAATACAGTGCTCTCCTGCCCAATTAGACAGTAGATGAGAAGATGATTCTGTTTTTTCACCTCCTATGTTCCATAGCAGTTCGATATCGTTAACTAAACAATAATCTACTTCAGGAACATTTGTATTTCTACGATCTCCTCCATTTGCAAAATAAAGATCTGCATCTGTATAGAGTTCTTTCATTTTTTTAAGACCATCTAAAGCAGTACCATCACTATCATCCATAATGATTACGTCGTGTACTCCTTTTATAGAATTCATAACATACTCTCTATGATCTTCTGTCATAAAGGGTTTTCCTTTTTTATTACTCAACCATCTATCTGAGTTAAGTAATACAATAACCTTACCATAAGTAGCCGCATCTTCAATCATTTCTAAATGACCTTTGTGAACAGGGTCAAAACCACCACTTACTGCTATATATTTTTCTTTCATATTTTCCTCTATAGTTGGAGCGGGATACGGGAATCGAACCCGTCTCGTCAGCTTGGAAGGCTGTCATAATACCACTATACCAATCCCGCCTGGCCTCTGCGGGAGGACTCGAACCCCCGACCCACGGCTTAGAAGGCCGTTGCTCTAATCCAGCTGAGCTACGCAGAGTTAATCTAAGTCTATTATCTCTTCTATCTCTTCAACGATTTCTTTTATTTCTTCTAGTTGAGTCGGAAGATGAACTATCTCATCTTCACAATATAAAACATCTTTTATTTTTAGTAGTAACTCAACTAATTCTGAATGTTGATGAGGGAGTAGCATTATTCAAAATAGGTATCAAGAGAGTCTATCATATCATCGTATTTAGACACTAGATCTAATTCTTTTTCAATTTCTTCCATGATATCGCCGTGTTCTCCAATACCAACAGGATTATTGATCAGAATTTCGATATTAGCTATGTGCTTTTCTAGATGACCTTCTAGATGCTTTCTTGTTGCTCGGAGAAGTATATCTCTCATTTTAGTCCTCCTTAGACCAGTCATATAATTTTTTTGTAACACTATAAGTATAGTCATATATTGCTAACATATGAATTAGTATAACAAAAAGAAATATAATTAGCAAGAATGTTTTCATTTTAAATACCCCATTTCCTATATTTTTGTTTCTGCTCTCATACCTGGAACTCCATACTGCCCTCTGAGTAATATATTAAAACTAATCGTTTTTCTTACCTTACTAGTTACATTTTGCTTAACAAAATGAGGTAACCAGCTAGGAAATATAATAAGTTTATTAGGTAATGCTTGACTAAAAGGTAGTATATTATTGTAACGAGCATTTAACTGAAAACTAGACGCAGCAGGTCGGGGATCAATGAATATTGTAGGTTCTCCGTCTGTTATGTAATATATACCACTAAATATAGAGTTAGGATGTACATGAATAGGGTGATCTTTTCCTAAGTCATTTACATTACACCACATTTCTGTAATATCTATTTCATATTTTGTTTCAACTTGTATGTCTTTTAGTATCTCTTCTACATAGCTTATTATTGTTTCCTGTAGTTTAGTATGAGAAACTGATGCCCCATCTTCTAAGTTAGCTGACGAAATAAAATTAAAGTTTTTATCACTAAGAACGTGTTTCCACTCATAAACTATGGTAGGAAAAAGAATATTTTTTTCCATACTAAACCCTACTTGCAGCAATCATATTAGGTATTTCTGAAGTAATTGCCATCTTTTTGTGTTTTTTATATTCTAGTTCCATCTTTTCTTGATCAGGTAAAAAAGGATTTAGAAACACTTCACGAAGTTCTTTGTAAAACATTTTAAACTCTTTACCGTGTGGTTGAACATAGTGCATATGATGAAATCTTTTATGGTTGTATTGTGCTGCATGAGCCATTTCATGAGTGATATGGTGTAATAGTTTATGCTCAAGATTATTAGTAAAGAAACCTCCAATTACAGGATCTTTATCAAATGAAGCATATTCATATACCCGACGAGGAGCGTCATAGTTTTCATCAGGAATTGCAACACTCATAGCGATTGAAATAACAGGTCCTCCGTTTCTCCATCCACCACGAGAACAACGACGCCTCTTTGACCAATCAAGTTTACACTCTACAAGTGCAAACTTTTCAGCACTAGAGAATCGAGAATACTTGTGAAACCACTTTTCAATATCATTCACATATTGATCTGCTAGTTCATTCCAATGTCTACGATTCATTTACCTATATCCTTTACATTATTAGCTGTTACAATAGTATAAGCTCCTTTATTAAATGCAGGAGCAGTTGGAAATATCTTTTTATCTTCCCCACAGTCAAGACACGTTTTATAACCTAGTTTTCTTCTCTGATAAGAAAACTCCTCACCACAATCTATACAGTATACTGCAAAATTTTTCTTGCCAATATCTGGTTTTAGTGCTATTATAGTCATATGTATTTACCTAACCACTTACAAAATTTTTCTACACAGTTGTACGAAAGATATAAAAATATAAACCCAGTTGAGATAATAACAAATTATCACTTCATAAGAGATGGAAGAGTTTTCTTCATTGAAAATGGTGAAGAGAATATGGTATTTCCTGACTCTTATAAAAATACTATATCAAAAATTAAAGCTCATAGCAAGAATACATTTAAAGTAGAAGGTTTTGAAAAGTTTGATGAATATCTTGCAACTGTGTGTGATAGTAAAACTAAAGATGAATATATAGACTGTCATTTGTATTGGGGTAAAGTGGGAAAATCTAGTTTTATAACCCATGTTGATCCTTACGATGTTGTAATAGTAATGATTTCTGGCACTAAAAAAATGGTGTTTCCTGATAATAATGAAGAACAAGTACTGAATCCAGGAGATACTGTATATATTCCAGGAAATAAAGCACACTATGCTAATAACGTAACAGAAAATATTTCTCTAAGTTTTGGTATTAGAAAGTACTATAAATACATAGATTTAAAACTCCAATCATTGCAGATGGCAGCTGATGCATCATATAACAGTATATCTTAAAACTACAGAAACTTGTCAGTTAAATTGTAAACATTGTTTTACCAACGGGATAAACGGTAGAAAAATATATTTTAACCCTGTTAAGACAGTAGAGTGGATAAATAAATTAAAAACAGCTTATCAAAACAACTCTATACATTTTGAGTTTCACGGTGGAGAACCGTTTTTAGCCCCAGTTTCGGATATGAAATATGTTGTTGAAAATACAAAACAACTGTGGAACAACGCAAGTTATGGAATGACAAGTAATCTAACTCTTAATCTGGACGAAGAAAAAACACAATTTATATTGAAAGATTTAAATGGTATAATAGGCACTTCGTGGGATAAAAGTATCAGATTTACTAACATAAAACAAAAAGAGTTATGGGAAAATAATGTAAAATATTTAAAGTCTTTAGGTGTTTATATAACACTATTTGTAAGTGTTACTAAGGAACTTTGCAATACTGATCCTGAAACTATTATAGAATATTTTAATAGTTTAGGAGTAGATGAAGTAGATTTTGAAAGACTAACCAATCACGGAAATGCAAAACTACATCCTGAAATTTTTCCGACTAATAAAGAACAAGATACTTGGTTTTTAAACTTATACAAGTGTAAAACAAAAAGAGAGTGGAAAGATAGTTTTATAGACTCAATAGTAAAAACAAGACTAGCAGGTTCTCAAACAGCTACTTTTTGCAGAGATTGTGAACAAAAATTATTTACTGTAAATGCAGACGGAACAATTAGTGGATGTCCTAATGCAGCTCCAGAAGAGGTTTATGGTAATATTGAACAAGACATTTGGGATTTACTTTGGAATCCAAAAAGAAAATATATAATAGCTTGTGAAGCAGCTAGAGATGAAAGATGTTATAGCTGTGAAGTATTTGATTTATGTGGGAGTGGGTGTCATCAGCTAGACTGGGATGAAACTCATTGCCCCTCTCCTAAAAGTTTATTTAAGCTATTAAAACAAACACCTATAAAAGAAATAAAAGAAGGAGCGTATTATGCCAATTCAAAACACTGGGGATGAAATTAGTAAAGCAGCAGTTTTACAAAGATTTAATGAAGTCATGCGTGACAATATTAATCCTGTTATTGATGTAGGTTCTGGAACACCTTTTACCACTGGAACATACAGGGAGTTGACAAATACAGGGGATGGAGGTATTCCTATTAATCATGTAGGAGCGCCTACAGTATCTCCTGCTACAACCGGGGGTCTAACAGACACTATTATAGACGCTGCAGGATTAGCCAATTATTTAAGAACTCTTACTAGAAATTATAGCCAAGTAAGAAAACTAAATTGGAGACTGAGATTTAATAAAACAGGATATCCTAGTGGTAATGGTAATCTGGTTTTAGAACAAACAACTACTGACTACATTCATCTAAATGCTGAAACATATAAACAAACAGTTACAGATAATGCTACAACCTATAATATTGAAGAAGGCGATCTAATTGATGCATCTGACTTTGAAAGCTATATAGCAGATTTATACTCACAGTGGAGTACTTTAAAAGAAAATACAGTAACAATCTATGTTGATACTTGTCATGCAAGTTGTCATTCAAACTGTCACGGTTCTAGGGGAAGAAGATAATGAAAGTAATTAAGACTAAGGCACCAATAGATGTTGAATATTTACAAGAATATTTTTCATCTGAAGAAGAAATAATGTTTGAGTTAATGTATTATGATAGTGATATAAAAGGAAGAACTTTTTTTAACTATGTAGCAAATCTAGACATTAAGTTCAAACTGAATTTTTATGAAACCACACAAGAAGAAAGGTATGAGTTATTAGATCTTTACCTTAATTCTAACTCAATAATTTCCTGTAAAGAACTTGAATTGGCATTAACGTATTTAGTACTTAAATATAATAACTGTAATGTAGATGACTTATACTCTTTTTCAATTCTTAGTCCGGAGTATGCTGAAAAATTTATAACAGAAAAAATGAATAAACTGATGACTGTAACAGAATTTTTAGAATCTTTACCTATTACGACTCTCTCTTTTGTATCCTCTTTAAAAGAGTTTGTAAATCAAGAATTGAAAAATTATGATGTAGTAGAAGATACAGATATAATAGGTAAAAATATAATAAATCTGATTAATAATCCTTTTATATTTCAACTGTATGAAACTAGTGGAAGTAGAAAAAGATATTTTAAGTATTACTCTGAAGAGTATATTTATGATGAAAAAAATCTATACGGCTGGATGACCGACAACGACGTACCCCTCTTAGTTTTTGTATCAGGAATAGCAGCCGGTGTTCAACCTAGTAAATAATGTATATTTAGAATATAATTTTTGTTATACCTCTGAAATACCTAAACTATTAGTAGGGTATGAAGAGCCTTTGCCAAACACTTGGAATTATTTCAAAGACGCTGATAGTTTATTTGAAAGTAATACTTTAAAAAATATAGATAAAAGTACAGAAATAGTAGTTTTAGCAAACGAAGATGCTTATAACAAAATATTAATTACATATTTAAAATCAATCCTACCAAACTGCATAGAGCAATCTGCGTATCATTTTTATAAACTTCTTTTACAAAAACATATCTATTTACACGGAAAATCATGTTTAGCACATGATGACGGATCTACTAATCTAAAATCTCCTTGGAACTCATTAACATTATTATCGTTAAAGGAATTTAGTAGTATATATAAAACTTGTAGTAAACACTTACTAGATGATTTCTATACAAAAGGAGCTTGTTTAGAACTACACTTAGCTAGTTATTTAGCAAATACTAAATATAACCATAAAGATATATTATATAAAAAACTATATAATATAGTTGCTGATACAGTATTAAACGAATTAACTTATTGGAAAATGAATGTAATGTGTCAGTTATTTGAGTTAGGGGATTTAGTTGATAGCATAGAGTATGGCTCTCATTTGTATGAAAATGCAGTTTATGAAGATTTAAAACTACCAAAAGAATACGATTGGTTAATGGATGGAAATATAAAAGCCTACCCTGACCTAAAGTATGTTAAAGAAAACTATGATCTAAAAACTCTATTTAGACTTTATAGAAAATCTGTAATGAAGTATGGTCACAATGGATTTTATAATAGTGAAGTTTTAATGGAAAAGTTCATTGAAGGTAACTTAGGATTAAGAGACATAATAAATATCGATATTAACACAATTTATGCAGGTGGAAATATTGGAGAATATCAATATCAAGATAGAACTACTCACTACTTATTAAGATATTTCTATCTCTTAGCAACAGAAAAAAGATACGATAAACTATCTGAGTATTCTTTAGAAACTACTGACAAAGTATTTAAACCTTTTATAAATGAATATAAAAGAAATAAAAAAATTCCGAAAGAATGGAATTTAACAGACCACCACAGTTTTAGAGAAGGCTATGTATAACACAGTCATAGATAAAAAAGCGTCCACTCTGGGAGAGGTTATTGTAACACTGTTTGAACACTGTAATCTTGCGTGTAGTTTTTGTTCTCAAAATCATAATTCATTTGAGGGTGTGGAATCCATCCCAGAAAAATACTTTGCGATAAAAAGCGTCTATGAAAACTTACGCTCACAAAATAAAGAACAATTTTCCTTTCATTTTATGGGCGGAGAGATTTTGAGTGATTCAGTTTCAAATCAAATTTTGAATAAAATTGAAGATTTAATTCTTAGATGTCAACAATCATTTGAAAACAGTGAATTTCTAATAACTTCTAATATGATATGGAGTGATAGAGATAGGGTAAGACAAATGCTAGATAGGCTAGAAATTAAACTAGCAGTCAGCTATGATCCTGCGGGTCGCTTTAATACTACTCAACTAGAACAGTTTATGTCTAATGTTGAGTATTTTAAAGATTATATCACCACAGTAAATATAATTCTAACAGCTCCTAATATTTATAAATTTTTAGGTAATGATATAACAGGTTTTGAGTATCTATATGATAACTTTAATATATATTTTGATTACTATACTCCTGAAAAAAACGCTAGTATAAACTGTCCTACAGATGTAGAGTTATTAGAAATATTCAAATATTTGTCTAGTAATTATCCTAAAGTAGCACCTATAAACAAGTATTTATCTGGAGATACTAGGAAAAATTTAACCTGTCAAAGAACAAAGGTAATAGCTGCTAATGGAGAAATAGGTCACTGTAATTTATTAGTTGGAGGCAACTATAGAGCATTAGCACATGATAGTAGAGATAAGATGGAAGCTAAATGGATAGAAGGATTTAATTGCTTAATGTGTGATCATTTTACTAGATGTGGGTTGGGGTGTTTTCAAGAAAACCATATTTTACCTGAAAAAAGTACTATGGAGCATTGTTGGATTAAAGACTATTGGGAATGGTTAGATGGAACTTATAATTAAACCAACAGAACGTTGTAACTTTAAATGTACCTTTTGCTCTAGTACAAAAATTGCTGATTCTAAATCTGTAGAATTAGAGCATGAAAAAATATTTGCTTTTTTAAGAAGATTTCCTGATACTAATACTATTATTGTAAACGGTGGTGACCCTCTAATGATGACACCTGATTACTATTGGAAAATAATAGATTACTTAAATGAACACGGCTTGAATACTACTATATCTTTAACGACTAATCTATGGCCGTTCTATAAAAATCCGACTAAATGGATTGATCTTTTGAGTCATCCTAGAGTAGGGGTTTGTACCTCTTTTCAATATGGAGGAGGTAGATTAAAAGGAGATTTTTCAGAGTTTACTGAAGAAGACTTTTGGAATGTTTCAGATAAAATGTTAGAACTCGTAGGTTACCGTCCTGATTTTATCTCAGTAATAACAAAAGAAAATGAAGATCAAGCTATTGACAATGTAAGATTAGCTAAAAAAATGGGAGTAGTGTGTAAACTAAACTATGCTGTTGCAAGCGGTCCAGAAATTAGATTTCTTAATGGAATTAAGATGGGATTAGAAAACTATACCTATCTACTTGCAGATATATATGAAATTTATCTTAAAATTTATAAGCTAGGACTTGCTGATTGGGAATATAACACTACTCAACTACTAAAAAGATTTTCTTCTAATACTACTTGTCCACAAAACAGACGTTGTGATGAAAATATTAGAAACCTAAATCCAGGAGGTGACTACTATTCTTGCGGAGCATTTGGAGATGACAAAGAGTATGAAATAGATTTTGATAAAGAGATGAATCAAGATAAAGTAGAAACTCCTTTACAAAAGTCTATAGAACTACTATCTTTAAAACAATCTTGTTTTACTTGTCCTATGTTTAAGATTTGTAATGGATGTAAAAAAACTACTAGTGATTTGAAAAGATTAAATTTAGTAGAAACACACTGTAAAAAAATGAAGAAACTAGCGCCTGACATAATAGAAATATGTAATTTAAAAACAAAAGTAACGGAGTATATAGATGAGTCAATATACACATAGAAAACTATGGCCTACCCCTATTTTATTAGGAAGTATTGATAAAGAATTAGCCAAAGATTTATTTAATTATATACTGAATAAGTATCATAATCCTGATGAAAAAACAGAAGTATTTAATCTGTTTTCTATCGGTGAGCCTCTTTTAGATAATCTATATAAAAACCATATTGTTCCTGCTACAAAAGAATATATTAAAAATAATTTATTTCAGTCTAACCATTATGAAATAAATTCTTATGCGTGGGCTCACGTATTGCCACAAGGACAAAATGTAGGTATTCATAATCATCCTAATAATCATATAAGCGGTACTATATGGTTAAACGATCATGATAGTCATCTTTTAATGGTCGATCCAAAAGGTAATTCTAATATGATGGATTTTGGATATCTAGATTTAGAAATGTTAACTAAAATGGGTATGACTGTTGGGAATGATGAAATTAGACATAACCATACTTCTAGATATAACGAGTTTGGAAGACAGATGAATAATAGCACACTAGACTTCACAGGACTTTTTGGTGATTATGTTGATACATTTGATAAACCAACTAGATCAGTAAATCCAACTAACATCACTATTAAACCAGAGCTTGGTAAGTTTGTATTATTTCCATCTTGGGTATGGCACGAAGTAGAACCAAACCAATCTAAAATGCCTAGAATTAGTATTTCTTGGGATACTAGAATTACTCCAAAGATAAAAAAAGAGCATAATATTCATCATGAACAAGACATTAGAATATTAGGAGATGTTCTTGATATACAGAACTAAGAAAGCTGATATTAATGATTTACAAATATTAGTAGCTTTATCATATAATATGATAAAAGATGAGCGGTATGAACGAGATGATTTAGTTTATATTATAAAAAATGATATAATTGAAATACTATATTTCAATAATATAGCTATTGGATACTATACCGTAATTAATCATGAGAAGGGTAAGTACTTAGAAACTATATTAATTGATAAAAAATATCAAGGAACAGAAGCAGTATATCAATTATGTAATAAAGCAGTTAACCCTATTAATGGAAATCCTTTATGGGGTTTAAGTAGATATAAACGAGTTGATATATTATTGAAAAAATATGGTTTTGAACCAAAAGAATATGAAACAATTAAAGGAAGAAAGTACAGATGGTGGATAAACCGTTTTCAGTCTCAATAAACCCTAGTTACTTTTGTAATTTTAGATGTGATTTTTGTTATCTAACTCCTGAACAACTAGGAGACCAGAAAAAAATTGATCTTAAAAAATTAGATAAATTACTTTCTGAAGTGCCAAAAATAGATCATATAGATTTATACGGCGGAGAAATAGGAGCATTAAAAAGGAGTTATTATGAAGACCTTATCAAAACAATACGCAATTGGTATTCTGACACTATCAACATTAATACTAATTTTTCTATGCTTGACGACAGATTCTTCGAGGATGGAATCTCTCTTTCCGTCTCATATGATTTTTCAGCAAGAGAAAAATCTAATCTAGTATATAATAATATGTTAATGAGCCCTGTGCCTCTCTCGGTTCTTATCTTAGCTTCAGCTGAAGTAGTAAAAATGGATGTAGACTATATGATTAAACAATTAAATATGTGTAAATCAGTAAAGTCAGTTGAAATAAAGCCATATTCTATAAATCAAGCAAATGCTCATTTAGTAACTCATAGAGAGTTTGAGTTATTTGTGTCTCAGTGGATTGATAGTCCTATAGAAAAACGGTTTGAGTTTCAAAACTTGAGAAGAATTGAACGAAGTGTCAAGAAGGAGTATAGTGCTTGGTCTGATGATCATATCTATATTACTCCTAATGGAAAGTTTGCTGTATTAGAGTTTGATCAAAACGATAGAGAATATTTTATGGAATTACCGAGTTACAACGCATTTGAACAATGGGCGTGGAGAGAGAAAAGAACACTATCTACAATATGTCAAAACTGTAGTTGGGTAGGACATTGCTTAACAGAACACTATAGACAAGTAAAAGATTTAAAACATAGTTGTAATGGTTATATAAATCTTTTAACAAAGTACCAACATGATTTTATATAAAGACGTTTTAGAAAATGGTTTTGCTTTCAGTGAAATTAATCTAAATCCTATTGCTAAAGATTTAGAATCTTTAGAGTTTTATGAAAACGAAGATAGAAAACCAGGAGTTGAAGTAAGCTGGTCTACTTTTGGTATGCCTAAAAAAGTTAATAACTACTTAATACATAGTTTAAAAAACGTATGTGATGATTACATAGGTTCCTTAATAGATAAAATAGACACATTTGAAGCGTATAAAACAGAAGTAAAAGAATATACACAGCTTCACAGCGATTCTTCTTTTGGAGGGCTGATACAAATTATGGTCTACTATATTAAGGGAGATTTAAAGGGTAGAAACTTTTTATATGGAAAAGTAAGCAGAATAGATAGTATAGTTCCTTATACAGGACTAGTTATAGTATCTGATCAACTAAATAAAGAGTGGTTACATGGCACTAACCCACTAATAAATCCGTGTTTTAATTTATGTATAACAGCGATAACTCCAAGATGAATAAAAAAGAATTTTATAAGAAAGAACATTTTTCTAAAAAGAACTGGTTACATGACAATGGTAGAGTAAACGCTACAGTATCAGGAAATAACTGGGTAGGAGTATCTATATCTCCTTATATGAAAGATTTTAAGTCTCAAGTAGATCCAGGAATTTGGCCGTTGGTTGAGATACTAACTAAAAAAGGATATTTAACTTGTTCATCTTGTGAAGGGCATGATTGGATGGAAGAATCTTTTGTAGTAGTGTGTTTTGGGTCTAGAGATTCAAGAGATCAATTTGCTAAACAAGTAGTAAAAGCACACATACCTCAATACCGAGTATTCTATCAAGAATCACAGACTAATATAAATCTTTATGATCCATTCAATAATTATCATGAATTAATGGATGATCCTACAATGGATGAAACTCAGAATTGGTTTAAAGTAAAAGATAAACTATATTTTACAAAAGTTGAAGACGATATACCAGAAGAAATTATAGAAAAAGAAGCAGAAAACTGGAATCACTGTTTTGGTAGAAAATATAAACGATGGTACTATTGTCGACTTCTAATTGGGGGTGCAGTACTAAACGGTAAGACTCCCACAACACTATGTGTACACTGGACTCGTTATTTTTGGATAAAAAAATTAGCTAGTTTTATTGAAAGAAAGGTATCTAATGGCTTTGACTGAGAAATTTAGAGAAATACAATATGATTCTGATAATCTTATAGAGTATTCTTACCATGCAAACGATACATCTAAAGAAGTATTAGAACTAAAAAATAAACTTTACACAATTTTTAAAGAAGAAAGTGCTGCTGACTTAGCTTTTAAACACGATATGATCAGCTATCATTCTAAAAATGGAACTACTTATGAAGAAGATGCTATTGTAGTTGTTTATTCTGAAAAATGTCCTTTTTATTTAAGAGAAGAGTTTAATCTAAAAGATTTTAACTCTTTAGACTTTTATGCAATAAAATATTTCTTAAATAGTAAAAAAAGAGTATTAAAAACGTATGATGCAGATATGTATAATTATGAAATACCCCAACTCCCTCCTAAATCAGCTATCGGTAATCAATTTGGTGTTGGAAGAACACACGGAATTGAAAAAGAGTATAGAGATGTTTACTTTTTTAACTCTAATGATATGATGGTAGGGTATTTTTGGGGAGATTGGATTCCTAAAATAGAAGAACCATATAAAAATCCCGCAACTAAATGTTACGGGATTACTTACGAAGAAGGAATCAAAGATGTTTTAAAGTTAAAACGTTACCTGTTTCCTTTTCATTATGAAATGTCTGATCTAACTTTATTATGATTTTCTCTCAATAGTAAAAGAAACAGGGGGTGGATTAGGAGCAATATTAAAACTAATAATAGCTTTTGGTATATCTTTATCTATATGTCTATTACTAGTATGTCCTATAAAAGATGGAAATATTATCACATCTCCTTCGTCCACTGTTGGAGTTACAGAATCTATATTACCATCATAAGGAGTTCCAAAAGGGCTATAAAAACTAGTACCCCCACTAGGAGGAACATCAATATACAGAATAGCACTATAGCCTAGAGCTCCATGATTATGATAAGGATGAGATCCTCCATAGGCATAGTGTTGAAACCACATCTCACTAATTATAAGTTTTTCTAACCCTACCTGTTCTTTCCATTCAAATAGTTCTTTTTCTATAGTTTGAAACACAAATTTTGTGTATTGCTTTTTACTAAGGTTTTCCCAAAAGTCTGTAGCTATACCTGTATTTTCATCTACACCTATTGCAGGTAGTAACGTAAGCAATTCTTCTTTTTTATTTTTCCAATCAGAAACTCTAAATCTCCAATAAGGAACTCTAAATAAGTCTCTTTGTTGTATCATATATCGCCTATCATTGGAAAAATTTCTGCAATTACTTTTGCACAAGCGTGTGCAATTTCCATGTGTTCTAATTGTGTTCCATTAGCTCCACGTAGATCGATATAGTGAATCCATGAACGTAAAGTACCGTTCATATATAAACGTGTTTTAGTCAATCCTTCTGGTAACACAACACGAGCCTGTTCTTTAGCAATACCGTTTTCTATAGCCCAATTGTATGCGTTACTAGCTGCTAGAATAACTTGATCTTGTTTAGACAACCATTGTTGTTGTAAAGCAGCTTGTTCTTTGCTTTCTAACTCACTGTCTTCTAAAGAGATACTATTTTGTCTATTCTTTTTATCTTGTAATCTCGCATCTCTACGAGTAAAAATTTCTCCTAAACTTTTAGGATTAGCGTAACGCTGACTAAACTCTTGAAATGAAAAAGAACGATGACGCACAATTTGATGTGCGATATCACGAGTAGTTTCAATTTCTAAACACACATTTACCATCTCAAAAGGAGACCAATGTTTATGTTGCATTAAATAGTATAGTAGCTTTTCAGAAGTTTCTTCATTGATTTGATTTCCTGGATTAGAAACTCTTGCACAATAGGCAACTAGTCCTTTTATATCTCTTACACTACTGTTAGTATCAAATAGTTCTTTAGATACTGTACTATAAGAAACTAATTTAACTTTCGTATCCATTATTTTCCTCTATTTTTTCTGCTCTAATTTTTTCATACTCTTTAAAATCAGATTCCAAAACATCATGATTATGCAAAGCCAAAAGCCCGTAGTGTATAATTTTTAATAAGTCTTGACGATTTTTACCTGATTTTTTACCGTATCTTTGGGAGTATTTCATTATATTACCTATAGCGAAACCCTCACCTTGTCCAGAGTCGATAATAAACTCTGTGGCTTGAAACTTATTCAAAGAGTAATGCTGAGTATAAGTTTTATCTATATACTCAGCAATCTCCTGTAGTAGAGCAGGCTCGTTGTATTTATAGTCTATGCTCATGCAGTTCTCATTTTAATTTGAGCAGGACGTGGAAATCCCCACACATCATTAGTTTTTACTCTAATAAAGCGTTTATTTGTTTCTTCTTTATTAGGATTTTCTACGGTAATCCAAGGGTTTTCACCTTTAGCCCAATGTTTAGTAATATTTGCTGTTTTCCAATCAGCAGAACGTTCACGCCTACACATCTTAAGAATTTTCTTAGATACGCTAGAGCGCTCACCTTTAGATACATAATGTTTTCCAGATGACTTTTTTGCCATAACAATCTCCTCTTGATTTTCTATATTCTAACAAATATAGAACTAACAAGCAAGATGATTGTTACTTTTATTGAATACTGATTGGTAGGGAATTTCATAAAGCTCATTACTTTGATCAAATGCGTTTATACATTTTTCACAATGTAAAAGAGAAGTGGGAAAAAATGTCCCACTTCCTATAATAGTGTTTTGCTTTGTTTCACAATACGGACACTTAACTGTTGCTACGTAATACATGCTCTATTTTGTTTTTATACTTTGTCATGCTATGGTCATATATGCCATCAAAAAGTTGAAACTTTTTTAACGCCGTGCTACGGCCTCTCCACCCGTCTTTAAACTTTTGCCAGGCGGTTGGTTTTCTTATATTTCCATAGTGGTTAATATAACATAGATTACCATAATGTTTGTATCCTAGCAAGCAAAAAGGTACTTTGGGAACAAGATCGTTATTATTGACAAACCTATAGTGTGTAAAGGTTTGCTGCTTGCACCAAACTCTATTTCCAACTCTAGGAGAGCCGAAACTATACACAGTACAGTCTTTAATTCTAGAACCAGCTAGAGTAGCTAAAGCTCCTCCTAAAGAATGTCCACATACTATAATAGGGTTATTCTTGCTGGACTCTATCCATTTTACAATGTTTGCCCATACATCGTCTAAAGACTCTTTAAAACCAAAATGAACTCTTCCAGTAGTATCTGATTTAGTTTTCCACCCTCTTAAATCAGCCTGTATGTCTTTAAATTTATTTGGTTCTGTTCCTCTAAAAACAATATAGTTATAACCGTTTAAAACGAAGCAAGCTGCTTCAGTTCCATCATGTTTAAAAAATTCAAAATCACCTATGCCTCCTAATTGAGAAATTTTAGATAACATCTCTTCTTTTGGAGAATATACATAAGCAGCAGCCGCTGCACAAATAGCAGCTTGGTTCAAAGTTGTCGCATCCATGTCAGCACCTATTTCTTTTTAAGCGCATCAGCACCAAAAAAAGCAGATACTAATACTGCAATAGATGCAAAATATGTTGGAGCGATATCAGCAATTAAATTTGCTGCAGTATCAAGGCCTAGTAAAGATGTTAAAGCAATACCGATTGGATATACTAATAGACCAAAAAGAGAAAACCAGGCCATTTTACGAATAGCATCTCTTTGAGCGTCATTATCTTCTAGTTCTTTACGTTTAAACTCTAGATACATCTTATGTTCTTCTGGAGTTACTACGCCGTCGCCATCACTATCAGCCGGGTGATACCCAGCTTTCTGAATTTCTTCCGTCATTTTTCATCCTTTCATTCTTTTAAGAATCTTGGTAATTATTATTCTTATCTTGAGGGTTTTGTTGTTGTTGTATTCTAATAGTATCTTCAAGTAGTACTATTCTATTTTCAAGTTCATCAATTTTCTTTGTGACATATGGATACTTCTTTCTCCATGCATCGGTCGGTTGTTCAAACCATGTCCAACCGTATTTAGCAACAAGATAATCGAGGAACTGATCTAATTTAGCATAGCACCATAGACCAGCTCTCGTATCTTTAAAATATGCTAGGAAGGCTGCGCCAAGAAGTGAGCCTCCTATAGCTGTATATATCCATAGCGTATCTTCAAACATTCTCGCGATCATATGTTTTTCCTAATCCATCTAAATGCTGCATAGGCAACAAGTAAAACTACGATTGTTCCAATGCCATCGAACCAAGATGTTTCATTCATGGCATGAATAAGATCTGATGTAAACCAATCCATTATTCACACCATCCTTCTTTTGTACCCCCGTCATAAGGGCGAGCTAATCCAGCATTAATTATCTCATCTTTATAAAGTTTACCATCGAGATAAACATCAACTAATACACGTCCTCCATATTTATCCCATTTTAGATTAGCAAATTCAATTTTCTCTGCTTCTCTAAATAGTTTATTAGCTAGTTCTCTGGCTTTTAAAGCTAGCTTCTTTTCTTCATCACACTCAGCACGAATTTCAGGAGTATCAATTCCTAAAATTCTGACGCTCATTTTTTGAAGAGGTTCTGGAAGTGAGGGGGCAGTTACATAACAAGTATCTCCATCATAACAAAGATTGTTTCTGTATTCTCTCATTTGTAAAAAATCATCTGCTACAGCCTGTGATACTACAAACAACATTGCAAACATAATTAAATAATATTTCATTTCTTTTCCTCTTCCTTTTCTGCTGTTACAGCCTCTTCATAGTAAACTATAATTTCAATTTGTTGATTAATATATCTTTTTAACTCTGCAACGTTTAATGCTAGATTTTCATAATCACGCATACTCAAAGCAACAAAAGCAATAGTTCCATATTGCTCTTCATACTCTTTTAAGAATACATCTAGTGTGTCTTTAGTAACTACTCGAACTCGGGTATCAGTTAGTTGTAGTGGTTTCGGTCTCGACACTTTCGGTATCTGAACTTGCTCCACTTTCGTTACTACTTTGATTTCCGGTTCCGGTGTCCTCCCTACGCAACCACTCAGGAAGATCATACTCGTTAATATTACCAGTGTCGTCCATAAAGCTACGCCAAAGTTTTGCTGTTGCACCATTCATCTTTCCTTCTAATTCTGCAGCGTCTTTTAAAGCGTCTTGAACTAGGTTCATTCTGCTTAGTTTACCACGAAGTTCATCGCCATAAGCTTCAGCTTTTTGTAAATCTGCTGCTAATTGAGTATTTAACTCTTGCATCTTTGCTGCATTTTGTTGTAAAGAGGCAATACTTGCTTCAGCAGTTTCAACTGCTCCTTCAAGTTTTGCATTATTTTCTCTTAAAGTTGCTATAGTAGCTTGGGTAGTATCATAATAATACTTAGCTGCATATCCAACACCACCCAAAGCCATAATTATAACAACTAGAATATATATTCTAATCATTGCCTACCTTTACCGGTTAAATATTGAGGGTTATTATCTATATTAAACCATTTTTTTAAAAATCTGTCAAATAGTTCTTCTAACCAACTCATCAGATTGCTCTCATACGCGCTACTAGTCTTTCTGCACGATTAGTTACTTGTTTGTACCAACGAGAATCAACCATTTCATCTGCTGCACGATTCCAATCACGTGCATCAACACCTGCTTTCATGCCTTTAAATTTTGAGAGACGTGGATAACCGAGGTTAAACATCATATTTGCTATGATTCTTTGAGCTTCTTCTGGCAAATCGGCAAACTCTGGGTAAAGCTTGTCGCAGTCAGACAAGACTGTTTGGATATCCTGTTCGAAGGCTTCATTGCATCTAGACTCATCAACGGGCGTTCCGACTTCCCAACCGTGTTCGGGGTCATCATCGCGAACAAGATGACCAATGCCAAAAGTAGGCAAACCAAGGTGGTCCAAATAAATTTCATGTACCACACCTTCATCATGTGCTATTTCCTCTCTCAATTTTTCTAGGTTCATTTTTAATCCTTTCTTCAAGTTGTTTTTTCTGTTTTTGCCACCATTGAGCTCTAGCATCTATTTCTTTCATTTCACAGATGCCACATTGTTTATCAGGAAGGCAATCTGAGCAACTATAATGCATTAAAAGTTACTCATATTAAAAGACTCTGATCCAATAGTTTTTTCCATATAACAATTGTGATCTGGTTTATCTTTCATTTGAGCTACCCAGTTTAGCTCTTGAATACAGCGATTATACCACTGTTTATCGTGAGGGTCATGGGCTTTGTTCATATCTTCTTGTAGTTGTTGAATTCTAGTTTGAATATAGCGATCTTGTTTAGTCATCTACACCTCCACTATGATCTATCAGGCTCCACATCAGATGGTAGTCCATTATAAGGGTCTTCATGAGTTTTACCACAATCACAAACATCACAACCGCAATCACAAGAATCCCAGTTACAATGACAATCGTGTCCACATTTTTTACATTTCATTTTATGTTCCTATTTTAGATATATCTAGTTGATCTATTTGTTGTTGAGTAAGACACAACAGTGTATGTCCTTTTTGGTTTGGTTCTAATAATAAAATGTCTTGTTTTACACTTGGTTCATTAATATAATAATTCATACAGTTTTCTTTAGTAGAAAAAGAAGGAGATGTCATTTTATGAATATTTATCTCTTCTGTATTATTAAAATAAACTAATGCAATGATAAACCACTTCATACTATGTTTGAGCTCCTACTGATCCCATTATCCCTACAGAAACAGTAAGTTCTCCGACATCTTGATAATTACCATCCGTACTAAAAGAATATTTTTCCATTACATCCGCAAAACCACCTCCGATAGCATATCCAAAAGTAGTAGAAGAAAGTCCTTGTGCCCCGTCTCTATTTGATGATAGGTCTCCTACATCAGTACCTGTTATCGAACTACCAAACGCAAATTTCTGAATTACGTTCCATGCTAGACCACCACTACTTACACCGCCGGCTCCATATCCGTGAGTAGTGCTAGAAGCTCCAGCAAATCCTCTGCCTGTGAAGGCAATCTCTCCTACATCGGTACTAGAGGTGTCGGTACTAAAAGGAAACTTATCAATAACATCTGTATAAGCAGGCCAGCCTCCAGAAGCATAACCATCTGTGGAAGAAGATTGACCTGACCTATACTGATTATTAGTTATTGAAAGTTCTCCTATGTCTGAAGCAGGAGAATCAGTACTAAAAGGAAATTTTTGCATTACATCAGCAATACTGTTTGATAAGTAGCCTCCTGTAGTATATCCATTTGTTGATGATGATTGAGAAGCAGTATATGCTAAAGTGCCTGTCAGTTCTCCAACGTCTGTTGCATTTGTTTCCGAAGAAAAAGGAGTTTTCTGAATAATATCGTATCTAGTAGGAGAATTTAATTCTCCTCCCATAGCATAAGCATCTGTAGAAGATTGAGCACCCGCAATAGAATAAGATGGATTAATCAAAGTTGAACTAGTAGAAGAAGGAGAATCTGCTGTAAAATCAATTTTGTGAATAGAGTTATAAGTATAAGCCCCACCAAAGGCATAACCAAATGAAGAACCTTGAAATGAATAAGTAGGGGGCGATGTGTAAACACCAGTAATCCACTCAAATGACGCATTGTTTGCTACCCATATCAGGTTGGATCCAGGCTTGGCGCCCGTAGTATCTAATGCATTTATACTAACTAGTTTAATAGACATCTATACTCCTTAAGGGTAAGTATTTCCCCATTTAATTCCGACTCCTCCAACTTGTCCATTGCCACCGCTTGTAGCAAGGTTTTTAGCATATCCGCCAGGATAAGTACCGAATGAAGGACGGCCAATATACAACATTCCTGATCCGGCTCCTCCGCCTCCGCCACCATGAAATGGTCCTGGAGGTGATCCATCTCCGCCAACTGATGATCCGTGTGATAGCGTATAAGGAGGAGCTCCTCCTGCTCCGCTAGGGCCTTTACCTGTTAATCCTACTCCGCCACCTGCTCCTCCTGTAAGGACATAGGCTGGAAAAAATGGAGAAGTTGTGTTAAAGAAATAAGAGCGAGATGCTTGACCTCCACCACCACCACCAGCAGGTGCGGGGCTTCCACTACCATTACCCGTATCAACAAAAGGATAATAACTGCCTAAGCTTCCTCCTCCGCCACCAACACCTTCATATCCAGCAGCTCCCCCACCGCCTCCGCTAGAGATTGAGGGATTTATGTTAAAGCTACCTGATTCAGCATTACCATCATCTGACCAACTTCTTCCTCCAACTCCACCTCTGTATTCTCCTGTTGTTCCTGTAATTGTTGGATCAAAAACAAAAGGGGTACTATTAGCTGGGTTTGAGCCTGCCGATCCAGTGCTGTATCGAGGTACAAGAGTTGATAACCCTCCAACTCCTCCGCCTGCAGAAACTAATGTAGTTCCTCCTCTAGCTATATAGGATGCTCCACCATTACCTCCTGCATTTCCTGCTGAGCCATAAACAACACTCCCGCCATTGCCTGCAGCGCCTACAACAACAGTTAAACTTTCTCCTGGAGTAACAGGAATCGAATTAGCCCAAGCTAAGTCTCCGCCATTTCCGCCCTTGCCTTGATAATGACTAGGAGAATACATAAGATTAATTTCTGGAGTAAATGGAGAGTTAGCCGGTGCTCGTGGAAAACCACTGTATGGAGAGCGAGCAGCTCCTCCACCACCTCCGCCTCCGCCTACTACTACAGCACTAATACTTTCAACACCTTCGGGGACAACAAAAGTATGGCTTCCAGCAGTAGTAAAATAATTAGATCCTACAGGATCTTGGCTGCTATCTAATATAGTAATAGAAGTATTCACACGTGGATAACTATCTAAAGTAATGGTTAAGGTTTCTGTTCCTTCTGTAGTTAAATCTTCTGACGTATTTAAAACAATAGATTCAGCGTTTCCTGTATAAAAAGCTCCTATTAAAGGAGCTGAATTAATATCAGCAGAAGAAACTCCTGTAATTGTATAAGCAAAAGATTCTCCATCAGGAGCTCTATTACCATGCTCAAGAGTTATATTAATTGATTGGCCTTCATTTACAGAAGTTACATTACTAGAAAGAGAGACAGCATAGGCCCCTGTAGATACCCATTCAAGAGCATTATTAGAGCCTACATAGACTAATTCCGCCTCTACTATAGAAGTAGGAGGGCCAGATAACTGAGAAATATCAAATCTTCTCAAACTCATTATTTTCTCCTATTAATGCCTCTAGTATATTTTTGAGACTTTGGAGGTGATTTTTTTGAACCACTTGGTCCTGCCCAATATACCTTATCTGCCCAATAAGCTGCACTCATTTTGCCTTTTGCAATATTACGTGCATGACGAGCTTTAAAAGAGCGTCTTGCTTCTGGTGAATAGTTATGACCCATTGAAGAGTCACCGAAATGGATTAGTTTAATTTTCTCGCCTTCTTTAGCAAGCACCATTCCTTTTTTGCCTGTTCGATCACTTCTACGTGGTTTGTTAAAACCAGCAAAAGTACGACCTGCATACTTAATCTTGCCTGAAGGGGTTCTTTCATATTTTGCCATTTTTCTATCCTTTGTTGTTAAACTTGAGCACCTGTTGCTACATTAAAAATTCGAGCTCCAATTTCTCCTACATCTGTTGCTGGAGCATCAGCACTAAAAGGAAAACTTTGAATTGAGTTTACTGAATTAGTATTAACAGCAGGTGAATATGATCCTCCTAATGAGTAACCGCTACTAGTAGAACTAGAAGGAGCATTGTAGTATACTCCTTGAACTAGCTCTCCTACATCAGAGCCGTTTGAATCGTTAGAAAATAAAAATTTATGTATAGTATTAGTAGCTGCAGGAAAAGGAGATCCTCCCGCATAGTATCCTGCTAATGCTGAGGATACAGAAGTTCCACGATCTGTCTGAGGGTACGAAACAAAAGAAGATGTTTGGGTTGTTTCTGTAGCGTAAGAAAATTTTATCACAGCTGTAGCTGGAGGTCCTATAGGAGTAAGAGCATTAAATAAAAATGCTTCCGTAGGCGTTCCTGTAGCAGCATAGTAACCTGCATTAGCTAATTCTCCTACATCAGTTGCCGGAGTAGTAGAAGAAGCAAAAGGAAATTTTGAAATAGTATCTAAATTTCCTACTGGATACGGAGTGGTATAAACTGGAACGTCGTTTTGTCCTCCGTATCCTCCATAAACATAACCAGTATCGGAAGACGAGGACCCTGCTTTATTATATCCTGTATACTGTGTCCAAATAGTAGCTAGAGCATAGGTATCAGAAGCATAACTAATAGACCAAGAAGCTCCTCGAATATTAAAAGGTTGAGGTTGTGGATATATTGGATGACCTATTTCATAAGCATAGTCCGTTCCTGATACTCCTATTGAAGCACCTGCGGTTCTTGATTCAGGACCTAGTAATGGAGTATCTCCAATATTAGTCTGCGTAGCTTCATTTGCAAAAGAAAATTTAATAGCATCTGACGGTAAATAGGGAGAAGTTGGTCGATATGTTCCTCCTATTTTATAACCATAAGTTTCTCCTTGCATAGTAGGAACAGGAGCTTTAAATATAGAATCAGTTGAAGAAATTGCTTCAAAACCGTTAGCAGTGTGTGCTACTCTATAACCATCTTGAACGTTGGCAGGAACTTGAATATATGCAAGAGGTATTTTTTTGGTCATCTAGCTCCTTTAAGCTGGGACAGATATTGTTCCTGCCATGCTGCTGTGGTATTGACAGTTATAGTAATAAGTTCCTGTTGAGGGTACAGTCCAATCTACGTTGCCAACTTCTTGTCCGTTAGTTCCATTAGTGCCTGTTGCTTGATTTCCAGTTCCTGTACTATTAACCGTTTTTACATAGAAAGGGTGTCCTGATGCGTTAACTGCAAATCTAACTTTGTCTCCAGCATAAAATGTTAATGTTGGATTACTAGTTGATGAATTAACTGTGCCATTTCTATCACTGCCTGAAAAATTATATGCGCTAGCAAAGTCGTTTGTAACAGATAGAGTATAATCAGGGCTGAATGTAGTAGAAGTAGAAGTATCTGCAATAGATACACTATTACTCAATCCGCCTGTTAATGCTCCTACACTATCATAAGTATCTAAAGTAAGAGTTAGAGTTTCTGGTCCCTCAGTGGCGGCATCTGATGCAAGAGTAAATGTAACCTGTCCTTGATCAGAAGTTAATGTAATCGATCCTGAAATGCTTCCCGCGCTTAAATCTGCAGAGTCAATCCCAGTTACACTATAACCTACTGTGGTGCCATTTACTGAATTAGCTGTATTAACAGTAAAAGTAACTGACTGACCTTCGTCTATCGAAGCTGCACTAGTTGTAAGTGTGTTATACCTAATTCCTGTATCTACATAGTCAAATATAGAATCAGTTGGAGAAATAAATTCAATTTTATTATTAGCCTGTACATAAACAGCTTTATAACCGTCTTGTGCAGCTACAAAACTACTAACATCTATTTGTGAAATATCTAATTTTGTAGTGCTCATACTGCAAAGCTTTCTCCACATCCACACTGTGCTGTTGCATTTGGATTTACTACTTTTAAGTAAGAGCCTCCTAGCTCTTTTACATAATCAATAGTACATCCTGCTACAAACATTTCAGCCATAGAATCTAAGACTAAAACATCTTCAATAACTGATCCTAGCGTAGTATCTTCTGTAAAATCCCATTTATATTGAAACCCAGAGCAACCACCTCCTGTTACAGAAAGGTAAACATATTTTTTATTGTGCATACTAATCATCTCTGATAAGTAATTTTTAGCACTTTCAGAGACGTTAATGATAGATAAAATTTTATGTTTTTGCAAGTGTTCTACTACACTCATCCATATCTTCCTTTTTCTTGATATTGATCGTATAGTTTTTTAACTAAGTTCCATTTATTTGTAGTAAGTTTGCCGTATCTCATTTGATCAGAAATCAAACTGCGAATTAATCGAGCATCTGCATCTGTCAAATTCGGACGACTCATAAAATAAGTTTCAAGTTTTCTATCTATATAATTTTTACCTTTTTTCCACATTTTTGTCAACCTTTATTTTTTTGCATTTTATGAAATTGTAGTATTCGACTTCTTAAATCAGAAAAGTGATGAACAGCACTAGCTTCAAATATTTGGGGTTCTCCATTTTCTACTGTAATCACAATAGCTAAATGACGAATATCTGTTCCATACATTTCATTATGAGCAAAAGCATATGCTGTGCCTTGTAAAAAATAGTCTTTAATTTGTTTCACATATTTCTTGCGGCGCGAAGTTTTAAAATCAATAATAGCAGGTTTACCTTTCCAAATACCTATCATATCAGAACGTCCTGCATATTTTAATTTCTTACTCCAAAGAACTGCTTCTTGTCCCCAAATTTCTTCTATACCAGTTGAAACAGCTTTTATGAGATTGCGGGTCATCTGAGCTGTTACAAGTTCTTGTTTAGCAAGCTCCTCTGTAACATCTTCCCCATTAAAATAGTGTTCAGCTATCTCGTGAACAATAGTACCACGATCAGTTGCTTCCTTTGATACTCTACGAGCCTCTTCTTCTCCTACTTTATCTATCCAAGCCTGTAACCAGGTTTTATCAGCTGTTTTGCCTAATAGTGTAGTTATGCTAGCATAGTCTCCGTCTGGGGTAAAATAAGTTCTACCTGTTTCAAGAGTTTCTGCTTTAATAGTAGTTTTATAGTCGTATTTATTTAAATTTTCTAACATAGTTTAATTATATATTAATTTAGTTTTTTTGGCAAGCAATTTATGAAAGAAAGGGCGCCTTTATAGACGCCCCGATAATTGTTCATTTTCTTCTTCAGTGTATGGCCACATTATTTTTCTTCTCCACACATTAAGTATTTTGCTTCTTCATAGTATCCCATTTGTGCTAATGCACTTGCTGCTCTTGCACGACCGATACTCTCTGTAATACTCATTAGTTTATTTCCAAACGAAACTACTGCTTCGCAAAATACACAATATGTTGCTGTAATTGTTGTCATAGCCAAATTCCTTTTCTCTGAAGTTCTTTCATTCTATTTTCTAGATCTACATGATCTGTTGCTTTTGCTAGATATTTTGTTGCAGGATCAATCCAAAGATTGTTCCACCATTTTTTAATATTTTTCATTAAAAATTAACTCCTCTTATAGGCGGTTTTCCTTGTTTTAACATAAACTGATACGCCCACTCCCAGTCTTTGCCATATTCTACTTGAGCCCAACGCTCAATACTGTTTTCATAATTAGGTCTAATAAACATTCTTTCAAATAATTTTTTCATTTTTGCCTCACAAATAAAATGCACACACGCAAAAAGGCTCTGCGACAAATTGTCACAGTGCCTAACTTAGTTTATAGATTTGCTTGAGGAAAGCAATACCCTGTGTCTATCCACAGCGCCACCGCTTTTGAGGCATGGGTTATGCCGAGAATGAATTAGTCAAATAAATGAACTAATTCTAATACCGCTTGATTTTTTTCTTCAAGTTCTTCTTTATTTCTTTTATGAATTGCTGAAGCTGCTGCTCTTACAACAGACGGAGCCAATCCATAATCAGCTTTGAGTTTTTTAACAATCTCATTGACTGTTTCTCTTGCTGCTTCGATTTCGTACATTACATCAACAATAGAGTTGATAGCTGCTTTTACTTCTTCTTTATCAATTTGTACTATTGATTCTGACATCGGTTCCCCCTACTACTTTAAATCCTTGTCTTACTATTTCTGGTTTTCTTCTAATGATTCTTTCTTCTTCTAAATCTTGCATTATCAATTCAAATAAGTCTTCTACAGATTCTTTTGTGTGATAAACAGTATTATTAGAAGAAACGCGCTTAAGCTCTGCTAAAGGTTCTAATGATCCTTGTAGTGCTTTTTTCAATACTGTATTTGCTACAATTAAGTTTGCTGAACCGATATACTTAAGATCATAATCATCTTCTTCTATTTCTAACTCTTCTTGGTCTTCTTCTTCATAAATAGATAAGTCTCTATTATTAACTAGTTCCCAAGTATCTGCTTGAAATAATACCCCACTATCATCATCATACAAATCTGCTGGTAAATCTTCTAATATTTCAACAATCTTCTTTTTTAAATCATCATAGTTCATTTCTGTACTTCAGGGGAGTAATAAGTAGTTCTACCGTCATCAAGTTTTATTTTAGCAACAGGGTTACCGTATATATCTGTCTTACGACCGTAGATCATAACCCTATTATCCCATCTTGCTTCTAACATTTCTTTGGGGTTAGAAGGAAATCTGGTATACTTACCGTGATTATTATACAGATCACTATAATTTCGTATAGTAGATCCTCCTGATTCATAACTACTTTTTAGTACTTTTTTCACTGCTTCATACAGTTTCATTAGTTCATCGTCTGAACAAGATTCAATAGTTCTTCTTGGATCTATTCCTGCTAAAAACAGTGCTTCGCTTTTATAGATATTTCCAACACCAGAAATATTTTTCTGATTCATTAAGAATTTTACCATAGAATTTTTATTCCGTCTACGAGAAATTTCTAACCATTCTGAAGATTGGCATGGATCATTTAGCATATCTGGGCCTATTTCAGAAAGTTTTTTCTGCAAAGCTAACTCTGCATTATCACGAGTGAAAAACTTTAATGTTCCAAAATTTCTCATATCTGAATAGAAAATTTCTGATCCATCACTGAAGCAAAATTTTACACGAGCATACTTATTATCTTCTGTCTTAAAAGTGCCTGACATTCCAAGAGTAATAAAGATTGTATCACTATGATCTGTCATCAAATAAATGAACTTGCCTTTATTATTTACTCCAGCTACCGTTTGTGGTAGTATATCTAAAAAAGCATTATAACCATCTGGCGCTTTTTTAGTATATCTTCCTGTAAGCAGTTCAATATTAGTAAGTTCTTTATTGGCACAAAAAGAGTGTAGTTGTTTTGCTACAATAGTACATTCTGGTCCTTCAGGCATTATCAATTCTCTTTAAAAGTTCATAATAAGACTTAGTTAATTCAGCATTGTCTAGTTTTAGAGCCTCAATTTGAGACTCTAATTCTCCAATTTTTGCTCGTAGATAAGGATTCTCATAGTCTAATTTATGTTTCTTATCTAGTTTTTGAGCTTCAATTTCTGCTGATTCTTCTCTTAATCTTCTTTGCATATAATTATGATAAGACTCTCTTTGGTTTTCTGACATTTTCAACAATCCAATCTCTATAACCTGGGCTATTTTCAAGAAAATAAATTTCTTTTTTAACTTCTACAATCGAGTTAGCAAATATTACATTTAGGAAAAACTGATGCCACGGATTTTTAAAATTAAAAACATTAGATAGTTTTTCATCACTAAAGGTAGAATAAAATTTATTATTCTGTGCAGGATGGGTATAAAACCATTTTTTATCTTGAAGTTTAGTTAACAAGATACTAATAGAATTAACAACGGCTTCTAATTTTTCTTCTTCTGTTGCTTTATAGTTAACAATCTTATTAACTCTTCTCAAAGCAAACTCATATGGGTTTAACATTTTTTCTCCTTGTTATTAGATATGAACAATATAAACTGCACGGTCTGGAGCGTGTGCTCCCCACAGTACTTTCTTATCATAATACACTTTCTTTTCTACTGAGTCAAGAAATGTATTAATTTGGTCAACTACTTTGTTATATCTATTTGCTTGCATTTCATTTACTACTTCATACCGAGCTTCTTCTAACCAGTTTAGTGCTTCTTTTGGGTTCCATTTAGCTAAATAATATACATTAGTTAGAATAGCATCAAGTGAATAATAACCTTTAAATACTCCAAATCCTGATGATTTTGCCATTTATTTTCCTATGAGTTTTGAATTAGTGGTAATTGAATATTAATTAAATCTTCGTAACAATTAATAATAAATCTAGCGTATGCAATATCTCCTAATGTTTCTCTGATTGACTCTGCTTCTATAAACAAATCTGTTGCTTGAGTTACACCTCGATTTTCCATTGCTAAAAAGTAAGACTTAGCTTCTGAATACTTTGTCATTTTATAATCCTATTATATTATAATAACAACCTCTAAGCAAATAAAAATAAGCATTTTAAGGTTGTTATTAAGAAAGTTATTGACATATTTTTTTATGTGATATATAATGAATTTACTAGTTGGGTAAAAAACGCAGTTAGTAAACTCATTAAATATATAATAACAAAAACTTATCTTATAGGCAAGATTGAATATGATTTATAAACTAGTTGGATTCTATAAAAATTCACATAATCTAGACTACATAGAGCAGCTTTTTACTGAAATTAAAAAGCGTCATTCCTCTATTACACAGTCAGAGATATATAACTATCAGTCTTCTAAAGTTGCTGAGTTAAATATTACAAATTTTCCTTGCATACTCCTATATAAAAATGATACTCTACATAGAAAGTTGGAGTCTAAACTAACAATAAAAGAATCATTAGAAAAATTGAGATTATAATGTATGTAAAAGTAAGAAATAATGATGTTGGAAAAGCTTATAAAATATTAAGTAGAAAATTAAATAACGAAGGTATTTTTAAGAAACTAAAAGAAAAAAGATTTCATATCACTAAAGGTGAAAAGAAAAGACTAAAACATAAAGAAGCTGTTGCTAGGTTGCGTAAATTAGAGCGTAAACAAGAAGATTAGTCTTGTGTCAGATGATTTAAAAATATCTATACATAAAGACTATGTTTTAGTAGAAACAGAAATACTAGACTTAAAAGAAATTAGAGAACAGATGAAAGAACAACAAGAAGAACATATTAATCTAATTGATGAAAAAAATGTAATTCATGATAAGGCTAATAATGTCATAGAGTATATGATTAAATTTACTAATCTAGATACAGAAGAAGAAGGGTTTTTAGTAGAAGATGTAGGCATCGGCACAGTTATAACTCAGAAATGGTCGGATTTAGACGAAGTTACAGAAAGATGGAAATTTATTCAAAAAACTGTTCCTAAGAATGTAAAAGTTGAAATTATAGCAGAAGAAACTATTGAGCTAAGAATTAAAAATGTAGAATTAGATGAAGCTCCTCCTTTAATGGAAATAGAGTCTTCTGAAGACTAATTGCTTCGTTTGAGAAGAGGTAGAATAGACGGACTGGACGCGGGGGCAGTACCCGCCGCCTCCACCATAACTACACCGGCGTTGTGGCCGGCATAAGACTATTAAAGAAGACCGATAAGGGTGCTGGGTAGCATCATTAAAGACCGGTGTAGTTATGATGGGGGCGAAATAGGATCGACAGACGTAGTAAAAACTAAATCGAGAAGCAGGTGCGCAAGCGACCTTAACCGCAAGAAAACAAACAATTGCAAATGATAATTTCGCAATCGAGGATTACCGCCTAGCGGCATAATCTCACGGGGTATGGTTCCACCTAGCAACAGAACGGACCGCTCTCCCCAAAGTTAACTTATTCGTCCAACAAAAGTTGGGCGTATTTTTATGAAAGGTATAACAATGAAAAAATATTTAATTTCAGGCTTTGCACTTAGCCTAGTTTCAAGTGCTGCATTAGCTGAAGGAATGGGCTTGCCTGAAGTAGTGTTTCCAGAAGTTGAAGTAACTGTTGGTGCAGAAAGAGAACTAGAAGCAGAAGTTAATTCAGTTTATTCTTCTGTTGCTATCGGATCTCTTAGAGTAGGCACTACTTTTGCAGATACTGCAGCCGATCAAGGCGCTTTTAGTGTTAGTAAATATGAATTTGATGTAGAACAATCATTAGGTCCTAACGTGGTTCTTTATGTAGAAAATGATTTTAATAATGAGTTTAAACATACAGAAACCGTTGTAGGCGGCAAAATTAAATTTTAATTTGTTAATAATCAAAGCAGATAAAAGGGAGGTTTAACCTCCCTTTTTTTAATTTCTATAGTTTACCCACCAAACTAGCACTTGAAAATTTTTTAGAAACGTGTATAATACTATTATATATGGAGTAATAAATGATAGAACAAAAAGCAACAAAAGACTATGCAGAAACTAATATAGAATATATTAAACAATTAAACTCTGTATTTAATTCTGGATGGGAAAAAGAAACAGAAGAATTTAATCAAATCTGGGATGAATGGTTTTTAGAACAGTCTATTGAAGCACACGCAGATTATGGCGGGCAATGGGCAGGATCTGGTACACTAGATTATACAGAAGCTAGAGTAATATATACTTTGCTTAAAAAAATAAAACCTACAAAGGTTTTAGAAATAGGAGTAGCACAAGGAGTAAGCGGTAGTTTAATTAGAGAAGCTTTACCCAATACTACCCAATTTGACGGAATAGATATTAAAGTTCCTCACAGAATATGTTCTCGTTATAAAAATTATTTAGAAAACGATTCTATTTCTTTTTATAAAGGCGATGCAATAGAGTTTATAAAAGAGTCTGAAGAAAATTATGATTTAATTTTTGTAGATGCTGATCACCGAGAACCTTTTTGTACTGCTTTAGCAAAAGAAATTAAACAAAAATATCCAAAAACTACTATTATATATCATGAATGGTCTTTTTCTGTAAACGCAGATGACGAAGAATTAAAATATGTTTCTAGAAAAGAATGGATTAAACAGTTTTATGAAAGAAAAGCTTTCGAAGATGAGTATTCAGAAAAAGAATATAAACACATAGGGTTTTATGGTAGCTGTGGAGTAGGAGTAGTAATTCATGAAAATTTATTTTCGTTGTTGTGAAAAACAACAAAGTGTTAGTGGGGTTCAAAGATGGTCAGAGATTCCCAAAAACGTAATGATTAAAAAATGTTGGAAATCTATATATGACGGTATAGATGCAAATGATGAAGTTTTTATACTTCATGATGAAGTATCAGAAGATACACTGAGTTTTATTGAAAAGTACTCATATGACAACACAACTTTTTTAGAAGTACCAAAGCATGAAATACAAGATAGACTTCACACTTTTAAAATGTTAGAGTTTCTAAAAACCCAACTACAATCTAGTAATCCTGATGATATACACTACATTGTTGAAGATGATTACCTTCACACACCAGACGCAATTTCGTCTATGAAAGAAATATTTAAAAAATGGGAACATTTTGTAACTACATATGATTATCCAGATAGATATACAATGGATAGAAATCCTTGTTATCTTATGGTAGGGTCTGATAGACATTGGAGAACAAATCCTTCAGGCACTTATACTTTTGCAGCTAAAACAAAAACATGGCTTGACTCATGGGATATTATTATGGAACACGCTCCTCATAATCCTACTATAAAAATGTTTGAAAAACACTCATGTATTTCCCCTGTACCAGGAACTTCCTCTCACCTAACTCCACACCACATGAGTCCTATTGTAGATTGGGATTCTTTATGGAATAGTGTTGATGCATATTAATTATGAAGAAGTTAGAGCAAACGCTAAACAAGCTGATCATGTTCTGTATGGTCCTTGGGTAGGAGAGTTTGGATGGGAGTTATTTAGCTGTCAGGGTTATTTAAGAAAATTAAAAGAAGATAACCCTCATCTAAAATCATTTCACATAATTAGCAGAACGGGTAGAAGTTTTTTATACCAGGATTTCTGCGATTCATATATTGAATATGATTGTCCAGGTAAAAATACAACAGGAGCACTTTGTATAGATTACCGCTATGATAATTTTCATAAAAAAGTTATAAACAAATTAAATCTAAAAAACTGTTTATGGATTCCAACTCAGACTTTTTTAGTAGATTATCACGCAGATGGAGAAGGTAGGGAACCTCGCTTATCAGATTTTTTAAATCATCAAAAATTTATTAAGTATACTAGTAACTCTATTTTAAACTCTCCTTATGATATTCTAATACACGCTAGAGAAAGTTTTCATCACGACACAGGAAGTAAAAACTGGTCAAAAGATAAGTGGGACAAAGTTACAGAATATCTTTCAAATAAAGGTTATAGATTAGCCGCTACTGGAAGTAAAACAGGAGCTTATGCGCCTAAACATTGTGACGATATAAGAGGAATTGATTTATCTGAAGATATCTCATATTTAAATCAGTGTAAATTTTTAATTTCAACCTGTAGCGGTCCTGCTCATTTAGCCTCTCTTTGCAATACTCCCTTAGTTGTTATAACAAATGAAAATAACATAAACAGGTATAAAACAGACTGGAACCCTTTTAATACGCCTAGAGAGATAGTGTACGAAGAAGGATGGAATCCAAGTGTTGATTTAGTGATAAGTAAAATTGAGAAAATGCTATGAAGATACTTTATGTAGGAGTTTTTACTAATCACTCTACAAATATAGGACAAGCTGATTCTTTAGATAAAATTAGTGATTTAATTACTTTTGACATGAGAGACATTGGTTCTTATACTTTAGAACAACGTGATCAGGCTATTTTAAAAATAGTAAAAGAAGAAAACCCGGATTTATTGCTAATTAGTAAAGGCAATACTATAAACGTAGAAGTTATTAAAAAGGCAAAAGAGCATTGTAAAGTAGCTTGTTGGTATATGGACCCTTTAGTAAATGCAGACAATGAATGGATGGAAAAAGTTCAGCACAGTGATTATATATTCTCTGCTTATGAAAAACTAGCAAACTTATTCAGAGACAAAAATAAAAATAGTTTTTATCTTCAAGAAGGTTTTGATCCCAATATTCACAGACCTATGAAATTTGAAAAATCATATGATGCAACATTTGTAGGTTATTTAAAAGATCATAGAAGAGACTACCATGCTTCATTAAACTTTAAAAACTTTAATGATTCTTATGGAGTAGAATATACAAAAATCGTAAATAAAAGCAGAGTAAACTTAGGCTTTACAACTAACAAAGAAGGAACCTCGGACAGAGTATATAAAGTGCTTGCATGCGGTCAGTTTTTCTTATCAGAGTCTTGGGAACTGATGGAAAACGACTGGGAAGTTGAAAAAGATTTTGTAACTTTTAACTCAATACAAGATTTAGATGATAAGATAAAATATTTCTTAAAGAACCCTAAAGAAAGACTTGAAATAGCAAATCACGGAAAACAGACAGTACAAAAATACTCTACTGATAATTGGGCGAAAAGAATAGTAGAAACAGTGAGTGCATAGATGTTTACATATTTTAAAGTAAGGAAAAACATGAAAATTATTAATGGTTTTTTATCTGAAAAAGTACTAAAAGATTTAATTAAGTTAGCAAATAAAGAAATAGAAGAAGCTTGCGATACAGAAATACCTCTATATCAATCAATGGTAGATATGCATATTAAATATAAAGATAATAAAGAGTTCAATTATTTAATATCAAAAGTAGAGTCTATTGCATCTAAAGCATATGATGACAATCTAAAAATTATTAAGTGTTGGTTTAATATTACAGATAAAGGTTCAACATTTTTAGGAGAAGAAGGTTGGCACATTCACGAAGATGCAAAAGTAAGCGCTATTTACTATTTAGATAAATGTGATGAAGACGGTACTTATTTTAAAATTGATGATAAAGCTCAGAAATTTACCACTAAAGATAATAGTATTATTTTATTTAATAGTAAGTTACAACACGCATCTCCAGAATATAAAAATAAAAGAAGGATAATAATTGCTTTTGATCTTCAAAATATTGGAGAAGATATAGATGACGGAGTAACTGTGCCAGAAGACAAAGAATATGATGAAAATTTGGGGAACTAGTTTTGGATTAATAGGAGACTTAATTATGTCTCTTCCTCAACTAACATATTTTGAAAAAAAATATCCTGGCAGCTATAAATATTTTGGCATCCATCAAAAAATTTCTCAATGCGCTCCATTATTTTTTAATCATCCTTTAATTGATAGAATAAAAATTACAGACAAATGGCATGAGTTTGGCGAAGAAGACTATAAGTTAGCTAGTGGTTGTGATGTATCAACTAGAAAAATAGATCATAAAGAAAGAACAGTTTATAATTGTAAGTCAATCGATGGCTGGTTTAATGAAATGGATTGTATTGAACACACTGCTAGATGTTCAAATATATTTGATATGAAAGAGGTTCTTTCAGAAGAAGAAAGATACCCTACACTATATAAATGGTTTGATAGTGATTTTACTAATATTGAGAACAATGAAGGATATTCTAAAGAAAGAAAAAAGTCAAATAAAATCGGAAATAATTCAATAGCTATTTGGCCTTTTGCTGCATACGGACGAGTAACAGGTAGATCCCCTTCTTTAGACTGGTGGAAAAGTACTATACAAAAATTAATTACAGAAGGTTTTGAAATACATCATTTTGGGTGGATAGAAGAACCAAGACTCAGTAATGATAATAAATATCATTATCACACTAAATTAGAGTTTTTTGAACAAATAAAAGGAAGTTTAGGATGTGATTTTAGTATAGGTACAGATAGTGGATCGATGTGGGTACTTGCAGCATACTCTCATCCAGGTATTGTACTTTCAGGGCCTTGGATGCCTGGTCACAATACAAATTGGGAAGCTTTTTTACCTCCTAATAAAAACGGTAAATACATATATAATCTTCCTCACATAACAACTATAACATATAATCAAGTTATAGAAAAAATAAAAGAGATAGTTTAATGAAGACTTTAATTGTTTTTGGACACGGATTAGGAGACGCAGTTGTATTATCTTCTGCTTTAAAAAACTGGTATAACCAAAAAGGATATAGAGCCTCAGTTGCAATGCAAAAAAGATTTGAACAAGCAAACCTATGGAAAAATTGCCCCTATATTGATGAGTCTGTTTATATTTTAAGCGATCCGTGGCATGATTTTGGTCACTTAAATACTAGAGTAGGGTTTCCTTCTATTTTACAAGAAGGCATTGAGTGGGCTAAAAGAAATGGTTATGATGAAGTTAGAATGATATGGGATAGTCCGAACAACTATTTAGTACAAAACTATAATGATATGCTAGAAGTTACAATGGAAGATGCAGATCCAGAAGTTTGGATTAGTGAAGATGATAGAGCTTTTGCAAAAGAAGAAGTACAAAGATTAACTGACGGAAATAAGTTTGCATTTATTCAAACTCATAGCGGTGATCCTAACAGAAGCCTTCCTGAAAACTATGGTAGAGAGTGGGCTAAAAAACAAGGTATTACTCACTTTATTGAAATAAGCAAAGAAATAGAAGTAAAAGAACATGATTATTTAGTGCAGTGTGCCATAGCTAATCTAGCAGATATGGTAATAGTACCTAATTCAGGGTATTGGCACGCTTTCTGTTCTAAATCTATGAATAAAAAGATTGATTTATTATACTTTTCTAGAGGAAAAGAAGATTTTATAAAACGAAATTATTATCCACACTATAAGTGGTTTGATAATATTATATATACTTTATGAGGGAAAAATGAGATATCCATTAGCGTGTGAAACCTGGGATCATGAAGAGCTTGGAATGATTCAAAAAGTAATAAATAGTAATAGATTTACTATGGGTCCAGAAGTAGAAAAATTTGAAAAACAATTTGCCAAAACTGTGGGTAAAAACCATGCTGTAATGGTAAATAGTGGAAGTTCAGCTAATTTATTAATGATTGGCAGTTTAGTACTAAATGAAGATATTGACTTAAATCCCGGAGATGAAGTTATTGTTCCTGCAGTTAGTTGGTCTACTACATTTTTTCCAGTTCATCAGTATGGACTAGTAATGAAATTTGTTGATGTAAATCCTCATACTTTCAACATCGATCCTAGTGATATTGAAAAAAATATCACTGAAAACACAAAAGCTGTTCTTGCTGTTAACCTGTTAGGTAACTCTTGTGAATACGCTAGACTAATAGAAATTTGTCACAGACACAATATTCTACTATTAGAAGATAACTGCGAAAGCTTAGGTGCGAAATATAGAGGAAGACATTTAGGAACTATTGGCACTATGGGTACTTATTCCTTCTTTTTTAGTCATCATATGCAGACTATGGAAGGAGGCATGATCGTAACAGACGATCTTAAACTTGCAGAATATTGTAAAAGTTTAAGAGCTCATGGTTGGATGAGAGAGTTGCCACAAGAAAATACTGTTTGTAATAAAGTAGGCAACCCGTTTAAAGACAGTTTTAGATTTGCACTACCTGGTTACAGTGTAAGACCATTAGAAATGAGTGGAGCAATTGGGCAGGCTCAGTTAAAAAAGCTAGATAGCATGACTAGTGCTAGAAGAGACAATGCTCTTTATTTTCAAGATAGACTTAGGGATAACCCAGATTTTTACTTACAAAAAGAAGAAAATGATGGACACAAAAATACCACATATAGTAGCTGGTTTGGGTTTGGTATTGTTTTAAGAGAAGGACTAGATAGAGATTTTATTGTAGGAAAATTAATTGAAAACGAAATTGAGTGCAGACCGATAGTTGCAGGTAATTTTATGAACAATCCTGTTATTAAAAGACTTAACTATAAAACTAATATTGATGGTTATAAAGGATCTGATATCTTAGATAATCAAGGATTCTTCATTGGTAATAATCCAAGTAAAATGCACGAAGAGATAGATTACTTTTTTAGAACGATGGAGACTTACATATGAGTAAAAAAAGAGCACTAGTAACAGGAGTTACAGGACAAGACGGAGCATACTTATCATCACTACTTTTATCAGAAGGTTATGAAGTATATGGAGGCATGAGAAGAAGTAGCACAGACAGTTCTTGGAGACTAAAAGAACTAGGAGTGTGGAATAGAATTAAACCTGTTTCTCTTGAAATGCTAGAGTACAGTAATATTTATGAAACTATTAAACAAATTCAGCCCGATGAAATATACAACTTAGCTGCACAAAGTTTTGTCAGAGCAAGTTTTGATCAACCAATATATACTTCTGAAGCAACTGCTTTAGGGCCTCTAAAAATATTAGAAACAATTAAGACAGTTAATCCTGAAATTAAATTTTATCAAGCCTCTTCTTCAGAAATGTATGGATTAGTACAAGAACCAATTCAGAATGAAGACACAAAGTTTTATCCAAGAAGTCCTTATGCTGTGGCTAAAACATATGCTCATTATATGACAGTTAACTATAGAGAGTCTTATAATATTTTTGGGTGTTGTGGTATTTTATTTAATCATGAATCTCCTTTAAGAGGTGAAGAGTTTGTTACTAGAAAAATTACTTCTCATTTAGCTAGAATAAAGTCAGGAGAAAATATGGTAATGGAACTTGGAAATTTTAAAGCTAAAAGAGATTGGGGATATGCTTATGACTTTGTAAGAGCAATGTATCTTATGATGCAACACAAAGTACCAGACGATTATGTTATTGCTACTGGAGAAGAACATACTGTAGAAGAGTTTTTAACTATGACAGCTGACATTCTAGAAATGCCTGTTGTTATAGAAGGAGAAGGTCTTGATACTGTAGCAATTAGAAAAAGCGATAATACTGTAATTGCAAAAGTAAACCCAACACATTTTAGACCAACAGAAGTAGAATTATTACTAGGAGACTCATCTAAAGCAGAGAAACAATTGGGCTGGAAACATGAAATGAGTTTTGAAGGACTAGTTGATTTAATGGTTAGAGAAGATTTTGACAAAGCAAGAAAAAATTGGTGGGGTCGATGAGAGTATTTATTACAGGAATTGGAGGGTTTTTAGGCCATCACATTGCTATGCGTATGCACGAACTAGGATATCAAGTTGCAGGTAATGATACATTTGTTGGAGGAGAAGAAGATAATGTTCCTTCTTTTGCAGATTTTACTCTTTGTGATTGTTGTGATTTTGATGCGATGAAAAAAGCAATGGAAGGCTGTGATTTAGTGTATCATTGCGCAGCTACAGCACACGAAGGACTAAGTGTTTTTTCTCCCTCTTTTATCACAAGAAATATTTTTGAAGCATCAGTAACTACTTTTTCAGCAGCAATTGCTGCAAAAGTTAAAAGAATTGTATTCTGTACATCAATGGCTCGTTACGGAGAACAACAACCACCTTTTAAAGAAACTATGACTCCTGCGCCTGTAGATCCTTATGGAATAGCAAAAGTTGCGGCGGAAGATGTTTTAAAAGTATTAGGAAAGGTACATAACATTGAGTGGAATATTGCAGTTCCTCATAATATTGTTGGAGAAAATCAAAAATATGATGACCCCTTTAGGAATGTTATGAGTATCATGTTAAATAGAAATTTACAAGGCAAGCCTTCTATTATATATGGAGACGGGACGCAGACTCGTTGTTTCTCTTATGTAGATGATTGTGTTCAGTGTTTAGAAAAAATGGGAACAAGCGAAAATATTGTAGGAGAAACAATTAATATAGGACCTGATGAGCAAGAAATTACTATTGGACAACTAGCGGAACTTTGTGCAAATGAAACAGGACTAAATGAAGAACCTATTTATTATACACAAGGTAGACCACAAGAAGTAAAACACGCTACTTGTTCTTCAGACAAAGCAAGAAAACTTTTAGGATATAAAACAACTACTACAGTAGAAGAAGCAGTGACAAAAACTGCTAATTGGATTAGAGAAAAAGGAACAAAACCTTTTAAATATCATCTTCCTTTAGAGATTATAAATGAAAAAACACCAAAAACTTGGACAGAAAAGAGGTTTTAATGATTGAAGTACCAGTATCAAACGGAGAACTACTAGATAAAATCGCTATCCTAGAAGTAAAATACGATAGCGGGATTGATTCAGTAGAAAAAGAACTTAATATACTACTAGACTTAGTTGAAGAACAAGACTGGTGGCATTTACCTTATATATACGTTTATTATCGTATGCTGCTTTCAATAAATCAAGAACTATGGGATATTGAAGATGCAAAAAGACAGTGTGAACAACAAAAAGACTTTAGCGATAAATTTGTTCAATTAGCTAGAGCCGTCTATATTATAAACGATGAGAGAGCTAGAGTTAAAAAATCAATTAACAAATACTCAAATAGTGCATTAACAGAATATAAAAATCACAGAGATTATTAATGTTTACAATTATCACTCCCTATGTTTTTGAAGAAGAAATTCAAGAGTTTAAAAGTAATCTTCCTTGGGGAGTACCAGCTTTGATAGAGTCTGATCAAGCAAAGATTGGTCCTGATTTAATGTATCAAAAACTTTGGAACTCGTGTGATACAGATATTTTTATTATGCACGCAGATATGACTCCTCACCCAGACGGAGAAAGTTGGGAAGAAGATATTTTAGAATATGTTGAAAAGTATCCAGAAGCAGGAATACTAGGTCTTAAATTACTCTATCCTAGTACTTATAATGGTAAAAGTATTATTGAGTGTGCAGGAGGAAAGTTTGATGACAACGGTAATCCAGATCACTACGGAAGCGGATTAGAATTGTTTACACAAAGAACTTGGAAAGATCTAGAACTAGATGAAGGACAGTATAATAAAGTTAGAGAAGTTGCTTGGTATACTTTTGGAGGCATCTATATTCGCAGAGAAGTTCTAGATAAAGTAGGAGATTTTGATCCTCACTACAAGTGGAGCTATAACAGAGATGTAGATTACTGTTTAGAGGTAAGGAAAGCCGGTTGGAAAATTTACCAATTACCTATACCTATGTATCATTTTCAAAGTAAAGATGTAAAAAGAATTAAAACACCAGAGATGGCTGATGCCGAGTCTTATAACTTAAACTACTTAAAAAATAAGTGGAAAGACAGCGAATTAATGAAAACAATAGATCGAGATGTGGAATGAGATTAATCAATTATCAACAACTAGAAGAGCTGTTTCAAAAACACGATTTAAACATATCTAAACCAGCAACTTTTTCTAGTAAAATATTTCAAAAACTGTTCGTAATAGGATCAACAGGATTTATAGTAATCTACGGAGTACTACTATTTTTATTACTATTACCTCTAGTTTTGGTAGAAGCAATTATAACAGGTTTTATAAGGGGAATTAAACATGCAAAAGAAATCCGTAATAAGTCTGATTAGTTACGACGCAGAGTATTTACCTGCAAGTATTATGTCTTACTACGCCTATGTAGATGAGATTATTTTAGGATTAGACAAAAATAGAAAAACATGGGCAGGAAATGATTTTAAATTCAATGAGAGTAAGATTTTTAAAGAACTATCTAGAATTGATGGAGATAATAAAATTAGCATTATTGAAGAAGATTTTGTTGTATCTCAAAAATTTATTGAGAATGATAACTATGAAAGAAACTTTCTTAAAAAACAGTGTTCACATGATTGGGTTTTTTCTTTTGACGCAGACGAAGAGCTGATTAATCCTAAAGAGTTTTTTGAAGACTATCTTCCGCTTGTTGAGCCTTATTATAAAGATTATGATCTGGCTTTTAATTGGTTTTTACCTTATAAAGAGTTTGATGATAGATATTTATGCATCGCTTCAGAACAAGGATGGTTAGATATCAACGAACAACAAGGGTTTGCTAATTGGAAAAACTATGAGTTTGTTTATGCTAGGTGGACAAATAATGCTCAACAAAATAGAAGACTCTTAAAAACTCCTCTTGCAATACTACACTGGAGTGTTTGTAGGCCAGCAGGAGATTTACACCAAAAAATAAATAATATTGGTCACGCAGATATTGCAGATCAAGATCCTTTTTATCAAATCTGGACACAAATCAATCTAATGAATTATAAAGAACTAAGAAACTTTAAAACATCTGGTTTCGGAGACCCAAAACAATGGGCAAGACTAATTGAAATTCCAAAAGATAAGTTTAAACAAGAATTAAAAGAACACGCTGGTAGAATCGAGGTTTAAAATGAGCAAGAAAATAGTAGAAATTATTGGAAAAGTATTTGATAATCATAGTCTAGCTATTGTTACTAGAAAAATGGCTATTGAACTATCAAAAAACGAAAATTTTGAGGTGGTGATTAACCCACTAGATACATATGATCCTCAATATAATCTAGCTTCTTCTGAACTAAAAGAGTTAAAAGCCTTAATTAAACCTGTAAACACAGAACCAGATATTCAAATTAGACACTCTTACCCTCCTATTTGGAGATGGCCAGTATCAGACAAAACAAAAATAGTACAGATACAGCCTTGGGAATATAAAAAACTTCCTTTTGAATGGCAATATAAGTTCGAGACTTTTGCCGACTTAGTTATTACTCCTTCTTCTTGGACAGCTAAAGTGTTTCTAGATGCTGGACTAATGCCGAGTAAGGTGGCAGTAGTACCAAATGGTTATGATCCAAAACATTTTAATACTAGCAATAAAAAACCGAATGATAAGTTTACTTTTGTTTATGTTGGAAATGCTCAGTGGAGAAAAGGATTAAATATCTTATTGCAAGCATGGAGTTCTTCTTTTAAAAAGGAAGAAAGTGTTAAACTAGTAATTAAAGATAATCCTGCAGTTTATGGAAACTATAATCTTTTACAACAACTAGTAAAACTACAATACGAAACTGGTTGTGCAGAGATCGAATATAATGATAAACAACTCAGTGAAATTGATATGAGTCGCATTTATAAATCTGCACACTGTTTAGTGCATCCTTATAGAGGAGAAGGTTTTGGAATGCACATTCAAGAAGCAATGGCTTGTGGATTAGTACCTCTTGTAAGTGACAAAGGACCGACAGATGATTTTGTAAAAGATGAAAGATGCAGAATCAAAGTTAATCCTACAGTAGTAAAAGCTGATGATCCAAATGTAATGATGATGAAACCAGGAGATGCATTAACATCTATGGGAGGTCATGCAGTTGCGTTTGAACCTGATGTAAATGACTTAGTAACAAAAATGAGACAAGCGTACCAAGGCGATCTATCTCCGATAGACTACTCACTAGATATTACCACTTGGAAAGAAGTGGGTCTAAAGTATGCTGAGGTAATCAATTCCATTGATTTGAGCACACCAGCTGCCAGATTGCAGACGCAAGGGTGGCGTACTACGTGATTACACTCCGTGTATAGTGGAGAACGCATGATCATCTGGGGGAGCCATGTGACATCTAGATTAAATTGCGTAAATCTACGATTTAGTTGATTTAAAATTGATTAAATACGAGTATAAAGTAACACACATTTTGACAAAGAGCAAGTATTAAAAGTTGAATTTGCTCTTCAAGAAAGGAAAACATGGAAAACGAAACAGAACGTAGCTTTGGAACTGCGTACAGAAAAGCGAACGGAAATGAGATTCGTGTGACATACAATGAGTTTCGAGGTGTCGCCTATGTTCACATTCGTGAATATTCAATGGACGGCGACTCTGGAAACTGGTATCCCACGTCTAAAGGCTACGCCTTGCTCGCAGACGAAACTACATCCGTAACCAAACTACTAGATGAGGCCGCTGAACATGCTGCCCAGAGACATAGAAAAGGAGGATCACATGAGCGTGAAAGCGTGGAGTGATGAACAAGAAGCAGAACTAATCAAGCTTTATACAGAAGAAGGCATGAAAGATGTAAATGAACTAGGAGATCATTTTGGCAAAGGTTACCGATCCGTCATCTCTAAACTGGTACAACTACGCATCTATGAAAAGCCTGTAGATGAAGAGCGTGAGGGATCTCGTACCGTAAAAACAATGTTACGCGATCTTGAAACACTCTTAGACATTGAGATTGAAGGAACTAATCTTAATAAAAAGTCTAACCTTACCAATCTAGTGATTGCGCTTGAACGTAAACTAGCAAACAATGTAGATTAATCATTGCATCTCGCTTATATATTTGATATTCTAGTATCAGATTTAAGGAGAAGTGATGAACTATACAGAACTAAAACAACTAGTCGCTCGATATGCACATGAGTATTATGATCTTGCAAAACCAAGTGTCACAGATCAAGAGTGGGATGCTCTTTATGATCAGTTGTGTGAAACTGAGCGTCGTCAAGGTTGGAGAGACGCAGATTCTCCCTCTCTCAGAGTCGGAGGTAGTGCAGGAAAAATTAGACATCCTTTTAAACTATACTCCTTACAAAAAAGTTATGATCGTGCAGAGATTGGTACAGAGTTTAATGTTGTATTACCTAAACTTGATGGTGCAAATCTTTCACTAATCTATCGAGCAGGCAAGCTAGATCGCGCTGTTACTCGTGGCAATGGTGAGTATGGTGAAGATGTTACTCATCTAATGCCTTATTGTGCGAGTGTTCCACAAACCATTTCAATTGACTCAGCTGTTATTGTTGGCGAGTGTGTCACAGATAATGAGGTAGAAAACTTCAGAAACTATGTGAGTGGCGCGCTTGGTCTAAAAGATGCTGAAGAGTTTCGTGATCGTGCTATTCGATTTATTGCGCACGACTCACTCGGAGTACAAGCTGACTATACTATCAGAATGAAAATTGTAAAAACAGCTGGGTTTCAGACTGTTTTTGAACAAGATTTGTGTGGACAATATCCGCAAGATGGTGTAGTATATAGAATAGATTCATGGAAAGAGTGTGAGCGTCTTGGATACACTTCAAAGTATCCACGATTTGCAATAGCACTAAAAGAGAGGGGAGCACTTCTTGCCACTACTCGTCTACAATCAGTAGAGTGGGTAATTGGCCGTACTGGTGCAGTTAATCCTGTAGGTCTTGTTGATCCTGTGGAGATTGATGGCGCACTCATCTCACGTGTTACTCTACACAACATTGAGTTCATTGAATCACATAATCTAGGCGTTGGAGATTTAATACAGATCGAACGCTCTGGAGGAGTTATTCCTAAGTTTGTGAGTGTGTTAAAAGCACATCCAAACTCACAAACTGTTGATCAGCTGCACGCTGAACAAGCAATCGGCACATCTCTACGCCGTCAAGGACCAAAACTCTTTTGTGATGATGAATCAAAGCGTTCAACAGTAAAACTACTAGAACACTTTATTCGTATAATGGAAATTAAAGGCCTTGGTCCGGCATCAATTAAGAAGATGGGTATTACTCATCCTGTTGATTTGTATACGCCGCAATCTTGGCATTTATTAGGTGCAAACGGTTCTAAGATTCAAGATGAACTAGAACGTTCTTGTACCAAACCGTATTCTCAAGTGTTAGCCGCACTTGGAATCCCTGGAGTAGGTCGCTCAATGTCGCAAGATATTGTAGAAATGCTTCCTGCTTTTGGTCGACTGAGAGAGATTGAATATCAGACTATTACTGGTGTCGGTCCAAAAACAGTTGATAATATTTTGGCTTGGTTAGAAGTAAATGAAGAATGGGTATTACAACTACCAGTTCAGCTAGAACAAGACTTGAGTGTACAAGCTATTATGTCTACTTCTAAAAACAAAAAGGTCTGTGTGACTGGTAAACTTGATATGACTCGCAATCAAATTACAGATCATCTTGCGAAGTTTGGTTTTCAAGTGACAAACACAGTTACTAAAGACTGTATTGCTTTAATTAGTGGAGATAGTGACGCTACCTCATCTAAAGCCAAGCGTGCTGAATCTCTGGGCATAAAAATTATCAATTACTGGGATAATCGTGCAGAGATTCTAAAAGGAATTGTTTAACAACAAGCAATTACTTTAACTTTTTACTTGGTTATAGCTGATTTCTTCTGATATAATCAATTCATAAAGTTGAGAAAAGAGTTTTTCAACTTCAAACACAAAACCAAACTTTAAAAGAGGGAAAATAAAATGAGTAAATTTGAATATACTGAAGACATGGTTACCCGTATGGAATCTGCTTGTGCAAGCGGTGTAACAGAAGACATTATTGAAACACTTTGCGATGAGTTCGAGTTTCCTCGTCGTTCAGTAACTGCAAAGCTTCGCAAGCTTGGATTTGATGTTCCTAAGAAGCCTGGTGCAGCACCTGTGTTCTCAGCTGACGAAACTGACGCACTAGCAGCTTTCTTGGCAGAAAACTCTGGTGTTCATACAGCAGAAGAAATTGCTGATGTATTTGCTGGTGGTAAGTTTACTGCTCGTCAGATCAACGGTAAAGCACTGTCACTTGAAATGACTTCTCATATCAAGCCAGCTGAAAAGAAGATCACTCCTAAGACCTTTACTGCTGAACAAGAAGCTCAAATCGAAGCACTTGTTAATGCTGGTAAGTATCTTGAAGAAATTGCAGATGAGCTTGGTCGTCCAGTCAACTCTGTTCGTGGTAAGCTTCTTTCAATGGGTCTTAAAGCAGAACAGCGTGATAAGAAAGCTTCAAAGTCTGATCCATATGAGGGTATCGAAGATATGCTCGATCAGTCTGTAGAAGATATCGCTGATGCCTTTGGTAAAACTGTGCGTGGTGTTAAGACTGTTCTTACACGTCGTGGCCTTTCATGTGCAGATTACACACCGAAAGCAAACGAAGGTTAATTTTAACCTTTCAAATGTAAAAAGCAAGGCAGAGGCTTTTAGTCTCTGCCTACTTGTGCAATGAAACTGTACCAACTACCTGAACCTGCATTAGATTATATAATCTCACTCTCTCCTCAACAACGCTATCTCTATCTTAAAGAAGTTGCTTTAAAACAGTTTTCAATAACCTTAGACGACAAAGAGATGTTGGAACGTACTATTAAGGCATTAGAGGCTAGTGTTTTGATGGAAAAACTGTATCGAAATAATGAGTTTTTAAAAAAGAACTTTACAATGGTATATTCAGATGGTGGAATAGTAAGAAATATGGTTAATGACATATATTATACAGAGGATGATTTAATAGTACACTAATGATACATACTTTATATAGTGATGATATCTATATCATAAAACTGCCTCAACACAAACAAATAAAAGAACTCTTAATGCCTTTTGCACTAAGAGATGATTTGTTTATAGAGACAGAATGGAATTGTGATGTACAAACAACTATGAGTGAAAAAAATCCGGAACTACCTTGGTCAAGGGTAGTTCCTTTTTTTATTGAACAAATGAAAGAGTATATAAAGTGGTTTGAGCCAAAGAAAGCTTTTGAAATAAGAGCAGCTCCGTGGATGTGTAGATATAAAAAAGGAGCTTTTCAAGAACAACATAATCATTTAGGAATTTTTAATGAACAATTTAGTTGTGCATACTTTATGAATAATCCTCCAAATAGTTCAAAATTTATCTTTTCTAATTCACAAGATTACTATACAGCGGCTGGTTGGAAAAATTTTTTCGAGAATCCACCAGAAAGACTGTATGAACCTCCTCAAGAAGAGGGAACACTAATTATATTTCCAAGTCATTTAGATCACTATGTTACTCCTAATCAGTCTGACGAGACAAGAGTAAGCATTAGTATGAACTTTGCCCTAGTTTAACCTAACCTAGAGACTGTAAGCGACGGGGTAAAACCGTCAAACAGAAAGGAAAATGCAATGGAAGCACTTACCTTATGGATGGTAGTTGGATTTTTATTCGCTGCCTATTCCGTTATAGCAAATGATTCAGTACAAACTCTCGGTACATGGATCGCATCAAACAATGAGAGATTTAGTTATAAAACAATGTGGATTGCTGCCTCAGCAGTTTTAATATGGGCGTTATGGTACGGTTGGTATGCTTATGGGGGAGACATTTCTTATGGACGGTTAAATAAAATACCGTTTCAAGAAGTGCAATGGTATCATGCTTTAGCACCTGGAATTCTACTAGTATTAACTCGTTTTGGAGTTCCAGTTTCAACATCGTTTTTAGTATTGAGTGCTTTTGCAAGTACATTTGTACTAGAAAAAATGTTAATGAAATCAATTATGGGATATGGTATTGCTGCTATTGCTGCATACAGTATTTGGTATTTTGTCAGCCGTTGGTTAAATGAAGGAATACCAGTCAAAGAAAAGCATAAAACTTTTTGGCGAGTAGCCCAGTGGATAACTACAGGATTGCTTTGGTGGACTTGGTTAAGTCACGATATTGCTAATATTGCGGTATTTTTACCTCGTACATTAACATTTGACCTAATGGTAATGGTTAGCGTTGTATTTGTTGCAGGTTTGTATTTTATGTTTCGTGAAAACGGTGGTAAAATACAAAAAATTGTATTAGAAAAACACAACACTCGTTATGTTCGTAGTGCTACGTTAATTGATCTTTTTTACTGGTTAATTTTGTGGTTCTTTAAAGAACTAAATGATATTCCAATGTCAACAACTTGGGTGTTTGTTGGATTACTTGCAGGTCGTGAACTTGCTATTGCAACATTCACAGGCAAGAAAAAAACTCGCAGTGTTTTCCCACTAGTTGGAAAAGACTTTATGAAAATGATGATAGGGTTAGCAGCTAGTGTTGCTATTGTATTATTAATTCATGGAGTAATAGCCCCTAACTAATGTAAAATTAACATTGACAGAGACTCCTGATTAGCGTATTATATAAATACAACTAATCAGGAGTTTTTTATGTACTTTAACAAAACAGAAACTAACTGGCGAATATCTCAATGCTGCCAGTTTCATGATAAACAAAAAGCAAAAAGGTATAATTTTGGAACAACAACAAAAACATACGCCCTCAAAGAAGGGGGTAAAGAAAGAGTTCAAGCAAAGGCTCTCGAAAACTGTCGCAAGTTGGAAGATATTTTGGAAACATACTTTCCAACTCAGCCAATTCATCTACGGAGTTTTCGTATCTCGTCTGAGTTGTTTCCTTGCTACACTCTTGATTTCACCCGTGAATGGTATAAAGAAATTTGGGACGAAATTTCAGAAATACTTTCTAGAGCAGGAAGTAGTGCAAGTAAAAATGAAGTACGTCTTAGTGTCCATCCTGGGCAATATACTGTTCTGGCTTCTAATAAGCCAGATGTAGTTGAAAAATCAATTGAAGATTTAGAATATCATGCACTGTATGGATCTTTGATGGGATTACCTGCTGAAGATTTTACAATGAATATTCACTTACAAGGACTATATGGAGGAAAACACGAAGATGGTATTAAACGGTTTGCCACCCACTTCCCATATCTTTCCGACTACGCCCAAAAGTGTCTTGCAGTCGAGAACGAAGATAAACCCAATGGATATGATATCCAGCACACACTTGAACTTGCGCAACGGATCCCTATCAGGTGTACCCTCGACACACACCACTATGCCTGCCATAGAATGGTTGAGACAGAGAGAGTTAAGATTGACGAAAAAACGGTCAATCGGAAAGTGCGAGACGTGGATCACATCACCCACACAAGTGACTACTTCTTGGAAGCTGTCAAAAGCTGGAGAGGAGTACGCCCGTTGTTCCACAAATCACAATCATTTCACCCCGACAATATCGATTACTGGATGAAGCCTAATGCTCATTCAGAAACATATTGGGACGAACATCTTATGGCTAATCATGTGCCTATGTTGGAGTATGCTGACTTTGATATTGAAGCAAAATTCAAAGAAGTAGCTGTACAAAGATTCTATGATTTTATTAAAGCTGAAGAAGAGTTTGCGGGTGAAGCAATTATCACTAAAACAGTTTAGGAGGCGCGATGATACTAGTTTGGATAACGTTTCTAACAGCTATTGCTATATCAGGAGTAGCTGCTTGGTTTAGTGTTATCGGACTAACACAAATATTTGCGGCAGCATTTTTGCCTGTTGCTATTATGGGAGGCGTGTTAGAACTAGGAAAAGTTGTAGCAGCTGTATGGACCCATCATCATTGGAGAGACCTATCTGTTATATCAAAAACAATTCTAGTTCCAATAGTAGGTCTTCTGATGGTAGTAACTAGTTTAGGTATTTTTGGACTACTATCAAAAGGACATAGTGCCCAAGAAATGCCTATTATCATAGTAGAGCAAAAAGTCGCAGTACTTGATACACAGATTCAGTTTGCTAAAGATAAAGTAACTGGATTAAATGTTAGACTTAATACACTAAATGAAGCACTAACTAAATATATTGAACTTGGTGCAGTATCTAAAGGCTTAGACAAAACCCAAGAAGATATTTCAAATATACAATCACAAATACAATCAGAACTAAATAATATAGCTGATCTAGAACAACAAAAACTTGAAGAAAAACTATCAATTAGTGAAATAGAAGCAGAGCTTGGCCCACTTAAATATGTGGCTAACTTATTAGGAGAAACAGATAATTTACAAAATGCAGTTACTATTGTTATTTTTATAATTATATTTTGTTTTGATCCTTTAGCACTAATTCTACTAGTGTTATCAGTTGATAGAATATTTAATAGACAACAAATATTTGATGCTGAAAACCTAACTAAACTAAAAGCTATTGAGTTAGCTAAGAAAAAACTAGGCTTAACTAGAGCTCAATCAGAAAAAATGAGTAAAGAGGCGATTGTTCAGCTACTCAATAATGCAAAATAAATGTACATTGTATTTGACAACTACCCTCCGTTTTGTTATAATATACAAAATGGAGGGTTTTTAAATGGCAAGAGCAAAAGTCAATACAAACGAAATTCCTGAATCAAAAATCAGACAAGTTATTTGGATGATAAAAGCCAACAAGACTAAAAAGGCTTGTTGTGAGCATCTTGGTATTGCTTATAATACAAAAAGACTTGATGCTATTATTCAAGAATTTAGAGATAAAGAAGAAAGACAAAAAGAACTTAAAAAGAAAGCAAGAGCTAAGGTTCTTTCTGAATCTGAAATTAAAAGCATTGTAACTGACTATCTTGATGGAGATAATCAGACTAATATTGCAAAACGAATGTATATCAGTCCTCAGCGAGTAAAAAAGATTCTGATAGAAAACAATGTTCCTATCAGAGCAAGAGGAAAAAATAAAGCTGCACAAGTAGATCACGTTGTACAAGACTTAGATGTAATTTTTAAAGCTGGAGATAGAGTATTTATTCCTTCTAAAAATACTTTTGCAAAAATTGCTGAAGTATATGACGAAGAGTGGATTGATTATCATAGATCTCCTATTCGTAGAAAATATATTGAATTACATGGTTTAAAATATGCTAGAAAAAAGTTTGGTGATTCGTATGAAGGACAAATAGGTGTCCATTATGAAATTTACTGGGAATATGATAATGGTAAATCTTGGAAAGAAGATGCTATTATTCGTGCGATTAAAAAAGCAGAAACCTATATTGAAGAAACTGGTAGAGAGTGGTATCTAAGCTATATGGAAGGCGATAGAGCAGGATACTTTTCTGGAACTAGAGATAAATTTTATCCGATAGCGAGTAGATAATAGATGAATATTGATCTTCAAAAACTGACAATAAAACGATTATTGTCAGAACAGAATCACGATTTCTTTACAAAGCTTAGCCCCTACTTTTTCTCAGGGGCTAACTCTTCTATTTATAACAAAATAGAGTCTTACTATAAAGCAAATCTTAAAATACCTTCAGAAGAAGAATTTTACCTTATCAATAAAGATGTTAACTCTCAAGAATATTTTGAGACACAAATTGTTGCATCTGAAAAGTATAGAGATATTGATAATGATTTTATTATTGCACAACTTCAAGATCATTTTGTAAGAGAAGAAACAATCTCTTTCTTGGATGGTTATATTGATCAGCTAGAAGATTTAGAAAAAATTGAAATAGTAGATAAAATACAAAATCATCTTTTAAAACTTAATAGTGCCTTGCCTACATCAGATGAGTTATTTGATGTAGCTGATCTTGATTTCTTTCCAAGCGCTGATGATTTTAAACTATATCCGTCTGGGTTAAGTGCTGAGTATGATGCAATTAATGGCGGTTTCGGATCACAAGAACTTGTTCTTCTTGGAGGCAGACGTGGATCAGGTAAATCTATTATATCACTAAACTGTTCTATCAATAGATTTTTACAAGGATCAACTGTTGCGTTTTTTAGTATCGAAATGCGTTACAAAGAAGTACATGATAGGCTTCTCAGCATTATTAGTGAAGTTCCGTTTCTTGATATCTATAAAAATAAACTAAGTGAAGAACAAAAGTTAAAACTAGCAAAAGCAAAGTTAGATTATTTCTTTGATAATACGGATCAAAAAGCAGTTGATTACTATAATGACTTAGAAAAGACAAAAGATTTCAAAGCATTTGAACAAAAGATGAAGTTTGATAAGCCTGAGTATAAAGAAAATCGTTTCTTTATTATTGATGACGCTGGACTAACTCTTAATCGTATTGATCATTATTGTAATATGTTTCAAGCTAAATATCCAAGATACACTATGGCTTGTGTAGACTATATTAATATCATTCGACACGAAGATCAAAAAGATTGGAAAAGTCAAATTACTATTGCAGAAAACTTAAAACTAATGAGCCGTAAATATGATTTAACAATGTTCTCACCTTATCAGATTGATGCTGGTGGTGAGGCTCGTTTTGCAAAGGGTATTCTAGATTCTGCTGATCGTAGTTTTAACTTCTTTCCGCCCGATGAAAATAATGATCCTAATCGAGTAGCTGTTCATACTACAAAAATTCGTAATGGTAGAACAATGAATTTTGATATCGGCATGAACTGGGAATGTACTAAAGTTGTAGCAAGTGATTCAAACTTAATCAATGAAAAACCTTTTGCATCTGCAAAGTATGGTAGTGAAGAAGATAAGCAACCAAAACGCACAAGAGAAATTGAGCGTGATCTATGATAAAAAAGTGGCTACAAAAACGAAAAGATAAAAAAATACATGAAAGACGTATGGAACAAATGAAAAAGAATCCATATAAACGTGTTGATAGTGAAAACATGACTGAGGTTGAAAAAATGGATAAAGGTTTTAATGGTAAAACCTATACAATGAATGGAATAGACATTGACTTCTGATACCGTACTTTGGATTATATGGTGTATTATATTTTTAATTACAGTAGCAGCACTACCTTTTATTGTGCGTATGCAATATCTATCAGAATTTTTGGCAAGGTGTTTTGGATAATGGACTTAACTGATTTATTAACTGATAAAGGTATATATTATAAAAAATCAAACAACCCAAGTGAGATTCTTATCACTTGTACATCTGGTGAGCACGTAGATAAAGATCCAAGTCTTAGTTACAATCTTGAAAAAGATATGTTTCATTGTTGGAGTTGTGGATTTAAAGGCAGTAAACGCAAATTTCTTGAAAGTATTGGTGTTTCTAGTAATATTACTTTTGAAACAAAACAATCTTTTAAGATACAAAAGTTAAAAAATAAAATCACAAAACTAATGGAAGCCAATGAATGTAATATGCCTACAGAATTTAGACTTTGGAATCAGAGTTACAAAGGTATTAATGAGAAAACGTTAAAAGAATTTGGTTGTTTTACTACAACAGAGATGGGTTTTGAAGACTATCTTTGTATTCCTGTTTATCAATTTGGTAAATTAAAGTTTATTGAGGGAAGATATAGATTTAATTCAAAAAACAAACCAAAATATAATCGTAAGCCTAATGGTGTAAATGTAACAAATATTGCATTTCCTTTAGATAAGCTTGAAGACAAATCTAAAGTTATAATAGTTGAAGGTATATTTGATATGTTAAACCTATGGCAACACGGAGTCAGAAACGTTTTATGTGTTTTCGGAACACAAAACTTTGGTGATCAAAAGATAAAACTATTTGATGATGTAGGTATTAGAAATGTTCAAATCATGTTTGATGGTGATGCTGCCGGACAAAGTGCTGCAGGAAAAATAAGAAATTTATTAACTAAGAATAATATTTCGTCTAGTATTATAAAGGTTCCACTAGGTAAAGATCCTGGATTATTAGTACCAGATGAAATAAAATCTCTATTGTCTAATGGATAAAATGTTGATATAATTATGTATGAATTAAGAATGAGGAAAAGTTATGAGTAAAAAAATTGCATTTGTTTATCCAGCTAAGATAAACAACCCAGACAAAACACTTGCTAAATTTATGGATAAGCATATCAGTGATGAGGCTGACTATGTATTCCTATGTTCTCAAGAAAAAGAAAAAATCTTGAAAAAAGATATTGATTGCGATATTGATAATCTAAAAAACACTTATGAGATTATTGTTCCAATTGGTGCAGAAGCTCTTAAATATGTTTGTGGTCTTACAGGTATTACAAAATATAACGGTATGTTTATTGAAAAGAAATTTCTTCCGTTAATTAATCCCTCTATGATTGTGTTCAAACCACAATACGAAGAAGACATTATTAAAGCATTTAATATGTTGGGCAAAATCTTAGTTGGCGAAGTTGATAATACTGCTCATGAAAAAGATTATCGCTTTATTGATAATCGTAATCAATTTGAAGAATACTTAGAAATACTAAAACAAGCAGATCCAATTGTAGTAGATATTGAAACTTCTGGTCTTAATCCAAGAAGTTCAAACGTGCTTGGTATTGCTTTAAGCACTAAACCCCATGAAGGCGTATATGTATCTTCTGAGATCTGCCACGCTTACAAGTCTGAAATACACGAGTTATTCAAAACTAGAAAATGTATTTTTCATAACGGAAAATTTGATATGGGTTTTTTAGAGTATGAATTTGATTTTGAGTTTCCTGATTTTGATGACACAATGCTTATGCATTACTGCCTTGAAGAAGCTGTAGGAACACACGGTCTTAAACCTCTTGCGCTTAGATTTACGGATCTAGGTGATTATGAAAAAGAACTAGATGATTACAAAAAAGTATTTTGTCGAAAGAATAAGATTAAACTAGATGAGTTTAACTATGGTATGATTCCTATTGATATTCTTGCTCCTTATGCAGAACGTGATGCTGATGCTACATTTCAATTATATAATAAATTCTGGCCTTTGATAGATCGTAGCGAGGGTTTTACAAAACTATACAAAGAAATACTACTACCTGCAACATCAGCTCTTATGCGCCTTGAGAAAAATGGTGGTTATATCGATACTTCTATGTTACAATCTGTTAAAGAAAACTATGAGATAGATATTGAAGAATGTATTAATGAAATTTCAATGCACGAAGCTGTACAACGTTATGAAAAACTACACGAAAAAACTTTTAACCCAAATAGCACTCTTCAATTGCGTGAAGTATTCTTTAAGATTCTTAGATTAAAGTCTACGAAGAAAACTTCGACTGGTGCAGAGTCTACAGATAAAGAGGTATTACAAGAACTAAACCATCCTCTTGCAGAAGCTATTCTTGATTTAAGAGAAAAATCAAAACTTACAAACACTTATTTATCTAATATTCAAAACGGAGTAGATGCGGATAGTCGTTTACGTTCAGGATTTAATATTCATGGAACAACCTCTGGTCGTTTATCTTCTAGTGGTAATCTAAACTATCAAAATATTCCTCGTGATAATAAAGATATTAAAAAAATGTTTAGAGCGAGAGATGGATTTAAAATTATGCAGTGTGATCTTCAAACTGCTGAGGTTTATTATGCGGCAGCTCTGAGTAATGATAGATTCTTACAACGAGCCTTTATTGAAAAGCTTGACTTTCATTCCTATATTGCTAAACAGATTTTTAACCTTCCTTGTGATGTGAATGAAGTAAAAAACACTTTTGGAGATAAAAGACAACACGCTAAAGCTATTACTTTTGGTATTATGTATCAAGCTGGTCCTGCAAAAATTGCAGAAACAGCAGGTGTTGGTTTTCAGGAAGCTAAATCTTTTATCAACAAATACTTTAACGAAGCCTATAATCTAAAGCGTTGGATTGATTCAGCTAATAGACAGATTGAATTAAATGCTTATATCTATTCATACTTTGGTCGTAAGCGTAGACTTCCTGAGTCTCGTTCTCCAAATCAAGGAGTATCTAAACACGCTATTCGTTCTGGTGTTAACTTCTTAGTACAATCTGTAGCATCTGATATTAATGTTTTAGGATTAATTGATGCTATGAAGTGGATTGATGATAAAGGATATCAAGAAGATATTCTTCCTTTTACAGTTGTGCACGACTCTATTGTTGCCGAAGTTAGAGAAGATCTGTGTGAAGAATGGGCAATCAATTGTACAAAAGCACTTCAATCTCCTAGAGGAGTAGAAATTGAGGGCTGTCCTATTGGTGTTGATTTTGAAATCGGTCCTAGCTGGGGAGAATTAGAGGGGTTTTAAATGATAAGTAAAATTATTGATACTATTAACTATCCTGCATTTGCACTAAAAGAAGCTCCTTATAAAGTAACTTTTAAAGAAGATAGTATTACTATTATAAAACAACCTGATGGTAAAGAATATATTTTTGATGTTATGGTTGAAGATGCTAATTCTTATGTAGAAAGACTATTTTATATAGAAGAAGAAATGAGTAATAGAATACAGTTTGACTACACTATCCTAAATAAAGAACAACTGGTTTTTAGTTATGAAAATCTAGGATGGTGTGTTGATGCTGTTGGAAAAATATTTAATCTAGGACACAAACAAAACTTACCAGTACAGTGTAGAAAAGTAAAGAATATTAAAGGAAATAAAATCTGGTTAGAAAAAATACTCGCTCCATTTAATCTTCCTGTAATAGTAGAAGAATCAAATGCAGATGAGCTATGGGCTACTATAGTAAGTATTAATAATGTTTGGTATATTAAAAAACTTTCATATGAATATATTAACTATGATAACTATTTAGTAACATGACAGAAAAAATTAATATTAAATACGCATCTCTATCAGATAAAATATATATCAATGGTGATGCGATAGAAGACATTGAGAAGTTTGAAAGAGCGTATAGTTATATACTAGACGATGTAACTTTTTATACCTATGATTATGATGAAGAAGAAGACGTATATTCAGTGCCTTCAAACTCTTATTATAAGTTGAATATTCAAGAATATAAAGATAAGAGAAATTTCTTTGCTAATGAAGCAGACAAAGCATTTAAATTTGCCGGTAGTCTTAGAGAAGAACAGCAAGATGTAGTAGATGCTTTCTTTAAGATAGGTAGAGTAAGAAGTGGTTTATTTCAGGCGCCTTGTGGTTGGGGTAAAACTTATGCAGCGTGCTCTCTTATTGCTCAAGCTGATATGCCTACACTCATTATTGTTCATACAAAACTACTATTTAAACAGTGGCAACAAGAATTAGAGAAACTAATACCAAATGCAGATATTGGATATATCGGAGATGGAGACTTTAAATTAACTAATTTAACTGTTGGAATATATAAAAGTGTTCATAATAATATGGAGCATATTAGAGATAAGTTTAGTTTAATTTTTGTAGACGAAGCACATCTGTGTCCTGCTGATTTATTTTCTACTACAGTTAATAATATTAATTGTAAGATTAAAATAGCAGTAACAGCAACTCCCCGTAGAAAAGACGGAAAACACATTGTATTAAATGACTTTTTTACACCGTTCAGAGTAGTAGCACGAGACGAAAAAGAGCACGAAACTCCTCGTATAGAATTAATACATACGGACGTAGCCTTTAATGTTATAGAGCCTAAACGAGACTGGTCAAGGCAAATGAATAAAATAACACAAAATAAAGCTTTATTATCTCTTATAGCAAAAGAAGCTACTCAAGACATAGCAAACGGTAGATGCTTATTGATATTATCTGAAAGAGTTGATATGTTAAAAACTCTGCAAAAAATGATAAATAAAAGCGTATTACTTATTGGTGAAACAGGTGAAGAAGATAGAAAAGAAATATTAAAAACAGCAGGGTCTAAATATATGGCGATACTTTCTACAAAAATATTTGATGAAGGTATCTCATGTCATAGGTTAGACACTCTTTATCTAACCTGTCCTAATAATAACCCTATCAAATTAGAACAAAGAATTGGTAGAATAATCAGAGAACACCCAGAAAAGAATGTTCCTCTTGTAAAAGATTTTTGGTTTAAAGGAGCCATTGTTAATAATCAACAAAGAAAAAGATTAGAATGGTATAAAACCAGAGGGTATGTATTGTGAAATATATGTTTAACTGGTTTGATCTAAAAACAAAATCCAATAACGAACCAGAATCTATATTAATCTTGACATATGCTATCACAAAAAGTTATAATTCTATTATAGCGTGGAATTCGAAACACCTTATGAATTCTTTAAAGATTAATAGAATACCTAGCACTTTGTTTAAAAGAAACTTATTAGTAAATACAAAAAAAGGTATAGTAAGTAAGTATAAAACAACATTACCTGATGCATATTTTAAAAATAAAAGATTTTTATTTTTAGATGTTTCATTAGAACAAAAAATAAATTACATATATTTATTAGGTCACAGAAAGTTATCTAATGAAAATGATTATTTAGATATTGATAATTTTAAAGATGAAATTATTGCCAATCTTTATAATCCACTGACAAAACATGAAAACAACAACTTAAAATTTATCTATGAAGGAGAATGATCATGGTATCATGGGACAAAACACAAGGAATCAAATCACAAGGCTCAAGCGATAGAAAAGAAATTCAAAGAATCACACTACAAAACGGAGATAATAAAATTAGACTAATTGGCGAAGTATTGCCTCGCTATGTGTACTGGCTAACTACCAAAGACGGAAAACGTATGCCAGTAGAATGTTTAAAGTTTGACCGAAACACCGAACAGTTTTCTGGAACAGAAGATCCTTTTGATGAAATTTCACCTGATATCTATGCAGATAAGCCTCAATTTGCTTACGTATGTAATGTGATTGATCGAGGAGATAATCAAGTAAAACTATTTGATTTAAAAGCAACTATTTATCGTCAAATTGTAGACTTTGCTAAAGATGCTGAATATGGTAATCCAGCAGACGAAGCATCAGGGTATGACATTACTATTGTAAAAGAAAAAACAGGTCCTTTGCCTCAAAACGTAAAGTATACTGTAAGACCCGCAAGAGCATCTACAGCATTAACTGATGAAGAAAAGTCGGCAGATCTATTTGAACTAGATCGTATCTATAAGAGACCTGACTATACAGAACAAAAACGTTGGTTGTTAGAAAACACTACTATGTTTGCAGCTGACGATGACAACTCGTTTTCGCCTGAAAGCGTAGAGGACCTTGACTAATGGCTAAAAAATACAAACTTTCAGATATACTAGAAGAAAATGAAAGTAAACCGGCACAATCTCCTCAGAAAAAAACTGAGGGGGCAGTGTCACTACCTGCCGCTATAAAACAAATTGAAGGCAATCAAGTTACTATTGATACTTCAGTGTTAAGAAAGAATAATATCTTTTTTGCCACACCTTGTTATGGTGGATTAATTACTGATCAATTCTTTTTAAGTATGTTTAAAACTACACAAACACTAATTCAGCACGGGATTAATTTTAGACTTACTACTCTTAGAAATGAAAGTCTAATTACGAGAGCACGTAATATTCTTACTGCTATGTTTTTAGAAAGTAATTGTACTCATTTGATGTTTATTGACGCAGATATTGAATGGGATTCAGAAGCAATTATTAGAATGTTAGCAATGGATAAACCTATTATTGCAGGAGCGTATCCAAAAAAGACTTTACCAATAGACTATGCAATTAATTTAAAGTTTGTTGATAAAGAGCGTAAACAAGTAAGAGTAGAAAACGGAGCAGTTGAAGTTTTAGATGCTTCTACAGGATTTTTTATGATTCGTAGAGATACTATTGAAAAAATGATTGAAGCATATCCAGAACTCTACTATATTAACGATAGTTCTATTGACCCTAAATTTAATCAATACTGCTATTCACTATTTGATACTATTCATGATCCAGATGATAATAGATACCTATCAGAAGACTATACTTTCTGTCGTCGTTGGCAGAAAATTGGTGGAGAAATCTGGTTAGATCCAAATACTAAACTTAATCATGTTGGAAGTTATACTTTCCAGGGTGATGTTAACAAAATATTTAATTGGAATAATTAAATGACAAAAATACTTCACTCAGCTGACTGGCACATTAACCTACATAAGAAAAAAGTACCTATTGAGTGGCAAGAAAAACGTTTCAAGCTGATGTTTCAAAAACTTCATCAGCTTGAAGAATCTTGTGACATACACATCATTGCAGGAGATGTATTCGACAGAAAGCCAGAACCTGATGAAATATGTTTGTTTTTATCTTACATTAATTGTGTGTCTATACCTACCTATATAATTCCAGGTAATCATGAAGCAACAAAGAAGGGCGAAACCTTTTTAGAGCACTTTTTAGAAGACGCAGTTATTACTAATCCTAACGTCAGACTTTTTACCAAAAATCAAAGAATAAAAGAGCCTAATGAGCCAGGAATACAGTTTTGGCCATACGGAGAAATGCAAGTAGATAACTTACCAGAATATCATGAAGGAGATATTTTAGTTGCACATATTAGAGGTGAAGTACCTCCTCATATTACGGCTGAGTATGATTTTGAAAAGATTAGAAAATGGGGTTTAATCTTATTAGGAGATATTCACTTTAATCATAGGTATAAAGATTATGGAGCCTATTATAGCGGTAGTCCTATAAACACTCATTTTGATCGTGATAATAACAAAGAATATGGAGTTAATATATTTAATTTTATTGATAGTTCTAATTATTCAGTTGAATTTATTGATTTAAAGCTACCAAAACTAATCAGAAAAACAATAAAATCTGAAGAAGAGATGAAACCTGATGGCTATGACCATGTAGTGTATGAAGTTGTAGGGTCGATTGATGATCTTTCAAAAATTAAAAATTCAGAATTACTAGATAAAAAAGTGTCTTATGAACCGTCAGAAGAAGCTACACTAGATTTAAAAAATTTATCACTAACAGAAGAATTAAGAAAGTATCTTGAATATATAAAGGTCTCAGACATTGAAGGTACTCTAAACGAATTTAATGATTTACAGGTAGAAAAATGAAACTAGAATGTCTCTATCCTGATTATGGATATTTTTTATATACAGAAGCAACAGAGATTAATCAGTATAAACAAGAAATAGCTGAATATGCAATAAAGACTTTTCAAAGTGATTTTGATTTACAGTTTGGTTATAATGTCAGACTAGATCCTCATAAATTTCCTTTGATTAAAGAGATATATGCTTATTTTTTCAAACTGTGTGTTAATAACTTTGATAATGTAATTGTAGATCAGAGAAATAGAGAAATTGCTTGGACTTATGTACAAAATAAAGAAACTAGCAGTAATGTGTGGCATAATCATAAAAGAACTACTACAATTAACGCAGTTTGGTATCCAAAAATACCTGATCCTACAGGAACTCTAGCTATTAGAGAAGGAGAAGCTGTAGACGAAATACAAGTAAAAGAAGGCTTTATTTATTTTTTTCCTTACTGGCTCGATCATAAACCTATGCCTCAAAAAAATTCTGATGATTGGAGAGTTAGTATTAATTTAGAATTATTAACAGTAACTAGGCCTTTATACCCACCAACACAAACTTTATGGTAAAACTATGTCAATCATTTTAAAAGAACTGAATTTCTCTAATATGTTTAGTTATGGAGAAAATAATAAAATTACTTTTAATAATAATAGAATTACTCAATTAACTGCTCCTAATGGTAGTGGAAAATCTAGTATTGCTCTTATATTACAAGAAGTCTTATTCAATAAAAACATAAAAGGAATTAAAAAAGGAGATATTCTTAACAGATATTCAAAAGTTAAGAATTGGGATGCTAATCTAACTTTTACAGCAAACGAAAAAGACTATCAAGTTGAAGTGAAAAGAACAGGAGCAGCAACAAAAGTAAAATTTTTAGCAGGTAATGAAGACTTAACCGAACATAAAGTGTTAGACACTTATAAAAAAATACAAGAAGTAGTAGGGTTAGATTTTGAAGTTTTTTCTCAACTAACCTATCAGTCTTCTACAGACTTGTTAGAGTTTTTAAAAGCAACAGACACTAATCGTAAAAAGTTTCTAATTAATCTTTTTAACTTAGAAAAATATATTGCAATTGGAGAAGCAATTAAAGTAAAACTCAATGCGTCAGACAGAGAGCAACTTAAGCTAGAAGGAGAGCTAAAAGGCATTGATGAGTTTATTAGTACAGCTCATATTGATGAAGAAAAAGAACTAATTGACATTCCTTCTATAGATGATAATCTAAGAAATAAAGTAGCAAGACTAGAAAATGATCTTGCTGATTACAATGACCTTTGTAAAAAAATAGATAGAAATAATCTTTTAATAGAAGAAAGAGAGTCTTTAGTATTCAATGTATCTTTAAAAGAGCCAGACTATAGAGAATACGAACAAACGCAATCCGAAATTACAAAAGTTCAGAGTAATATTCAAAGTATCGACTCTGATATTAAAAAAGCAAATGCTTCATTATCAGATTTAGACACAGCAGACACGTGTTACGCGTGTGGTCAACCTCTTGATAACTCTCATGCTGTTCAAATGAAAGAAAGACTTTCGTCTGATATAAATGATTTTACACAATATAGAAACGTAGATCGAGAAAAATTATCTGAGTTAAAAATTCGTAAAAATGAGATTCAATCAGAAATTGATGCGTTTTTAATTAATCAAAAAGCGAGTGAGAGATTCGAAAATCTTTCTCAGATAATCGATTTTTCTTTACAAACTAATTATCCAGACTATTCTGAGATTAAAGAAAGTTTAACTAATACTCAAACAGAATTAAAAAAACAAGAAAAAAATTATCAAGATGCTGTAGATCACAATGAGCAAGTGAAGATCTTTAATACAAAAATAGAAGCTCTCAGAGAGCAAAAAAGACAATTTTTAAATAGACGAAAGCTCCTGAACGATGATATAATTTCTTTACAATTAAAAAATAAACACTTAAACATTCTCAAAAAAGCTTTCAGCACTACAGGCATTGTTGCTTTTAAGTTAGAGAATTTAACAAAAGAATTAGAAGAACAAATTAATTTATATTTGGCTGAGTTATCTGATGGACAATTTCAAGTTGTTTTTAGATTAACAGGTGAAAAGCTAAATATTATCGTAGTGAACAATGGAGTAGACACACCTATAGAAACCGTTTCAAGCGGTGAATTTAGTAGAATCCAAACATCAATACTTTTAGCCATTAGAAAGGTTATGTCCAAAATTGGAGGTAATCATATAAATCTTTTATTTCTTGATGAGATAACTGGAGTGCTTGATGAAGAAGGAAAAGAGAAACTAATAGAAGTGTTACAAGAAGAATATGGGTTAAATGTATTTCTAATATCCCATGATTTTACACATCCATTAATAGATAAAATACAAATTAAAAAAGAAAACAATATAAGCAGTATTTAGAGGATTTGAAATGACTATTAACGTAACTAAAAGAGACGGAACTACTGAACCTTTAGACATTGAAAAACTACATAAAGTAGTATTCTTTGCTTGTGAGGATATTGCAGGAGTATCTGCTAGCGAAGTTGAGATGCATAGTCAGTTACAATTCTATGATGGGATAAAATCTTCTGACATACAAGAAACACTTATTAAAAGTGCTGCTGATTTGATTTCTGAAGAGACGCCTAACTATCAACACGTTGCTGGTAGACTTATTACTTATCATTTAAGAAAAATGGTTTATAATCAGTATGAACCTTGGGATCTTACTGATCTAGTAGAAAAAAATATTGAAAGAGGTTTTTATGATTCAAACATTGTAGAAAGTTATTCTAAAAAAGAATTTGAATTATTAAATAAATATATTAAACATAAAAGAGATGAAATATTAACCTATGCTGCAATGGAGCAGTTTAGAGGAAAGTATCTAGTTCAAAATAGAGTTACAGGAGAGATTTATGAAACTCCTCAAATGGCTTATATGTTAATTGCTATGACACTATTTATGGATTATCCAAAAGATACTAGAATTAAATGGGTGAAAGATTATTATGATGCAATATCTACCTTTGATATTAGTCTTCCTACTCCTGTTATGGCAGGTGTACGAACTCCACAACGACAATTTTCTTCCTGTGTCCTTATTGAGACAGATGATTCGTTGGACTCTATTAATGCTACTACTAGCTCTATTGTTAAATATGTCAGTCAAAAAGCTGGCATCGGCATCGGAGCAGGAAGCATTCGAGCACTTGGAAGTCCAATTAGAAGCGGAGACGCTTACCATACAGGAGTTGTTCCATTTTATAAAATGTTTCAAGCAGCAACTAGATCCTGCTCTCAAGGAGGAGTGCGAAACGGAGCAGCTACCTTATACTATCCCATTTGGCACTTGGAAGTTGAAGACTTGTTAGTATTAAAAAATAATAAAGGTACTGAAGACAATAGGGTACGTCATATGGATTATGGAGTACAGTTTAATAAACTTATGTACGAAAGATTGCTAGAAGGGGGTGATATCACACTATTCTCTCCATCTGACGTCCCACACCTTTATAATTCTTTTTTTAATGATCAAGAACTATTTAAAATTGTATATGAAAAGGCAGAAAAAAATCCTGCAATTAGAAAGAAAACAATTAAGGCAATTGATCTATTTTCTTCTTTTATTGAAGAAAGGAAAAACACAGGTCGCATTTATCTTATGAATGTTGATCATGCTAATACTCATTCTTCTTTTGATGAAAAAACTGCCCCTGTACATCAGTCTAATCTTTGTTGTGAGATTGATTTACCCACAAAACCATTAAATGATTTTAATGATGAAGAAGGTGAGATTGCATTATGTACTCTTAGTGCGATTAACTGGGGTAATATTAAAAAACCCGAAGACTTTGAAAAACCTTGTGAATTAGCAGTTCGTGGATTAGATGCGTTGCTTGATTATCAAAACTACCCAGTAAAGGCGGCATATAATTCAACCATGAAACGCAGGCCTTTAGGTATTGGCATTATCAATTTAGCGTATTGGTTAGCTAAAAATAACACTACTTATCAAAATCCAGATCTTGAATTAGTTGATGAATATGCCGAAGCATGGAGTTATTATCTAATTAGAGCCTCTCATAAACTAGCACAAGAAAAAGAACCTTGTACAGCGTTTAGAGAAACAAAATATTCAGAAGGTATTTTACCTATAGATACTAGAAAAAGAGAAGTTGATGAATTAGTAGAGCATAAAGAAAGATTTAATTGGGAAATACTAAGAATGCAACTAAGAAATGATGGTATTCGTAATTCAACATTAATGGCACTCATGCCAGCTGAAACATCTGCTCAAATTTCTAATGCTACTAACGGTATTGAACCACCTCGTTCTTTTGTATCAGTAAAACAATCAAAAGACGGAGTGTTAAAACAAGTAGTTCCAGGTATTCATAAACTCAAAAAGAAATATGATTTACTATGGGATCAAAAATCTCCAGAAGGATACCTTAAAATATGTGCTATCTTACAAAAATATATTGATCAAGGTATTTCAGTAAATACCTCATATAACCCACAACATTTTGAAGATGAAAAAATTCCAATGAGTGTTATGTTACAGCATTTGTTAATGTTTTATAAGTATGGAGGAAAACAGCTATACTATTTCAATACCTTTGATGGACAAGGAGAAATAGATATCAATAAACTAAATGAAGAACTTCCTCTTGAAGATTTAGATGATGAAGCAGCTTGTGAAAGTTGTGTAATTTAGGAGATATTATGAAAAAATTACTTATGGTAGGGTTATTAATATCATCTCCTGCATTAGCAGAAGATGCTGTTATTAATGACCATTATAAAACAATTATAGAACAAAAACCTTATACTGTTGAAATATGCAAAGATGTAGTAGTATCAGGAGATAAAACTAAAGATACCCTAATGGGTGCAATTATTGGCGGAGCAATTGGTAATAACGTTACTAAAAATGTAGACAATGGCGGAGCTGTTGGTGCATTGCTTGGTGGTATTATTGCTAATCAAAATAGCGATGCAAAAGACAGTATTCAAAAACAATGTCAATTAGAAACTAGATACCAAGAAGAAACTAAAGAAGTATATAGTCACAGCACTGTTACTTTTTGGTCAAATGGAAAAAAATATAACTTAAGATTTAATAGGTAAGAGGATGTCAGTTTTAAACACAAAGAAAAATGATCACACAAAAGCACAAATGTTTTTTGATGAAGAAGAACTAGGTATGCAAAGATATGATACTCTCAAGTATCGCGCATTTGATAAACTAACCGATAAACAGCTTGGTTTTTTCTGGAGACCAGAAGAAGTAGATATATTACGTGATGCGGCAGATTTTAAAAATCTATCAGAACACGAACAGCATATTTTTACAGCTAATCTAAAAAGACAAATTGTTTTAGACTCTGTACAAGGTAGATCTCCTAATCTTGCGTTTCTTCCTGTAGTTACAATACCAGAATTAGAAACTTGGATTGAAACCTGGTCTTTTTCAGAAACTATACATAGCCGTTCTTATACACATATTATTCGTAATGTATATCCAAACCCATCAAAAGTGTTTGATGAACTGATGGATATTCAAGAAATAGTAGACTGTGCTTCTTCAATTTCAAAACACTATGATGATTTGCTTGAGATGACACAGTGGTACAAAATACTAGGAACAGGAGTACATAAAGTACAAACTCTTGGAAAGACTAACTATGTTGATGGTAAACCGATCTCTGTAGAGTCAAAATATACAGTAAAAGATATTAGTTTAAAAGAATTAAAAAGAAAATTATATTTATGTATGGCTAGTGTAAATATTCTTGAAGGTGTTCGTTTTTACGTTTCATTCGCGTGTTCTTGGGCATTTGCAGAACTAAAAAAGATGGAAGGCAATGCTAAAATTATTAAACTGATTGCCCGTGATGAAAATGTACATCTTGGTTCGACTCAACAAATTCTTAAGCTGTTGCCACAAGATGATCCAGATTTTGCTAAAATTGCAAAAGAGTGTGAAGAAGAAATTGTGCAAATGTTTGTAGAAGCTATTGAACAAGAAAAAGAATGGGCAGATTATCTATTTAAAGACGGCTCTATGATCGGTCTTAATGCCCAACTGCTTAAAGACTATATTGAATGGATCGGTAATAAACGTATGATAGCGATCGGATTAACTTCTCCTTACAATGTTCCAAGAGCAAATCCTCTACCGTGGACACAAAAATGGATTTCAGGAGCAGAAGTACAGGTAGCACCACAGGAAACTGAAATCTCTAGTTATGTTATCGGCGGCACTAAACAAGATATTAATCAAAACACTTTTAAAGGATTTTCACTATGAAAGCTATAATTTATTCAACACCTGTATGTGGATATTGTCAGATGGCAAAAACACTTATGCAAAAACATAATATTGAATATGAAGAATTTACAGTTGGAAAAGATATTACTAAAGAAGAGCTAGTAGAAAAGCTTGGGAAGGAAATAAGATCAGTCCCTCAGATTTTAGTTGACAATAATTATGTAGGAGGTTATACTGAATTATCAAAACTATTGGGGTAATTTAGTATGGCAAGTAAAAGTAAAATAAAGGGTGGAGCGTATGAATCAAAAATACGAGACATCTTAACAAAAGAACTTAAAATAGAATTTAAACGTATGCCACTCAGTGGGTCAATCGAGTATCTAAAGGGAGACCTTTGGACACCTTTTGATACTGCTGCGTGGCCTTACTGTATAGAGTGTAAACACTATGCAGAAGTAAATTGGAATAATCTTTTAACAGCTAAATCAACTGAGATATATCAATTTTGGAAACAGACTGTTAGAGAAGCAGAGGTGATGAAAAAGAAACCTCTACTAATCTATCGTTGGAATCGCTCTAAAGATTTTATTTGTTGGGATGATGATTTAGAAATAGATCACTATGTTTATGTTAATGCTTTTGAACATAAGTTTAAGATGGGACTACTTTCTGATTGGTTAGATCAGTACAAAAAGTTAAATAAGATTTGACCAGTGCCTATCTTTGTGCTATTATTACTTATAACATAAAGATGGAGAGTTCACATGAACGATGTAAAAGGTTGGAATGATCTTGCAGAGATGCAGGAAGATTATAGTAATGGAAATAATTTACTATTAGTAGACGGTAACAATCTAGCTTATCGCTGGATTCAAAGACGTAATTATGATAGTTTTAGTGATGACTATATCAAAACTATTGAAAGTTTAGGTAAAAGCTATTCAGCTGGTCGTATTATTGTATGTTTTGATTTTGGAAAAAGCTACTTTCGCTCAGATATGAGTGATGAGTATAAATCAACACGTAAAAAACCAAAAGAACCAGAAGAAATCGCAAAGTATCAGGCATTCTTTGATTGCTTAAATATGACATATGAAAATTTGCCTTTTGATAAGATGAAATATAGAGGTATTGAGGCTGACGACCTTATTACATATTTTGTTGAGAGTTGTAAACAAGACTATGATCACACTTGGATTATCTCATCAGATAGAGATTTGTATCAACTATTAGATAGCAATGTTTCCATCTTTAATATGTTTTCTCGCAAAGAGATTGATCTAGACTACTTAGATGAAACTTTTGATATTAGTCCAGAACTATATCTATTTTCTCGATATATCGAGGGTGATAAATCTGACGCCATTTTTGGAGTAGAAGGAATTGGTCCAAAGCGCGCTCAAGCTCTTGCAAAAGAATATGAAACACTAGATAATCTTATTGCTGCGCTACCTCTAAAAGGTCGTTCTAAATATATTCATAATCTAAACGATAGTGAAGAACTCTTAAAAAAGAATGAACGTATGATTAATCTAAAACGGTATAACAAAGATGCTGTTCTTGCAGGAAAAGACGGCGAAGAAGTATGGAAGGAACTACAAAACCATGTCAACAGTTGATATTAAAATCGAAACCACTGAACTAGCAGAGTTCTTAATCGACAGCCCGACTCACCCTAATATTAAAGAGTGGAAACTGTTTCAAAACTATCCACATGATGCGGGATTTGATCTTCGTGCCTGTATTAAAGACGGATTATCTCTTAGACCAGGAGGATATCATTTATTCGGTACAGGAATGAAAGTAAAGCTTCCTATTGGATGGGAACTTCAAGTTCGTCCTCGTAGCGGTCTTGCACTAAAACACGGAATTACAGTATTAAACACGCCAGGAACTGTTGACTACTCTTATCGAAGTGAAATCGGTGTTATTTTGTATAATGCAGGCAAAGAAGCATTTAATATTTTTCCAGGCGACAGAATCGCACAAGCTTGCATTCGTGCTGTTCCAGAAGTTAAAATTGAGTATGGAAAAATTGAAGAAACAATTGAATCTGAAATGAAAGAAACAGGAACTGATCTTAAATCCGAAATGGCTGCAAAACTAGCACAAAAACGAGGAGGATTTGGATCCTCTGGAGTTTAAAAAAAAGAGGGCTAAGCCCTCTTTTTTTATACTTGAGTTCCGCCTACTCCACTTTCATGAATGTTAGCAACATCTCCAACTAAAGCGGAGTTAGTATCTGAAGAAAATGGAAATTTTTCAATCTCTGTACTATATGATGGAGTCTGTCCTGAAGAAACATAACCAAATGTAGTAGAAGAATGTCCTGCATGACCAAACCTTGTGCCTACTAAACTGCCTACAGTAGCAGCATTAGTGTCAGAAGCAAAAGGGAATTTATCAATTCTATTTGTTGGCGAACTACCTCCTGCTGTATATCCGTGTGTGTCAGAAGACTGTCCTGTCATATTATATCGTGCAGCTGTTAAATTTCCAACAGATGTAGCGTTTCCATCAGAAGCAAATGAGTATTTTTGAATATATAAAGACGGTGAAGGAAATCCTCCAGAAGAGTATCCATGTGTAGAAGAATTTTGACCTGCTGCAATTCTCACCGAATTTACTAAACTTGCTATATTAGTAGCGGGAGAGTTAGCACTAAAGGGAAATTTATCAATAACTGTTGTGCCTGTTGGAGAATCAGGAGTACCAGTATTTCCCCCGGTATTATAACCGTTTGACTCAGAAGAAGACCCTGCTCCGCCTCTTCTTACAGTGGATAAATCTCCAACATCTGTTGAATTAGTATCAGAAGAAAAAGGAAAATTGTCGATTATATTATAATATGTTGCTCCTTCAGAACCTCCTGAAGTATATCCATGTGTAGAAGAAGACTGTCCAGTAACAAAAATTCTCTGCACTGATAAGTTTCCAACAAGTGAACCATCAGTATCAGATGTAAAAGGAAATTTATCAGTGGTTAAGTCGCCTGATGAGTAACCAGCTACACTTCCTTGATAGTGAGGTGGCGGTGGCGGAGGATGATAAGCACTAGGCCACCCTGTTACAAACCCGATAGTTGTATTACTAACAGAAGAACTAACATTAGCAGTACCAAATACAACATTTGATCCTGCGGTAACATTTTCTACTTTCAAAGATCTAAAGTTAAATTTACGTAGTGTCATACTTGCGTACCTGAAGTTCTTGAAACTGCTACGGTTAGTCCTTGTGTTCTTGGACTATGAGTTGTATCGCTAGAATAGTTGAAATAATATAAATTAGCTCCTGTTCCGTTATTTGGAGCAGGCATATGATACCCTCTTTCTGTAGAAGAAATTCCAGTCCCATTATCACCTGCAACTGCAAGCTCCATTATATCTGTTGAATTTGCGTCAGAAGTAAAAGGAAATTTATCTACAACATCAGTAGATGATCCTGATCCTGTAAACCCAGATAGAGAATATCCATTGGTAGGGCTAGATATTCCTGCAGCGCTAGTTTTTCCGATAGTCATATCTGCTATATAACTAATCGGCGTATCTGTAGAAAAGGGAAATTTATCTATACGAGTAGATTCTCCTGGATTTAGTTCACCTCCTGAGCTATATCCATGAGTAGTGCTAGCATGACCAGCAGGCGACATTTTACCTTCAGTTAGGTTACCAATTCCAGTAGCGTTTGTGTCAGAAGAAAAAGGATATTTATCTATATTAGTATATCTTATTGTAGGACTAGGTACTCCTGTAGAGTTTTGACCACCCATAGCATAACCATCTGTAGGGCTAAAAGTCCCACCAGTATAAGATCTAGTTACAGCTAAATCTCCTACATCAGTAGAATCAGTATCAGAGGAAAAAGGATATTTTTCTATAATATTTGAAGAAGCTGTAGTGGGATATAAATAACCTCCTGCAGTATAACCATGGGTTTTACTAGCTGTACTAGAAGTACCGTGCCTTCCTTGGGTTAAATTACCTACATCTGTTATTCCTAAATCAGATGAGAGTGGGAATTTTTGAATGGTGTCACTAGTTGGTCCTACTCCCATGCCCCATATTTGCTCATGAGGAGTAGTACCTGATGTTTGTGCGCCTCCTGCAATATATCCATAACCATCTCCTTGAAAAGTCCTCTCTATAAAAGGACCATAAGATGTGGCACGCCCTGCTGGAGGATATAATACAGCACTATTAGTATCTCCAGAAACATAGGTTCTTAATTGAACACTATTAGTCTTAACTCCTAAAGAATTGTTAGCCCAAGCACCAGACCACGTAACATTACCTGCACGGGTTACTCCCTGCTTTGCTGTGAACATATCGTAATGAACATTAGCTAAAGGCATATTACCTCACTTTTTTGCGAATAGGTGCATTAGCAATTCCATGGGAAAAACCGGAGCTTTTCTTAAGAGTTCTAATTTTAACTTTCTGTTTCTTTTTCTTTTTTAAGCCATAGTTAGACTTAAAAGCATCTACATTTGTAATATCCATTGTCTTCTCCAAAAAAATATAGAGGAATTGTCGTAGAGACAGTTCCTCTATTTAAAAGGTTTACAACATTCAAAAGTTTATTTTGAATATTTAACAACTTTTGGATTATATATAGAACCTGTAGCTGAGGAAAATTCTCCCACGTTTTTTATATTTTCTATCTGGGATTTTCTTTCATAATACTTATTGGCTTCATCATATTTCATAGCTTCTTCGGTCTGTTTATTAATTTCATTCTGACCAATAAATCTATAAACTCTATCGCCAATAGTCTTAATCTCGCCATTACCCTGAAGTTCTTTTGAACGGGCTAAGCGTTTCTCAAAAGATTCTCTTTTAGGTCCAGCGTATTTTTCAGCCATTTTACTTCATGTCCTTTACCATGTTAGGAAATTTACCTTTACCATTTCCACCCATGTTACGCCCAGTTTTGTTAACTCTACCACCTTTAGGACCTTGAGATAGTCCGTACTGTGGTTCCATAGCTGATACTCTGTCTTTAACAGGAGCACTCATGCCAGAACTTCCAAAAGGTGCTTTTTTCAATTTTTCATTTGAATTAATACCGCTCTTATTTGTTCCTCCACCTGGAGTTTTTTTATAAGAGTCAAAATAATCTCTAGTTTGTCCACTGACGGACTTCATTCTTGCAGCCATTTTTATCTCCTTTTTCTATTATAGAATTGTTTTCTATTAATTGCTTGATTCTTAAATGGTGTATAGTAGGCGCACCATTCTTCATCAGTTAATCCTGAACCAGAAGGTCTTCCTCTATGAGGCCTCGTAACCATTCTTCCCGCAGGTGTGTAAAAAGTACACAAAGAAGGTCGATCAAATGCTCTAACATCTGATCCAACTCTTTCCCAAGCTTTGGTTCCGTTTGTTACCTTTCTTCTTATTCTCATATTAATATTATGTATTATTTTGTAGCAGCTGACAAATATTTAATTTAAAATTATTATGACTTGCCCTTAGCTTGTAAACTTTGAAGTTTATCTGAAAGACTAGGTTTTCCTTTTTCTGTTGTTTTTATCTTTTTAGCAGACTCTTCAGAATATAAGTAGGAGTTTTTTGCTTTGAATAAAAATATATCAGATTTAATTCTATTTACTTTATCTTCTAAATCTCCATAAGGTTCTGGTAAATCATGTAGTTCTCTCATCTGAATTACTCGTAGTCTTAACGTATCTATCATCCACTTAATCCTTTAAGAATATAAACAAAAAATCCTAAAAGACTTAAACCAATAGTACAAGCTAATCCGATACACACCCACTCAATAAATTTTTGTCTTTTTTGTGATTGTTTATATATAGTCTCTTGACGTTCTTTTCTAATTTGTCCTTCCATACGAATAAGTTCATCCCAAGCTTTTTGTCCCATTGTCCATGAAATATATTGCTTAAGCTCTTCTCTCATCTGTTCTGCTTTTTTCTTTGCAGCAAATGTGGCCATCGCTTCTTCTTCGACAGAACCTTTGAACATAAGTTTTTTGAAAAGTGGAGGATTCTTAGCTTGACGCTCTGCTTCAGATAAATCAGACATAGCAGACATCCAACGACCTAAATCTCCAGCCATCTGTTCTATATCTCTTCCTACTTCAAATCCTTTTTTAATAACATTAAATGCTGCACTTGCTGTTGCTAATGCACTAACCGGATCCATCCTATCTTTCTCCCTAATTAGCTAAAGGATTGTCTAAGGCTCTTTGTAATTTCTTATTAAGACGATCTTCTAAATCTTTTAGTTCACGTTCTACTTTTGCCTCTAAGTCATCCATACGGCTTTGATTTGATGATTGTAGTCTATTCGCTTTTTCGTCATAATCAACTTGCAGTCTATCACGTTTATTCTCAAAGCGCTCTTCGGCATTTTGCACGATTGAGCGAACTTCGCCTTCAATTTTTCTTACTTCATCCTCTACACGATCAGCAGTTTTTTCAATAGCAAGAATATCATCTCGTAAATCGCCTTTAATATCTCTTGTATAGTCAACAGCTTCATCAAGTTTAGTCTCTATCACTTCCATGCGCTGTTCAAACGCACCAATATCGAGACCAGCTACTTCTTCTACCTTTTGATACATTAGAAATCCACCATAAAGCGCACCAAGAACTGAACCAAGCACAGCAACAAGTGCTGATACACTCATAAAGGTTACTTTAATACCAAGAATTCGGAACTCTTTATTCTTAAGGTTCTCAATACCTTCTTCCATATTTTCAAGTTCTTGTCCTAAGTCTTTTGCCATACCGGTCTCCATTCCCAATCAGGTACTTGACTCCAAAAATGAGCAGGTGATACAAAAGTAGTTTCCCAAAGAGCTATTTCTACTCTATACTCAAAATACAAAAAAGTAATATATCCAAAAGCAAGAGCCACAAAAATACCTAATCCTAACATTATTTTTTTATAATTATCTGTGTAGAAATGATCTTGATTCCAATCACTCATTAACATCCTCCATCTGTGTGGTATTTACGAACTTTACCCCAACAAGGGTCAACATGTCTAATACTGCCTCCAGGCACTTTCCATCCGGGATTTTGTTCTAAAAACTCTCTTGTTGCTTCAAGTTGAGGAATGTATAATCCATATATTTTAGTATTTGTTAAGCAGTCAGCTGCTTCATTAAAAGGAAAATCTATGAATCGTTCTTCTACAGGTAAATTTCTATCATACCCAAAAGCATCTAAACAATCTTTTGCTACTTGATTTACATTATTATCTAAAATTATATCCATTATTATTTACCTTCTTCTGACAAAGCTCTAAGCCTTGCCAACTCTTGTTCAAGTTTTTGAATCTCTAACCTTTTTCTTTTTAACTCAAGTTGGTAAAGAGTATTACAATTAACTCTTTCTTTTGGAGCATCTAAAGGAATGGTGATTCTTGCATATACACCTACATCTTTTGAACTATTCCCAGAACTGTTACTAAATGGGCTTTCATAATTATCAATAATTCCCGTCACTCCAAATTCAAAATTTGTTGAACCTCCGATAGCATTTTTACAATCCATTTCTCCAGATTTAAAACTATCTTGACCATAAGTGCTAGGAGTAGAAGGAAGGGCTAAATTCAAAGAACTGTTTTCTGCTAAAGCTAAGGAAGGGATAAGTGATAGTAGTAAAATAATCTTTTTCATCTTACTCCTTAAACTTAGAGCATATCATAGAAGATATACCACTACCTTTATTATCTGTTAGTTTTGACCTAGAACAAATATATTTTGCCCTATCTTTATCTTGTATTCTTATATAAACATCAAACTTTACTCTTGATAAATAATCAACTTTTATTACTCTATAAGAAGTTACAAAAGGAATAGGGTTCCAGTCTTCATCAAAAACTGCTACTTCATAATACTTAACGTCAGCTCTTTTATTAAACATTTCCATCTCTGTGACTAAAAGATCTTCAATGTATGATAGTCTCCATTTTGGATATGTAGGTACCATTTCATGTGCTATCACAGAGAAAGGAATTATTAAGAATATTAGAAGTAATAAAAGTCTTTTCATTTTACTGGGCAATACATACAGCTTCTACGTGCGCAGTATAAGTGCCTCCTGGAAATGCTTTATTACCTCCATAAGTCGCGCTTGAACTTGATTTAAACCAAGTAGATCCTGTTGCGGTTAAATCGTACTGAGTTGTTTGACCAAATGTAGTTTTATTTGTTTCATATGACCCCATGCCTGTAGCATCACTTAGTGAACTTACTTCTGTTGAACCAGTCCACGTAACTGTATCACTTAAAGATGGGCTAGATGAAAACTCAGTTGGAGTTGTAATCTGAGCATAATAGGCATCAGCAAGAGTTACATCATATCTAACAATAGGTTGTACACCACCATCTGTAGCTGTTGTTGTTAGAGTATAGGCATTTGGGTTTCCATAAACACCCGGGGTGTCTACAGAAATAACACATCTAGATTGTACTGTTCCTTGAATAGGAACATTTTCTGCGTAGGCAGAAACACTAAAAGTTAATAGTCCTAATATAATTAAATATTTTTTCATTATTATTCTCCTAATCATACTGCATTTCAATCATTTTTTCATGCAATAATTGTTGTGCAAGGCCATTCCTCAATCCCTGCTTATTATCCTCTATCTTCTTATCGACCAATACTATAGTTTCTTTATACACTCCGCCAGGAATGCTGGCAGCATAATATGGATTTATTTGAACGGCTATGTTGATTGCCGCTAATATTTGAGACTGTGCTAGAGCTTCGGCAAATAGTGCAGAAGTATCTGCCGCTGAAAGAGCTTCTTCAAGTCTCATTTCTTTTTTATCTTCATCCTCTTCTTCGTCTTCAATCTTAGTCTCTGTTTCTTCATATAATTCTGTATCAGTTTCTGTAGTTGCTATTTGCACAGCTTCATCTTCAGAAGCATTATATATAATACTAACATCGATAACTGGTATTTCTGGTACTGGAACCTTATACCCTGGACAGTTAGGATCAAATTGTGGGTCATAACAAGGATCTACCTTATACATATAAACCACACTAGGATCTGTAACAGAGCCACTACCTTCTACTTCAATAGACCCATCACCCCAAGACTGTCTTGGGATATTTGGAATAACGGGGACAACTTTTCTAATTTCTGTACCACCAAGAGATCCCGGATTCCACTCATCTGTCTCTCTAAATATATAACCAGTGCCATTAGCGTTTTCATTTTGAATGTGAACGTTTACTGAATCATCAACATCTTTTTGAATTGTGTAATTATAAATTACTCCGTTAATGTCTAATCCAGGCGGTGTCGGTAAAATATTATTCATAGACCAATTTAAACCTGATCCTGCAGCGTTTCCTGTAGTACCGTAATAAGAAGTTATACTCTCAGAGTAGCAATAAGAGGGTAAGCAAACCAATACCACCGTAAGTAGCTTTTTCCTTAACATCAATTTTTTCTCCTGTGCCGTTCATTTCATGCTTATCGTCTGCTACATGAGATTCCCAACCAATCTTTGCAGCCTCACCAATCTGCCCTTCATAAGGACACGGTGTTCCTGCCATCATCATAGCGTCAAATACTTGTTTATCTTGACACATGACAGAAACAGCAGCAACTTTCATGCCCATATCGTATAGTGTCTTCGCATTTTTAAGACGAATACAGTTTTCTTCTGTAAAAGTAGTACCGGCAGAAATGCCTAAGATTTGAGTTTGAACAGCTCCAGCAACACCGATTGTACATAAATCGCTATTGTTTCCAGAACTAAATTGTGGTGAAATTGCTGAGGGCGGAGGAGATTTAACTGTTGTAGTCATTTCTCCATTTGTTGTAACTGTACTATTTGTAGTAGACTCTGTTACAATTGTTTCTGCGAACGCAAAACTGCTATAGCTAAATAGCAATAAGAATATTAATTTTTTCATCCAGTACCATCCTATTATAAGTTATCACTCAGATTTTATAACTGTCCAAGCTCCCCATATGATTGCTGCCCAAGCAGCCCATCCCATTAGTGATTGAAATAATAAAGAAACAACTCCTACAGCTATAAGCATTGCACCATCCCAAGAAGTTCTTTCACTAATTCTATTTTTAATCCAATTAATCATAATATACCATCCTTTATTTCATTTTCTATATGATCTTGTTTTCTTAGCTATTTTTTTAGGCTGTTTTACAAATTGTTTTCCTGACTTTGAGCCTTTACGCTTTGCGGCATTAGTAGCACGCTTCTCACTAGGAGAAAGTGATTGCCAAGCAGCTTTTGGTAAATATCTACCACGTTTCTTACGAGGTTTTTTCTCTTCGCCTTTTGAAGAGTAACCCCATTCTTGACGAGTCCAATTTACTAAAGATTGTTGAGAAGGCTTCTTTGCCATTATCTATAACCTCCGCCAGCTTTTTTATAAGCAACAGCCAGCATTTGGGCTTTTCTAGCGCTCCATTGTCCAGGTGCGCCGCCTTTAGATCCTCGCTTAATTCTTTGGAAGATTTGTTTTCTCATAGTAGGTTTTGTATAATTACCTGCTTGATTAACTTTAGATTTAGTTTTCTTTGGCATATCAATTCCTATTTTGTTATATTAAATCTTAGATTATCATGGTCTGGATAGTTTACTACAACCTTACCTTCAGGACAATCATAATGTATATAAGCAATTAGTGTTGCTAAACCTTCTGCTACTTTGTTTTGATGATGTTCATCAATGGTAATTTTATATGCAAAAGTATCTACTTTATCTGTTGCGGGTCCCATAAATTTAGTAATACTTGGTTTTGCAGGATGAACAATATGTTCACTATCTCTTACATCAAGAACAAAGTCTTCTACAGTACAGTCATCTCTATGTTTTTCTCTTGCAACCTCAACTTTGAATTCACCATTTACAGGGCCGTCAGTTATTTGAAAATGTTCAGGAGCCCAAGTAAGAATAGGATCTTCTATGCCTAGCTTATCATATAAAGTGTAACCGCCTCCGATTAGAGCAAATGTTGCTGTCACAACTCCAATACCTTTGGTAATGCTATCAATCATTACTTTATAAATGCTCCTATTCTACCATGCAAATCTGGATGATCAACATATCTCCAACCTTCTGGTGGTTCTGTATTTTCATCCTGCCATACAGGAACAAAATCTTCGTTGTCCCACTGAAAGTCTAAATTACGTCTAAGTTGACACTCAATTAACTTATTACCTATAAACTCACAGTTTACATATTCATACGGTATATCATTAAGTAGATCTGGAAACCTCAATATTCTCTCTAAAGCTGGGAGATCATCTACTTTACTCCATGCATCCCAGTACATTAACTCTTCAGGATCTTTAAACCCTTCAACACATAGAGTAATATTCTTCTTATAGTAGTCTACAGATAAATGTCTTCCTTCAAACCACTCACACCAGAAATATCCTATTGGTAAATCGTCAGTGTCTTTTTCTATCCAAATACGTTCTGCTCCATAACCTAAACCTATTAAATTCATTATAGGTCTAACAATATACCATCCTGGTTGTGGAACATCAATTCCTACGGGGCCACACGTATACCCTAGTTTTTTAGAAAGTATGAGTTTGTCATATATCCATATATGCTCTGGAGATAACGTTGCCCATACTTCGTCTTCTGTATTCACTTCTTTTTCTTTTTAGCTAAAATTGCTTTCTGTAGTGCAGGAGGTAGTTTCTTCTGTGCCGCAGACAAACCTCCACCGTTTACTTTTTTCTTAGCATCAGCTTTTTTAGAACTGTTTTTAGCCATAAAAGCTGGTTTACCATTCTTCATCGGCATTTTTTTATGTTTAGCCATAATAACCTCCAAAATTAAGTCACAAGTGTGACGGTAATAAAATAGCGGAGACTCCGTCTCCGCGTTGTGCCACTCCGTGGCAGGTAGTTGCAACATAGCGGAAAGCCATGTTCATTCTATGTTCAATTAAGTAAAAATGATATTTTATATTGATTGCATCTAAGTTCAAACTAATAGTAACACAAATTTCGATAGTTGACAAACAGAAAAATTTTATTTTTTACGCTTTCGCTTACTCTTTCCGGCTGCTGATAAGGCAATCGCAATCGCCTGCTTTTGGCGAGCCTTTTTGTACGTTGTGCCTGATTTGGCAGCCATAGTGCGAATTGCTTTGTCACGACTTTTGGATGGTTTTTTGCGCATCAACTCTTTAATATTTTTACCTAAAGCGTTCTTACCTGTTTGTAGGGGCATCTTCATCAAGCTCCACAACTAGTTCAATTAGATCTTCTTCACTCATCTCTTTTGACAAGTCATCATCACTAATAGTTAGGGTAAAAGGCTCACCATCCTCTTCTTCTTCTGATGTTTCGACTTCAATGTCGTCAGAATAGAGTAGATAGTCTCTTGCTGAGTTTAAGTAGGCGCTACACACAGCAAGCTTGTTTGTCCACCAGGTTGGTAGTTCAGCTTCTGCGTCTTGTGGTAGCGCTTTTAAAATGTCTTGAGCATCTTCGCAGATAGCTTGAACCATTCTACGAGACGATGCTACATCTGTGTGTCCATCTTTTTTCATTTTTTCCTCTTAAATCCAATTGGTTTAGAATACTTTACTGACCATCCTTTGTCTCGTGCGCGAGAGATAAATGACTCTAGTTGTGCCTCAGTCAAGACGCCAGAAACGGCTCTGCGTCTTGTCTTTTCATCTCGTGCAATTCGAGGAGATGGCGGTCTTGTAAAAGTGAATTTTCCTTTTTTCTTTTTCATAGTTTATTATATGATTCTATAGAGCGTTTTGCAAATGTAATTTTTAAACTTTTAGCACACACTCAACTAGCTTTTCTCCTTCTATAGAGTTAGATTCTAATGCAATTCCTACAAGAGATCCTGATCCGCTTGCTTTTCCAACTCCAGTATATGTAGTGTAAATTTTATCTCCCTTTTTTACTTCGCCTACTACACGAATCGGTAGACGACCTTTTAAGCCGAGATATTGACCTTCTGAATCAGAGTTCATCTTAAATGCTGGATACTCTGATACAACACCGATAGGAACTCCTGTTTCAGTACAAGCCTCTGTCTCAAAGAGTGAGAGCGTAGATACCATCATAATAGTTCCAACTGGATACTCTTCATCTGTGGAGTATTTTTCTGCCAAGTCAGCATATTTTGCAGTGGTAGCTGTACCAAAAAACTCACCACTCGCATACATATTTCTAAACTGACTACCAGAGGCTCCGACATCAATTGTTGCTGTAGTTGGTAGTAGGTTAACAGCAAAGTCAACAGAGTTTGTATCAATGCTCATGCGTTTTGTACCGCCAGCAGTAAATCCAATATCGTCTGATCCTTCACGGAATATGCCTGTATTAGTATCTGACTCAAAAGTAATTGATGGATCAGCAGCAGTTCCGTTAGCAAACTGAACACCGTCTAGTTGTAAAAATCCATCAGTCGCATTTAAAGCAATGTGCGCTGATGAAGAACCAATTAACACCGCATTAGAAAAGTAACCGTCACGATAACGATATGACCAGTCTCCTAAATCAACAGTATTATCTGTAATTGGTTCTACTTTTGCATCTAGATATAAATGATGTGGTTTAACAGATCCAGGATATGGAATACCAACATCAATAAAACCTGTTGAAGCTGAACCGTTTGAGGTTTTTAAGTATAAACGGTTATTAGCCGCTGCACCTAAACCAGATTCTGATACACGTCTGATAGAAGCCTGTGTTGTATCACTTGAGTTTACTACAGCTACTAATTCTCCTAGTTCATAATTGCGCTGATCTGCGCCTCCTAGTGTATCCACAAAGCTTAGTGCAATTCCATAACGACTGAAGTTGTTACCAGGCCAATTAGACCCTGTAGGAGGTTTTGCATTAGCTACATCTTTGATAAATAGCCTACCGCCTTTAGAAGATCTCCAAAAAACTCCATTAGGAACAGTTCCAACTGTGCCTTCATCATTAAAATCTGCGCCTAGCGGTTGCTCTTCGCCATAGAAGTTTCTACTGATTGCTCTTAAACTAGTATTAAAGTCATTTCTTGACAGAGCAACAGTTCTAGCAAAAGCAGGCAATAAAAACTGTTCGTTTGACATTTGTTTTCTCCTTAAATTCCTCTAGCTTCAAACTGTATAGACTCGCCTGTGACAACAGTACCAGTGTTATCATAGATACTAACAGTACAGCTAGTTGTTGTAATACTTCTCATAATAATTGTATAAGATCCAGCAGCAGCATTGATTACTTGTCCGTTTACAAAAGGAATATCAACAAAGTCTGCACTGCTATAATCAATTGTTTGGTTTTCACTTCCAACAGAAACATTTCTAATGAATACTTTATCTTTTAAATCAACAGAGTATCTTAAAGTGTTAAGGTTAAAACTTGCTTTTGCAGGATTACTATTTTCAACCTTATACCTAATTTGGAAATATCTAAACTCTTTATCAAAACCAGCTACACTAATATAACCATCTCTTGTAGCAGTATTTGTACTAAAAGTAGTAATTTGTGTGTTACTGTTAGCATAAAAAGGATTTGCGGCAGAGTATCGAATTTGTACATTCTGGTTTACAATACTAGGATCAACTCCTGCAAAAGTTGATACTAAGTCGTCAGTAAACTGATTTAAGTTTACAATTTCATAAGAAACTCCGTTTGTTACTGTGTGGACATTTAGTAAAGCATTAGTAACAGAGTAATCAGCTCCACTATCTGTAGCCAGTTTACCAGCAGAGTCTTTAATTGGATTACCGTTTGCATAGTAGGCTTGACCTAGTGCAATAGCATTAGCATTAACTACTCCCGCAATTAATGCAAAAGAATTAGCATTTGACGTATCATCTGCAAACTGTCCAGGATTCCATACAGCGTATACCTTACCGGTAAATTGTGCAGCAGTAATCTCAGTAGTTAAGTCAATAGGTAGTCCTCCATCTGCTGAAGTTATAGTTTCATTGATTATGTTATCATAAATAACTGAACTTTCTCCAGAAGATAATATTCCGTGAGGTGCTTCTAACTGAAAATATTTTCCAACTCCATTAGCAGTTGGTTGTCCAATTGTTCCTGAAACATTTCTATCAACTAAAATGTTTCCAACATTTGAAGGTTCTGTAGAACTAGTTAAAATTACTTCTTTTTGTGAGTTCCAAGTATCTGTCCCGAACGGTTCTCCACTCACCTCTAAAATTACCTTGCCTTTAATTAAGCTACCTACATCTCTAACTTGAGTAACATATACTGCATTAGCACTAGCTTGTAGATCGGTTAAGTCAGCTACACTAGACCAACCACTAGCAAAACCATTAGCATTATCTACCGCAGTTGAAGTGTAATTAATAGATAACCCACCTGTTGCACTATTTTGGCTTGGATAGTTTCCATGTAAAGCTTCCTCTGCTTCGTTATCATTAGTAATCGACTGCCCTCTGAAATCTAATGTGAATGATAAATCAGGGTTATCTTCATTATAGGCTTTAAATGTATGTAAATCTGCTGGACGAGATGGTTGATATACAGTTCCAACTACAGGACTTCTATTTCCACTAGTATCAACTGCTTGAACCATAAAAGTAGATTCGACAAATGAAGGTATAGGGATAGAAACAGAGCTAGCTGGAGCCGCAGCAACAGCTATTAAACTAGCTGCTCCAAACTTTTGTAACAGAGTTTCTTCATCGCTCACATCTACTCTTTCAGAAATTCGTCTTATCTCAAGTTTTTCTAAATCTAGATCTCGTAAACTGCCTGATTCATCTCTTTCTAGTTGCCATGCAAAAATAAGGTTATCTAATAATTGTCCTACCTGAAATTGTTTTGGTGCTAAAGGCGGAGTTCTTTTACCTTGAAGTGAGACAGTTTTTTCAACAGAAACACCTTTTATTTCTCCGTTTAGTGGAGTAACTCTTACTAGTATTCTATTAGGATTATTTCTTGGTCCTCTATCTAAATTGTTAATAGTAAAACTAATCTTTTCACTACCAGTTTCTAAAGAAGAAGATTGATTTGGTACTTTTACAACATTAAAGTTAGTTAAATTAGTAATAACATTCTTATCATCAGCAGCAGTAGTTCTTGTTGATCCTTGTAGTTTATATGCAATTTCATAATCTGTTACATCTCTAGACTCAATTTTATCGAACTTGACTGTTACTCTAAGAGAGACCCCTCTAATAGCGTCAATAAATAAGCTTTCTTGCACTTCTAAATTTTGTACTTTAGGAATAGGAATATTTCTGATAAACGCTGCTTGAGTATTAAAAGGACTTCTGCGCTTTGCAGAATTGACATTTCTTGCTCTAAGTAAAGTTAGTCCGATAGGAACATCTCTGATTACTTTTTCACCTTGGTTACCAAAGAATATATCTTCAAAAGCAGCAGTCGAACTTAAACTATATAGTCCTGTATTAGCTAGATTAAATTTTCCAGGATAAGTAGTAGTGTTATAACCAAAGCTTAGAGAACCTTTTGTGCCTGTAGTAGTTGTTACGTTAGACACTGTTCCAATTGGATCTTCTGCAATATTAGTTGCTGTAAAACCTGTTAAATTGGCTCTAGGAGATTCAGAGAGGCGAACTTTATAAACAGTATTAGCAGTTAGTGCAACATTGTAATCTACATCTGCGGGATCGTAACTAACATTAGCTATTGAGTATATATTGCCACTCAGAATAGAGATATTATCACCTGCTTCAATTAATGGTTGTCCATAATACTCTACCTCTGTTCTAATTTTATTAGCAGATGTAGTAGCTCCTGTAATCTTAAAACTATTTAAATCAACAGTCACATAGTTTGTATTATCAGCATAGTTAAAAGTAGTGTCTAATATCCCGTCTACATATACTTTAATAAAGCTGGCATCTTTAGGAACTACTCCTAGTGGTTGATTAAAAGATGCTGAAGAAATACCAGTAACAGTATTTTCTTTAATAATTTTTCTTTTTGTTCCTGAAATGTAAACAGAGTTATTCGCTACAAGATTCTTTTCTACTAATTGATTAATAGTTACATAAAACGGAGGAGTAGGTAGCTTATCAAATAAAACATCACTACCTGATCTAGAATTTACTACTTCAATATAGTTTGAAACAGTATTATAGGCAGATATTTGGTTAGAGTATTGAGTAACTCTAGGTCTAAATGCACTAAAGTTTTCTACGAAAGCATCAGGTGTTTTTTCGTTAATTGGAAATGCTACATAATCATGTCCTTTAATTCTGTTTGGAAATAGACTAACGTCATTTACTTCTAATATGTGTTTATGAAAATTCTCATCAAAACAATTATCAAGCGCGTTGACTGAGAATCTAATATTATTTCCTATTGTAGTAACTGAATCACAAAGTAGCTTAACTTCTCCAATAGTGGTTGTAAAACCATTTTTACCGAAAAGTACAGCAGTTTCTCCATTTGTAAATGGCTGAACATTAGCTACGTTAAAATTTAAAACTGCCATTAAGTTAAGCCCTCTATTTCAGAAAATCCATCTGGTCTAGCTATTTGATATTCTGTAGCTACATGAATTGGATAATCGGTTAAGTTAGTAGCGTCTGACACTAATAAATCATATCTTACAGTGCCATCTTCATTTTTTCTCACAACTAACTCTGTATTTAAATTTGGTGCTACAGGAGGTTTAAGAGGACTAAATGTAGGCTTATACTGTACAGGAAGATAGGCTATTTCCGTTTCAGAATCCGTATATACATTTGATATATATTCCATCGCACTGATTTTAATTACTTCTTCGCCATCTCTTTTAATTTCAGTAATCTTAAATAATTTATCTGAAGTATTAGAGTAGAAATCAGAAGGATTAGTCTCTCCTAGTGTCCAAACATCTCCTTTTACAGGAGCAGTATTAGCATCAAAACCAGAAAAAGATTGAAACGTTTTAGTAGATAAATCAAACTTACTAGTTGCTACAAAATCTATAAAGTCTAATCCAGAACTTACATTTTGATTTGCTACTTCAGTTGTTTGATAATTTTGACCGTTTGCATAAGTTCCTTTATGTATATTTTTAACATAAGTAGTTGTACCAGATTGAAAGTTTGTATTAGATAAGATATATAAATCAGTACGATCCGAGTTTTGTTTTGTAATTCTAAGTGCCAAAGGCAGTGTATTAGCTGTAATAGTGTTATTTGTAATAGCAGGGCTTGAAAAGTGTTCAATATATACATTTGATGTTGATAATGAAGTATTAGCTCTTACCTTACCACCATAACCCCAAGAAGTTCCTGTTTGTTTTTGTTGAACAGCAATAATATCTCCTGGAATTAAATCTATAGCAGAAATATCTGTACCAAAAGTAATATTTCTTCTTAAATACTTATTAGATGCTAGTAAGTATTGTGCAAAACGAATAGCTTGACTTCTGCGAGTAACTCCAAACAAATCTACAGAAGAAACATTTTCAATCATATTTCTTTCACGAAGAGCTTTATCATCATCAATTCTCATTGTTTCTCTATTATAATGATTATTAGGCTCTATAAAGGTTACATCAACTCCTGTTATTTGTGCAGATTCGCTTGTGCCGCTAATAGTAAATGACTCTTTTAGAATATTAGCCTCATTAAATATCATTGAAGGTACTTCATTAGGCATATCAATATTCATAGATAAACCATTTGGAGTATATATTAAAATGGCTCTCATTGTTGCACAAACTTGTTCTAATATATCAAAAGCTTTTCCACTATTAGAAATAATAGCATCTAAAATAAATCTTCTTTCTTTTACATCAGTTCCTACAGGCAGTCCTTCTAGTGTTTGTCTTGGGCTAGCATAGTAGGTTCTTGGTTTATATCTATAGCTGCCATCTGCTTTACCAGTAACTCCAACAAATTTTCCTGTTATAGGATCACAAGCGTCACAGTATTGTGCTACTTCGTAAAATTTATACTTATCTATGTTTTCTTCATTAATACCTAATCCATAAGTATCATTAGTTAATAAATCATAGATAATCCAAACAGGATTCTGTGTCCATGAGTATCTAAAAGTACCGTCCCATACTCCTCTGTATATTGTAGGTTGGGAATATTTTACTGTACTATCTGTACTAGTTTGTCTATAACCTGTTATCCCATAACTATATTGCCCTGAAGCAGGAGTTTCAATCTCTCTCCAATCGATTTCTCCATTTTGTAAAATAGGTTGATCATAGTTTGAAGGAACCTTAACCAACAACCCCTTAACTATAGAAGTAAAACGAGGCACCGCTCCTTGATATTCATTATGGGCTGCAAGTGAATATCCGATTACAGCTGTTCTTGGATAGGCTACAGGATCGTGATCAATCTCTAACCAAGCTACAGCTGAAATACCGTCTACTATACGAGAGCTTTCACTATCATTGCTGGTTTTTTCAATAGTAAACTTATACCCTCCAGTATCATAGTTTTGAATCGTAACTTCTACATCAAACTTATATGGAGTGTTTGTTTTTCCTCTAATAGTTCTATCTACTGGATCCGCCGCAAGAGTTACTCCATCGCTTTTAAATACTGTTATACGAATACTAACAGAATGATTTTTAACATTACCTTTTTCATCCATATTAGATAAAGCATTTAATACAAATTTAAAACGAAGTGAATCCCATGCAAAAGCTGAAGTTTCTTGTAATTCTACTTTAGTTGCAGGCACTCCATCAAGATTACCTTTTTTTAATAATACAGCAGAGGCAAAGTTCTGTGGTTGAGTAGTTTCTTCTCCAAATAGTGGAATTGCTGTTTGATTTACAGTACCTACACGAGAATCTGTGACAAAATCCTCTGTTTTCTGATTACCTGAATCAAAATCAATGAAGGCATCAACTACTGATTCGTTTATTTCAATATCAAAAATACTGTTAGGGTTAATTCTATATATAGGCCCTTCACTTAATCCTGCTGTCATAAGCATGATATCTTGAGAGAATAGATTATTATCTACCTCAGTGGCTCCGCCTCCACCACCCTTTCCTCCTTTATAACCGCTTACTTCATAAATCTTCATAGCACCTTACCTTCAAATAGTTCTTTTAATATATCTGCTGAAGATTTATCAGGAGACTTTTCAAGTGTTCTAATTTCTCCACTTAAAAATTGACCTGCTACTCTGTGTCTGCCATAAACTAATGGAATAGTAGTACCAGAGGCAGTGGTGTGTTGTAAAGATCCAAATTGATCATTTTCTCTTACAGGGCCATCAGGAGTATTGTCTGGTTTAGGTGGTTTCATAATTTCAGCAACTACTGCTCCAATTAACATACTAACACCTGCTCCAAATACCATACCACCTACTGTTGTAGCACCTACTGCCATTTCTAATAATGGTGCTGCAAATGCTGGATTCATTATAGCAACTGTAATTAAAGCTATACCAATTAAAGCGGTAGTTAAGTTTTGATTTTTTGATCCTGCTACAAGAGGAACCAAAAACAATCTATTAGATGAGACTTTCTTTCTAAAGTAATCTAAAGAAGTTAAAACTTTTTCAGAAACTAAATCTATTAGACCAAAATTATCAGTATTCTTAGAGTTTTTAATTTGTTTTATTACTTTTCTTAACTTAGGAAAAGATGCTTCAAGTGCAGAAATAAGTTGAGAATAAGTAACTACATCAAATGTTACTTCTCGCGTATCATTTGTATAAGATAATAAGCTTTTATGAAATGATATAGTTACTTTCATCTTAACATCTCTTCTTCTAAAGGTTTAAATCTTGTGCTTTGTAGATCTTTATCGAACCAATATAGATATATATCATCTTCCCAACCAACTAAATAGTTATACTCCTCATTAGCTATCTTATGTCCGTCTAAAACAGAAGGAGTAGGTTCATCATCTGGATGAGAGTGAAATACCCCCCAACAATCATCTTCGTAACGAACTAATGCCATTGGGTCTAAAACAAAACTATTTATAGGATCACGACTCAAGTTCTTACAAGGAATATAGTCAAAGCTCTTTGTTATAATACCACAACACTCATTTGGATATTCTTTTGCAGCATGTTTTTTAAACTGTTCTTTTAAAAGTTGAAGTTTTTCCATCTAAACTTACCTGTCGTATATCTTTGATACCATTTACCGTATGGTGCTATCCAAGAATTATGATTAATCATTGTTTGAAGCATCTTGCCGTTACCTATATAAAGCGAACAATGATTTGATATATTTGTACTTCCTATACTCATTATTATTATATCAAATGGTTGTAAATTGTCAACCTCAATCATACCATACTTTTCATTTTTAAAAAACTCATCAAAAATATGTTGATGAGTTTTCTTGTACCAATCTTCGTCTACAATATCACAAAAGTCAGAAGTTTTATAGCCAACATCTTCTCCTGTTTGCTCTTTAATTACGGTAGCACATAAATTACCACAATCTATCCCTTTTTCTATACTAGCACCTAAATGTCTATATGGAATATCTAAATATCTTGTAATCCATGTAGGCATTGTTTGTAAAGCATTTTCATACTTACTTCGGTAATGTTCTCCCTGTTCCAATAAACCCCCCAAAATGTATCTGATTATTTCTTAAACTACAAGCCTCATAGTTTTTAGCGCAAACATCTTCTGATTGTTCGCTAGTAGTTGCGTTATTAATAGTAAAAAATCCATTAGCAGTTTTTGTTTTTCCAGTTGGATAACCTGCTATTTGTCCTGTCCCATCGGCAGGATACTGACATTCTTCTCCTTTATAGATCCATTGACAAGTATTTTTATAGTATTTTCTTCTTGGTAAAACAAATTTAAAATACTCTAACCAATTAGTTAAACTAAAAGATGCAGCTTTTTCATTCAAACCAGTTAATGTTTCTATTTTGAATACGTCTTCTACATATGCTTGACTATCTCTATCTGGATTAACAATATAAACTCTATCACCAATAACAGTATCTATTGCATTTTCAAGTTGTAAAAAGTTACCTCTTACTTCTTTAACAATAGAATGTTTTGTAGTACTACCCGCAACTATAACATTATCACCTACTCTATAAGGTAAAGAAGAATACATCTCTACTACATTAGCACGTGTTTCTCTTACAGTACTATACTCAGGCCAATAGTCTAAACAAGAAGCAAAAGTAGTTTTTACCTCAACAACAGCCCCTAATAAGTCTCTAGAGTCTTGCTTTAGTTGTTTCCAAGTTCCTCCAACTGCTTGTGTTTGTCCATAAGTAAACGCTGAATTGATAGTACCGCCGTACACTCCATCCACAACAGTTTGATTATAGTCTGTATGAGTTGGAACAGTTCTAGGATCAATATTAGAAACTAGTTGTCCATTTACTGTAGCATATACAGAATTACTTGTATTGTTACCAGCAATATAAGGATCTTCTACAATTGATGCTATGAGATTGTCAAAATTTGAAATATTTACTGTAGTTTGATTTACCATTCCATCAGAGCCTATTTCTGTACCGCCAAACTCTATTGGATAAACTAAATATTCTTTTCCATCATGAAAAGAACGATATTCAATGTCTGATAAGAAATCACCGTTTATAGATGCAAAATGATAAGGAAATCCTACAGGCCAAGCTAATCCTTCTCCGGCATTTGAAGGATTACCATATTTATTAGGGGGATAGAATTCTCCAGAATAATAGATAGATATTAGTCTAACTATAGGTGACTGTTCTACAGCATTTTTAAAAGAGGTAAAACCACCAAGAGTAACATCTGTTATACTTCTAGTAGAGGTTCCGCTTGTTGTACTGTATTTAGTTGGAGTAAAAGTTAAATTACCAAAGTCAAGAGTTGTATTACCTCCAGTGGTAGATACCGACTGAATACTAACACTTTCTCCTGCTTCAAAAGCATAATAAGAATTAGCTAGTTTTACTTTTACTTGACTATTTGCTCTATCTACATTTACAATACGGGCTTCAGTAGAAGAAGAACTTCCAACTATTACATTATCTTTAAAATAACTGTTTAGATTACCGCCTGATAAAGTTAAGGTGTAATCATAAGCACGACTAGACATTAATCAAATACCTCTACTAAATCAAAACCAACAGAATAAAAATTATCAATAGGATTTGTACCAGCAGAGAGAACTTGTCTAATATCTAAATTGCTATCAAAACGAACTGTAATAGTTCCTGGCTCATTAATATGTGTTAGTTCAAATAAAAATGCTTCAAAACCACCTGATCTAGCACGATAGAATTCTTCAATAGCGGATTTAACAATTCCTGTGACATTAGTATACTCTATAGAAAACTTTCTCTTTGGTCTTCTACTTATAAGTCTTCTTTTTTCGTATCCTGCCTGAAATTCAGCTGTTTTATAGTTATATTCTTCTGAGAATTGAATTCCTGAGCGATCAGGTTTTTTATCTGCCATTGAATCTAAACGAGAAATTACCTTCTCTTTATTGAAAGTTGTAAGAGACAGAGTATTAACACCGCCGGTAGGATCAGCTGTTGTATTAGATAAAGGAATTGTAGCAGCTGTGTCTGAGCCAATATTTATTCCTTGTGATCCTAGTGTTGAGGATGGGTACGTAAATTCTGAAGCATTTTGAGTAACACCGTCTATTGATACAAGAATATCATCTTTTACATCTATTTTACTGTTTTCTGGAAGAGCAAAATGAAGTTGATTGCCATCAATTGCAAAACTATTACTAGATACTGTAACATTTGCTCCAGAGTATGTAATAGTTTTAACATCGGGGAAAGCACGAAGTATCTCAAATGAGGGAGGAATTCTAATAACACGTAATTCTACATTAAGACCTAAACCAGGAGCGTCATCGAATACGATTGTATTTTTTAAACTTGTATTTAAAGTATTAGTATTACTTAAAGAGTAAGCACTAGTAGACTGAGGCACACCCTCAACAACAGCAACAACTTCGCCAACTTTTTCAGCAGGTTCTGATAAATTAAATGCTGTTTGAGTACTTGTACCTGTATAGTTTATTCTAGATAAAGCAGGGATTAATAGAGGATTAAATGTTGCATCGTTTGGATATCTTGCTGTTGCCATTATCTACCTCTCATCGCTTTTCTTACTTTACCGTTGTTTTCAATATCTTTTACTACAAGATCAATAATAAGTTGTCCCATATCATTTCTGACTGTTGAAGATTCAACCTGTTGTGCAGTGCCATTATTTTGTACATTGACTGTAACTGGAGGAGTTTGTCCGTTCATTTTACCTGTTGCATTTAACTGATTAAGGGCAGAACCTCCAATAGCTTTTGCAGCTGGCTTACGAATCACAAACTCGCCTGGTTCTAACAAAGCAGGAACTCTGTCGCGAAGAGTATTTACAGGTCCTCCTTTTGCAAAACGCATAATACCACCATAAGGATCTACTTTACCACCACCAGCAAAACCAAATGATGCTGCAGCCTTTTGTGCCATAATACGAATAAACATTTCAAGAAATGCTGCAATAATAGCCTTTTTAAAGTCGCCTGTAGCAGCGAGCACACCTGCAAAAGCAGCAATGGTAGTGCCTTTTACATTTTCCATAATTCCTGAAACTCCTGAATTAATTTCTGCTCCAATCTCTTTAACACCTCTCTGCCCATCACCAGCAGCACCTGATTGAAGAGCTTGTGTTTTAGTAGCTGAACCATCTTCTGATTTAGATTTTATCAAAGCTGTAGTAAACTTGTCTTTTGCTTTATCAACATAAGAAATGACTAAATCTTTGATTGGTTCATTGATTAGATTGTCAATAAAGGCTTGTTGAATATCTAAAAGAAGATTAACAAATAAAGTTTTCACTCCTTCTCTGAATGTTTTTGTGGTAAGAGTACCTTCATTAATAGCTTTAAAGAAATCATTTACTGAACCAGTTAAAGTACCAGAAATACTAGACTTCAAATCATTAGCAATGTTAGTAATTAAATCAAACTCTTCTTTTAACTGACGAACTTTTTCTTCGTGATTTAATAATTCAAGAGCTGCCTCTTTATCAAGGTTCTTGATAATATTATCAAACAGTTGTTTTTCTATATCTTGTTCAATTGCTATATTAGCTAATTTTTTTACAATAAGATCATTAGCATTTTTAATATCATTTATTGCAGCTTGATTTTTTTCTGATCTTAGTTGGTTTTGTAAGTCTCTTTCTTTTTCAATTAATGCAGTTACCTCATCATATAAAGATATTTTTTTATTTAACTCATCTCTAGTAATTTCGCTTTGAGCTTTTGAGTTTTTAACTTGAAGTTTATAAGTATCCATAATACCGTCTTTAGCATCTTTAATATACTCATCTAAACTTTGTCCTCCAATATCAAGACTGATTTTACCTATGTCTGGAAGTTCAACTTCTTTTATTATACCGATAGCTTTTAAAAGTCCATTAATTATATCTGACTCAGCTTCAATTAATTTTTTTCTACCTTCTAAGTAGCTTTTTGCTAATTCTATTTCTCCTTTTAGTAAAGAATAGTTTGCCTCAACTAATTTTAGTTCTGCTAATCTGTTATCTTTATCTGCTTCGATTTTAGCAAGGTTGATTTTTTCTTGAGTATTTAATACACTTATTTGCAATTCAAGAGCCCTTCTTTCGTTTGCTCTTTTCTTATCTTCTAGTTCTTGTAAAGGAAGAATTATTTTATTATATTCAAAATTATTTTCTTTTCTCAATGCTGCAATTTTTTCATCATTAATGTCTTTTTCTGCTTGTAACATTTCCATTCGATTACTGAGTTCAACTTTTTTCACATCATACTCAAACTGAGCAATAGCACGTCTTCTTTCAATATCATTAAGATTATTTTGATTTTCTACCTCTAATAGTTTCATTCTAGCATTAAACTGATTTTGAGAAGTAGAAGTAGCAGCCTTTTCAACTTCTATTCTAGCATTTAAAAGCGCTTTTTGATCATCTAATTCGCTAGTAATTTGTGTACCCTCTAGCTGTGCTCTTGCTAGCTTACTTTGCAAAGACTCTCTTTCTTGGTCAAGTTGTAGTAAATTTTTATACTGTTCTAACTCTTTTACTCCTGCTTGATTTCTTGCTTTTTGTAGCTCTAAAGAAATTTTTTCTCTATTAATACGCTGAATTCTTACATCTAATAATTCTTTTTCAAGTTTATTTTGAGATACAAGCGCATTTACAGCAATTAATTTGTTTTGAAGTTTTAGAGCGTCAATCTGTTGTTTCATCTGTATAGCTCTTTTTTCTTCTATTAGTCTAATCTTTTCTAGTTTTGCAGGTAATTGAATAATAATACCTGCTTGAGCTTTAAGGGCTGCAATACCAGCCTGATAAATATTAACTGTATCGCCATTTAAATTTTTACCTTTTTTCTGTTCATCATTTAAAGTATTAAAAGCATCAATAGTTTGTTGTAAGTACTTAACTCTATTAGCCTGTTGTTCTGCGGCATTTTTAGCTAGAGAACCGTCTATTCCTAAAACACCTTGAGCAATAGCAGTATCGACTGCTCTAATTTCTTTAGAAAAAGATTCTCTAAATGTTTTTAAGTTTTTTTCCGCTGCTAATAGTTTCTCAGTTTCTTTACTTTGTGTTTGTATTCTATAAGTTAAAAATAGAATACTTTCTGCTAATGCTTTATTTTGTCCACCAGCAGCTTTTTGAGCTTCTTCTAATTCTTTTAATATATTTTTATATCCTAAAAGAGTTTTTGCTGATTTCTCAGCAGTAATAGTTCCTGCATTAAAGGCATCATCATAAGTAGTTTTAAGATTCGCTAGTTTAGCTTCAGAATCGAATACTACTTCACCAAATTCTGTAAATCTAGCTACTCCGTCTTGTCCAACCTGTCCTATTGATTCACCTAATATTAGAATTTCTCCAGAAGCCTCTCTAGACAATCTACCAGCGTCTTTTATTTTTATAATAGCAGCAGCGAAAGCTTTTTCTGATAACCCAGTGTTTTCTGCTCCTCTAGATATTTGAAAACTAAATTCTCCTAAACCAGATGATACAATTTTTAGAGCATCTTTTAAAGCATTATAAGCTAGAGTTTGTTTAGCTATATCCCCTGTACCAGTATCCATCTCTTCTCTAAGCTGTCTCATGCGACCTGTTAATTCTTTTATTTGTTCATCAACAGGAACAGCTACTGTTTTTAAAAGCATAGCTTCCCACTCATTCATAATTTCTATATTATCTACAGTAGTAGTTGATACAGATTTTATAGCTGTATTAACTAAGTCAGCATAATCAGCAGCTTCTTCAAGTCCTGCTAATTCAATCATTGATTGACTTACATCTGTTACAGCTGATACTAACCCTTTAAATCCTTTTTCTATCATTCTTTGTTCTTCACCAAGTTTAGAAAACCAATTAACTACTGAACCAATGGCATCAATACCAAAAAACTGTAATATAGATTGTATTGTAGTTACTGCAAAAAACAATAGATTTAATTTAGATAGCGCAAACCCTACTGCAGTACCAAATGCTGTAACAGCTACAGAAGCTACCTTAGTGCTTTTAGCTAAAAATCTGGAAGCTATTCCAGCTTGCTGTTCTGCCAAGGTTAGTTCTCTAACAGTTTGTGTTAATGCTCGTGTTCTTCCTCTTGATTTTTCTAAGGCTATATTTTTCTGTTCTAAAGTTCTATTACTTGCTCTAACTGCAACCTGAAAAGCACGTTCTTCAGCTATTTGAGCTTTTAATGCGTCTCTTGCTGCTTTTGCCTCAGCTACTGAACCAATAGAACCACTTAAAACAGCTTGTTTAGCTTTTGTAGCTTCTCCAGCTATCTCTCTACGACCTGCAAAACCTCCTTGACCAACAAAGCCTCCAGCAGCTTCTGTTGCTTTAGCAGTTGTAGCTGCAAATTGTTCTGAAGTCCCTCCTAGTTTTCGAGAAAAAGATTCTAAAGTTCCTAGAGCTTTATTAAGACCAACAACAGAAGATTGGGTAAATTGTGCTACTTGTTGTGCTGCTCCTCTAAATACAAGAGTAAATATACCTCCTAAAACTAAAAGAGTATTACCAAAATCTTTTGACAAAAAAGCCACAAAAGGTTCTATAAAATTGGCTATAGATATACCAATTTTAGTAGCTAAGTCTAAGAATTTTGCGGAAAGTTGTTCGAGAGATTTTTGCGCACTGCGAGAAGATAAGTCGATTTCATTAAATTTTCTCTGACCTTCTTCAGCTACAGCATTAGCAAACGCTTGACGACGTTCAAACTCAGTTAATGATCCTACGCTTCTATTTAACGATGCTGCATATTTTTCAACAGCTGGCTCAATACGAGTAAAGATACCAATTTCGTCTAATAGTTCAGGTTCTAGTTTAATAGCACCACGAAATACACGCTGAATAGACTCAGTTAAATTTCTACCCAAAGCTTTGGATGCTTTAGTAGCTACTTCAGTTAGTTGCTCAATTTGATCTGTATTAAAACCCGCAGATAAAGCAATGTTAGCATTTTGAGCAGCTTCAGCGGCTGTTAATTGACCTTGTGTTACTTCTTGAAGTTTAGATATAATAGCATCACCACTTAATCCAATTTCAGCAGCAAGTGTACGAGTACCTCTAATAGTAGTTTCAACTTGAGCAGCGCGAGATAGTGCAGAAAAAGCCTGCTGGACTGCAAAGATATTTGCAGCTGCACCAGCATAAGCAGCAACAAAACCGCCTAAGCCAGAGGCTTGAGCGGCAAATTGTCTACCTGAAGCAGCAGAAGCTTTTCCTAAATTTTGAGAGGAACGAGTAGTACGCTCTTGAGCTTGATTCAGCTTATTGACGTCTTTAGCAGCTTTATCAAAACCTTGTGTGGTAGCTTTGGTACGAATCTCATTTATTCTACTAGCCATTAATCATCCTATCTAAATTTGGAACCAGCTTTTGCTTTTCGTTCTTCTTGTTTACGCTTTTCTTCATAAAATTTGCTATATTCTTGAATACAAATTTGAAGCATTTCAAAAGTATCTTTCCAGTTTACCATTTGAAATATTGTCATAATATCTGATAAACCCGCATACTCTTTACCTAACCAAACTCCATTCATACCTTCAACTTTATCAGGTAATACATTCATTAATACTAAAGCTTGTTGAGCCTCTAAAGATAAATCTGAAGTATCAAGAGGTTGGTCATCAAAATCTTGCCAACCCATTTGATCTGCCATTAACCAATATTGTTCTTTTGTAATACCTCCACCTACAAAATTAGACTGGAGGTATTTTATTAGTTTTTTTCCGCTTCAGCTTTTTTTGTTACTGAAAACTGTTCAAAATCATTCATACAATCAGTAATAAACTGATCAAATACAGAAGAGTTTTTAATTAGTTCAAGAGCTTCTTCTTCTGAATAGGCTACGTTTTCTTCTAGATTAACCCCTGTTAAATCAACAGGCAAGAGTTGTGGAAGATTTTTTAATTTTAAACCTTTCCATCCTCTAATTGCTTTTTTAGTATAAGCTTCTAAAAACTTATCTTGATCAATCTCTTCTTCTCGCTGACGAGTACGTTTATTAAATTTATAAGTTAAACTTTGGTTTCTAATCTTAACTAGATCTTCTCTGCTAAGATACGCAATTTTTAAAATAAAACCATCAATGTCTGGATATTCTACTTCAGTGATAGTTTCTGTTGCAATTAAATTTGAAATTTTACTCATGTTTTCCCCCTACTAGGTGTTAATATAAAAAAAGGGTGTCCATCATTATTAGCTAAAACAGAGCTGAGGGGGAAGCTCGTTGTTGCTCATGATGAACACCCACATGAAATTATTTACCCCCTCAAGTAATAATTTTATTAGTTATTATCACTTTTTACGAAGAACTCAATCTCGTCTCCAGAACCACGCTGACCTTCTTGTGCAAGGAAGTCAACAGACATTCCAAGAACATCATCAATTTGATGAACTGGAAAGTTAAACTGCACTGCTGGCATTGCAATATGGAAATATGGAGCAGTTCCACCACCAATTTGAATGTTAGCAGAGCTAGTAATTGCGTGAGACACACGAGAGTCATTCACAACTTTGTTCAAGAACTGTGCAGAGTTTGCTCTTGTGGAGTTTTCTGAAGCAGATCTTAGATATGCAGTAAATGATCCTGTGATTGTTCTAGATCCTGTAAACTGCCCAATTGGAGTGTTCAGAGCAGCTAGTTCTTCTGGTGTTAGATATGTAACATCGTTAGAGTAGCTAAAGCTTAGACCAGTTACAGGGAATGAGTATACGTTAGCGCCTTCTGCAGCAGATCCTTGATGTGAAATCTCAATAGCACTTAGACGGTTTTTAATAAAGTCAACAGTATAAGTTGAACCTTCTACGTTCATTGTTGCATAAGGATGGTGTGAAGCTGCGGCTGTAGTAGTAATAGATGCATTAGGAGTAATAGTAGAACCATCGTTGTTAACTCCTCCAAATACAGCAATAGCCTTATTTCTTGCATCGCCTGTTAATTCAACCATTTCTGTACCAAAACCACTCCAAGTAGTAGTTGCAATTCCATCAACAGAAGCATCGATTTCACCACTGTTTACAATCGCTTTCTTAACTTGGTATACAAGGTTATCAAGCTTAAAGTACATATGATTTTCTTGAGCAATAGCAAAGTTAGAACGAGTTGAATGTGTGTTTGCTGATGCTGCAGTATTTGCTGATTTAATTTTAGCAGAAGAGGTGTTAGTATCATAGAACCACACAGACTGTTCACCACCGTTTGAAGATGCAGGAGCTGTATTACTAATTAATGATTGCCATAAATACCAATCAGCTACAGGTTTTGAATTTCCTGTTTCTGCTAATCCTGTACCTTGAGAAGGATCATTTACTTCTGCTCCAGTAGGTCTTAAATATGTTTGAAAATTCCACTCCACAGGATTACGTGCAGTGTTAAATCTTTGTACACTTCTGTCTGGGTCTAATCCACTCTCTAATGAGGTGATATCTTGAACCGCAGAATCAGCAGAAAGAGCGTACCCCGCTAAAACCTCAATTCTCCAGGTATTAGCAGGAGTAAGATCAGCAGCTGCTGTTGAAGTCAGCGACAAGTCTTTTATTGAGTAAAAGACTGTAGTATTTCTTTGTAAGTTTAGCTGAGTACCCGCCATTTTTTAACTCCTTAATTATCTAGTTCATACTCAATGATAAGTTCTATCTCACCAATTCCGTATGGTTTTACTAATCCCTCATCAGTATCTACACTGTTTATAGTTATATCTCTTATATCATATATACCAGTGTTCATATTATATATTACGTGTTCTATGTCTTGAATTAAACTATCTAATCCTTTAGATGAATCTTCCTCTGTGACATAAATTCTAAGAGTTAAAGTTATTATACCCGTGGTATTACCTAAAGTATTGTATACTCTAACCTCTTCTCCGACTTGAAAGTAGATCGAGGGGAAATCGTTTACTTCGTCTAAAAATTTTACTTTTCTAAATACATTACCATAAATATTATTTTGGAATGTATAAGATGAGTTTAAAGATGATATTGATTCATTTATCAACTTTAAGTTATTGAGAATATGATTAATAATATTTCTTCTCTGATTCGACATTATAAGTATAGCACCTGTAATTGGTTCTGGCAAACTAAATTTTTTTAAGTCCTAATAATTCTAAACTGTCTGCCGAACAATTCTTGAGCAGTTTGCCTAATCGTTGGTCTGATTAGTCTTTGTCCGACAGCATAAGGACGGGAATGAAATTTATCAAAATATTGAGATACGGGGGGATCAGCATAATAAGATATTAAACTTTTCTTATAATCAACTATAAATTGTAAAGAATTAACAAACTTACCAGTTCTATATTTTAATCCCTCAGTAGGGTTAGGATCACCTATTCTAGGCATTTTGCCTTCAATTTTGTTTCTCAAAATAGTAGTTAGTTGAATTGAAGAAATAAATCTACCAGTGTCTTTTACTGATTCTCTTCTTTTTACGTTTCCTCTTTTAATTTTACCTGATACTCTTGGAATACTACCACCAGTAGGAACTCCAAACAATATTTCAAAATCAAGTGATGGAGCGTTTTTAAATGTCTGAGTAGAAGTTTTTCTTTTACCATCTATTTTTTCTATAACCTTTTGAAACTCTTCTAAACTAGATGCTGTAACAGCTGCTCCTGATTCTGTTAATTGGTTAATTAAGTTTTTTTCAAAAGTTGAAGATAAGTTATATTGAATATTATTCTTTTTTAATTCAGTAACAAAAGGAGGAGAAGTAAAAGCAGTTTTTGGAAAAAATATATTTATTACATTAACAGAAGTGACTTTACCTTTTACAATATTTGCTTTTGAGATAAGCAAGTTTTTAGCCTTGTTATAAAACTGCATATGTAGTTCAGGATCATTATCTCTAATTAAGTTAAAGAATCCTGGACCTCCTACTTTAGCTCTGGCTGCTTTTAATACTTCTTCAGGGTTATTTACATCAAAAGATTGTTTTCCTACTTTACCAAAATCTTTATCTTGTCTTAATAATCCTGTTTGCTCAGCTTCAGTTGCTTGCAATTTAATAGCATCTAAAAGACTATTATTAAAACCAGAATATGCTGCCTGTCCGATAGTAGATCCATACTTACTACCTCTTTTTGCTTTTACTTCAGGTTGTAGTATGTCTTGTTCGTCAGTTCCAAGAATTCTAGATAAAACTCTAGCTATTCTTGGGCTTTCAATTTGTAGATCAGGAACACCGGCTACGTTTTTTGCTGCTTGTTCAGAAACTCTGCCTCCATAATATTTTGCTAGAGTTCCTTCAATTCTATCGCCCCATAACTTTTCTTGTCTAGCATTTTTAGTACCTGATAGTTGTCCCATAGCTTTAAACAAATTTGTATAATTATTTAATAACTCTGGTTCTGTAACTGTAACTTGATAAGCTATAATAGGCTTTGCCATTACATTACAATCCTGTACATTTCAAGAACTCTACGAATATGAGGAGGGAAGTTAGCACTTAATGAGTGCTGCTTACCTGATTCTCCACTTAGAGAGAATCCTGCATTTTCCTGAGTTTGTTTATGTAAAATTTTGATATAATCTAAAGTAGCAACTTTAATATCTCTTGGAATAATAGCATAACCACCATCATAAGTAATCTTAATACCAGATGGATAATCTTTAAACATAATATTAGGAATCACAGAAATATCAGGAGTACCTCTAACACCTCCTATATATCTTTTTACACCTCCAGTGCCTCCATCCCAAATATATTGAGGATCAGCACGAGAGTCATCTTTTATAGTAGAACTGTTATTAGTACCGTCTAAGTGTAGTAAAACTACAGTATTATCATCAGTTGGGTGTTGATAAGTAGGAGGAGTAAAAGTATTAGTATACTTAGCATCAATAGTTACTCTAATTTCATCAGCATAGCCTTTGAAATAGTTTTCCTCACCGCTAATATCACGTTTTCCTACAAATAGTGATGTTCCAGAAGAGAATGAAGGAACAGAGTTAGTTGTAGTCTGTGTGTCTACTAAAGCACCTTCTACAAATAATTTTAAACTATTATCTTCTCTAGTAACCGCATAATGTAAAAACGTATTTGCTCTAGAAGGATAATAAGAATTAACATTACCAACACCAGTTGTGTGATAAACATTCATAACCTCAGTGTTTGCACTTCTTGCTGTAAATTTAGCACCAAAATATGGATCAAATATTAATTCCATATAATTAGTATTACTAGAGGCTCTACTAATTAAAGTTTTGGTATTATTAAATAGTTCAGATCTAAAAAATCCTTCGATAGTAAAGTCGTCTGTTTGAAAATCAAACTTTTGATTATTAGAATCAGGATCGTTTACATAAATTGCTCCACTAGTACCATTAAACTGTAAAGAACTTTTTCCAAACTTCTTTCTTCTAGTGTTTAGAGACGCCCCAGCAACAGTTGTAACTGTAGAAGAGTCAAAATTATCAGATACAAACGAACCGTCACTACTTGGACCAAATAGTGTCATATGATTTTGTCCGTCAAATTCTGTTACTGATTTTACGCTATTGATAGGTAGTCTAGACACAAAAACCTGAGAAACTCCTCCATCAAAAGTTTCTGTATAAACATTACTTTTTATTTCTCTGCCGATATAACTTTCTACAACAGAACAAGCATAATGAATTAGATTACTTAATCTAGTATCATAAGTAGGACTATTAATTTGAAGATACTCTTTTACCTCTCCTAAAGTTACAAAAGGCACAGTTACTGATTGTGTCATAATTATACTCCTTAATCATCAAGAGTAGTAGTTTTTGATGTCTCAGTTACAACTTTTTTAGTAGTTGCGCTTACTGTTCTATTAGTTACAGTAGCAGCGGGCTTTGGAGCTTTGTGTTTTGCTCTCCACTTAGCTTTCATATCTTCTTTATCAATTCCTGTGTAGGTTAGCATTTGCTCAAGAAATTCTTGATAATCACTAATTGATAATAATCTTTGAATTGGATCCATTTTTTCCTCCTAGTAAAAAGGGGTAGGCGTTGTTTTACACCTACCCCGTTGTATTAACGCCTAGTTAATGATTTAATAGTCGAAACTATTAGGAACCAGAACGTACAACCGCTGCATAAGGATACTTAGAAGCATCTAGAGCCGCACTTGAGTTCGTGGTTAGCGCTTTAAAGTCAAAGCGTGTGCTCATGTACATCGCAGTGACCTGCTGGCGTGGTTCGTACTCGCTCTCGATTTCCATGCCGCGTCTTTCAGCAATCATGAATCCAGGCTTGTAGACAAGTGCGCCGATATCATAATCAGCACCGCCAACGTTATCTAGGAATTCAGTAATTACAACTGGAATTCCGTAGATGGCGCCAAGTGAACCTGTTAAGTAGGTCGCATTTGGTCCGAACTTATCAACTGTACGGAAGTCAGACTCAGCTACTAGTGAGTTATAACCTTCAACAGTTGTTAAGTATACTAGCTGATCACCAAGCTGTAGACCGTACTTACCAAGTAGGGCACGAGCAGAGGCAATGTTAGCTGGAGAGGCTTTAGTAGAGTTACCACCAGTTTGAACGTTAAGTGCAGAAGCGCCAACAGCGTTAGCTAGCTCAACAACACCTGTGATAACAGAAGCGAATCCAGCACCACCAGAAATAGCAGCAACAGAGTTAGCTGTAAATCCAGTTAGAGCGCCAGTACCACGTAGGATCGACTTATCGATAGAACGTGCTAGACGACGAGTTGCACCAGCGCGGAGGAAGTCGATAACAGGAAGAATTGTATCTTCTTCTTCATCTTTAGCAATATGAGTTGTAGCCATAAACTTGTGTGGTGTAAACTCAACAGCTTTGATCTGGTTATTACGTCCAGAAGTTGGTACGTTAGTTGTGTCTCCAATACCAGACGCATATGTACCGTTAGCAAACTGTGCAACGTCGTCAGTGGTATCTTCATCAGCAACTGGTACTCTGAAGGTTTTTGCATCAACAGCAATACGCTCAAACATTGGAGCAATTACTAACTGCTGCTGCATCTCTTCATAAATATTTGAAGAGAAGTTAGAAAGGAACTGGTCAACAGTTGTGACATCAGCTTTCATACGAGCACCAAACTTGGTGTCCATTGGATTAGACTTACCAAGAGCGTGTGCAAGCATAACAGCTTTTGCCTGATCAGCTGAACTCCAACGATCAGAGTTACGCTGAGACTCCTGCCATACCATCTTGCTGTTCTGAAGAGCAGCAATTTCTTCTCTATATTTTTCCATCTGAGCTTTTAACTCAGCAACAGCTTCGGTCTCACGAGGAGTGTAAGCGGTTGAGTGTGTTTCATGCACGATAGTTTGTTTATCTTGTGCATCTGTTTCAGCTAAAATAGCCTGACCAGTTTTTTCGATTAACTCAGCCACTCTAGGCTCAGAGACTTCTACTGGGGCGGCTTTAGCTTCTGCTTGTTTATTTTCGGTTGCGCCTGTGTCAATAGTTAGCACATCACCTGCAGTTTGAGTAGCCATGTCGTTATTCTCCTTTTCTACGGTATTAATTTCATGCCCATGTAGTTTTAAGGCTAGATCTCTATGATCATTTTCTTTCATTTGAGAAAGTTCGTTTACCATCACATTTAAGTAATTTGCGAAGACATAATCTGAATCAGACCAATCGTCTCCGTTTGATTTTAGGTTAAGTAGTTTGTTTAGTTTTTCTTGGAAATCAAAGCTACTTACAACTCTCTCGTCACTTTTCAAGTTAAATAAAGATTGTTCAGTACCTGTATTGGTTTCCATGTAGTGTGTTTTAATTTCTTGTCTGACTGAATCAGTTAAAGTACTAATAGCTGTATTGACCATATGAATATCGTATTTAGTACCGATATCCCATGAATTCACTACAGCAATATCTTCAGCCTTAACTGTAACTATATTATCTACTGTTTTTCCATTAACGTCAACTTCTAAAAATTTAAAGTTTGGTGATTCGGCAGTAGCAATTTTAGTAATTTTAAATCTTTTTCCTTCGTACTTTACAAAGGTTTCAGTGTCTAAACTAGAAGTCTCAGCAGATAAGAGATTTACGAAAGGAATTGGCGCCATTGGGTCAATCTCTTCAAAATCTTCTTCCTCTTCTTCGCCCTGTGACATTTCAAGAACAGGTTCTGCAGATTTTTCTTCAGTGACACTTTCTTCAGAAGTTTCTTCAGTTGCTTTTTCTTCCACTTCAATTGTCTCTGTAATTTCTTCTACAGCCTCAACATCGGTTTCAGAAATGGCTTCATCAGATTTCTCTTCTAAAACGGTATCTTCTGTTTCCATTTCTTCCTCGCTTTCTTTGAAATTTTTGACGAAGTTATCATATTCATCGTCTGCTTCAAAACTTTTTCTAATGCTGAATAGTGAATTTTGATTAGCGGGTACACTGACTACACTAATTTCTAATAATTCAACATCGGTAATAGTCATAGAATCTGAGTGAGGGTCATATTTACCATCTTTAACTCTGAATCCTACTGAAAAACTCTTTAAAGCTCCATCTTTAATTAAAGTTTGAACTCCATGTAATTTCTCAGCTGCATCACTAACATTACCTTCTACATAGATGCCTTTTTTATCAACAGTAACTTTTTCTACCTTTCCAATAGGCTGATCATGTTTATGTTGGTATAATAAAACAGGGTTTTTTCTGTAGTTGTCTACTCCTTTAGCCCACGCTTGTGCAGTAACAACATCTCCGACCCTGTCTTTATCAGTAGTATTTGCGTATCCAGCAATTTTTAATCCTCTAGAAGTTTTTGTTAACTTCTTGGCTTCAAAACTACTATTTAAATAAAAAGTTTTTTCCATTTTCTTTTCCTTTATTCGTTAGCGCTAGAATCTAATGATTCAGGCCTACCTCCTAAAGAAGGGTCAACAGCGCTTCCAGTTATATTTTGAGGAATTCTTATTGAATCGTTTTCCTCGCCATCTAATCTCTCTAATCCTAAACCAGATCTTGCTTCATTTACTGTTATAATACCAGTGTTAACAAGGGTTGAATAGTATACGGCTTGTGTCTTATTATCAGGTTGTAGCGCAGAAATAGCTGTTTTATCAGGCCTAATAACTACTCCACCATTAAAATAGTGGGAAAAAGCACTACAAAATAATGATAAAAGCGGTAATACTGTGTGATTATAAAATAACATTTCGTTTGCTGCAATATTAGCATTGTTACCGCTTTTTAGGAGAACATAAGGTACTCCTAAAGATTTTGCTATGTCTTGCTGAATTCTTTCGATAGAGTTTTCAAAATCTAATTCAGTAAAACTAATATTAGAAAACTTGTCTATTTTTAACCCGCCATCTAAAATTGCAGGACTTCTAGCTCCTTTAAATAAGGAAGAGTAGTTACTTCTCCAAGCTTCTAATAATCTTTCTTTTACTTTTGGACTTAAAACATTGTCTGTTTGAAGAACAAGTCCTGGAACCGCGTTATTCTTAAAAAAGACTCTTTGAAACTCTGTCATTTGATAGTATAATTCAAATAATCTTTCTAAGTTTCTTAATTTACTGGTTCCTCTAAAGATACTTTCCTCATTGTCTGATTTAATATGAATAACTTCATCAGGAGTAAAAGTAATTCTTTCTGCTTTTGATGTTTGTCTTGAAAATCCAAAATAATCTGTATTAGTATTGTGAATTAAGTAATTGTAGTGACTAACAAAAGTTTTTGAATCAGCAACAACTTCAACATCGTTTGCAGGTAGTAAATATAATCCACCGTTCTCTTTATCATAGTAGAAAAATGCATTACCGTCAAGATAAAAATCTAAAAATGCCCTTCTGAATAAACGAGCTCTATCCTCAAAGGGATTAGGCTTAGCATTCATTATTTTGTGAATTTTTTTAGCTGCACCGCCGTCTACTATTAAAGGCACGCTTGTAGCCGCGTTTATTATGACTTCAATAGATCTATTAACAATCTCTATCTGTCTATAGGCTGATTCAAAATCAACTATTGACTCTGGTAAATTGTAAGGATCTCTTGAAGCAATAAACGGTTGAGCAGGGTTAAGCTTTTCTCTTGTAGTAAGCCTGTCAGCAAGCCAATCTCTAATTCCCATTATGTTTCTCTTTTTGTATATTTATCCAGTTAATAATTTTCTTATCAAAAGAAATAGGATAAACTTGTCCATATAAATTATGTAAAAGACTGTGGTGAAAATTACATAAAGTGTATAAATTAGTATTATTTAAGTACTCTTTATAATCTTCTTTAAATTTTATTCTTATACTCTTAATGTACTCTACATCATCTATTCTGTCAATTTTATTTTCTTTACACCAGTGATGAAAGAGCTCAGAAATAGAATATATGTGATGTAATTCTAGTTTCTCTTTTGATCCACATATATAACAAGACTCATCATATTTATATTCTTTTTTGATATAATCTCGTATATATTTTATAGGGATTCTTTTAAGCATATATACTAACTTGTCCTCTCATATTAGAATATATTGCATATCTTATAGCATCACAACAATGAGAAGTCCAGTCGTGTAAAGGTTTTTGTTTTTCCGTTCTCTCATTCCATCTATAAGCAGCCATTGAATCAAAACTATGTCTAGCATTATCAATATCAAAAGTTAACTTATCATTATCAACTAAGTTTTGAACGGATAATATACCGTCATTTACACTTTTTTGAGCATTCTCACAATAAATATCATAGTCATATGCTAAATCAGCTTTAGTTTGTTGTGCTGCAGAATCAATATAAATTGTATCAATATCCCATTTATCTGCAATTTCTTTTATGTGTTCTGCGTGTACTGAAGTAGTTCCTTCTTTTGCTACATATTCATCTACAACAAAGTATTCATCATCTTTATTTTTAGCTAATACAACAAAAGCTGTTTCGTCTCTATAACCAATATCAAGACCTGCTATAAACTCATATCTATAATCACCCGGATTTATTTCTTCAATCTGTCTTAAATGCTTATTTTCGTCAATATTATAAATTTTACCTTCTAGAGTTACCCAATCACATTCATACTCTTGACCAAATAAGTTTCGGCTCATACTTTTACGAGCTTCTTCGATATCTTTTTGATTTAGTAAAGGGTTTGATTTCCAAGTAAATCTAGCACTTCCCCACTCTTCAAATTCTGGATCTTGCCCTCTTATATAGTACTCATATAAATAATTACCTTTTCCTCGTGGTGTTGATATCCACAAACAACGAGAATCAGGAAAGGTAGATAGCGCAGGTCTTAAATCTCTAGTAAAATACTCATCATTAGGAATAATTGCCGCTTCGTCGACTATTAACAAATTAGCCGCTCTACCAATTAAGCTATCTCTATTATTAGCAGATAGAAGTCTAAAAGTACTTCCATTAATTAATCTAATGACTTTATCTTTTTGATTAAATCTGTCAGTTTCTAATGCTAAATCTCTAATTATTTGAGTAGTATAATCCCAAATAATTGAAGACAAAGAAAAGTTCGGTGCAACAACCATTACCTGTGTTCCAGGTTCTAAAAGCTTAGCAAAGGCTAAAATGGCAGCGGCATAGGATTTTCCTGTACGACGTGCTGATATATGTACCCAAAATCGGTTATTCTCTAAACCTTCAACCATTCCCCACTGGCTTTCATTCAGCTTTAAATCAAGCTGGTTTACCATAGGGATTCTATGTAGAAGTTTTTCTAAATTGATTTTAAAAAATTTATCACTCATTATCTATACATATTTAAAATAGTATAAATAAATCCAGCAAGACCTCCGATAAACATGCCGATAAAGATTAAAGTTTTTAAACTAGTTTTACCTTGAGTAGCTAATACTTTTAAATCTTGTACTTCTTCAAAAGTATACTGAATTTGCTCTTGAAGTCTTTCAAAATTTTCCATGATTTTATCATATCTTTCAGCACAAATTGCTTCATGCTTGGACAGTTCGAGTTTTGTATTTTGGCTACGTTCGTGCAATGTCTCTACATCGTTTTGAAGCTGATCTAATTCTCTTTGTGTATCCATAAGAATTCTCCAACCCCCTCGCTAATTTATTTATGACCACTCAGTTGTTTTTGTATCAAACCAATTATTAGCCATTGTTGAAACCTCTGCATCTGTCATAACTACAGGATCTGTTTCTGGATCTTCGCTCTCTGTTGAAAAAGGATTAACAGAGTGCATAGTTAATATTCTAGTATTAAAAGTTTCTTTTGTAAATACTGTTAAAGTACTAGGAATATAATGTTCTGCACTATCACTAATACATCCAACATAGGTATGATTATTTGAGTTATACCAGTAACCACCATCATCAATCCAAATTGGGGTTTTTTTATTATTTGAGCGTGCTCTTACTTTGTGAAGTTTATATTCAACTATCATTTGAATTCTCCTCTAAATCGTTTTTAGGAAGAAACAGAGCATCCTCATCATAGTGATTTCTTAAGCCTTGTAAACTCATCCTTACTTCGTCTACTTTTAACTGATCAAGAAGTTTTTCGCACATTGCATCTAAAAACTCATACATAGGCTTAATTGTATAGTCATCTATTTTTTGTTCATACTCTAAAAAAGCAGCCATATCTAAATGTATTTTTCCAGGATTCACTCCTATTTGTTCTAGATACTCTTGCTCTCCTTTTGTAATTCTTCCACTTTGTCTAACATCTCTTAAACACTGAACTAAGCTTCTTTTTAAGTGTGATCTTGCTTCTTCTTTTTCAAAGTCTTGTTCAGTATAATCTTTATAATTTTCTTTTAAATCATCGTACAAATTAGATAAAGTTAATACATCTTTCATAGCACCTTCAACATATTTCATTCCATTAGCCATGCCGCTTTTTAGTTGAGCAATATCTATCTCTAACAACTGCTTTTTTAAGACATCTTTTTCTTTATCTAGTCTCTCTTCTTTTTGTTTTAGTTTAATCTCATTCTTTAAATAATTCCATTTTGCTTCTTCTAGTGCTTCTCTTTTTCTAGTCATTTCTGCACTAACTTGTCTTAAATTTTTCATTGGAGCTGCATAACTTAAGTTAATATGTCTCCAAGTCCATTGTGAATGAGATCTGTTCCAAATTCTTTCAGTCTCTGCAACATTAGCTATAGCTATGTCTACTTTTTTTGCATTTTCTGCTAGTGTCAAGTTGCCAAAACTTTTAACATTAGCCATATCACTAGTGTTAAAAACCTCAGAAATAGTAACACCTCTAGCTTCTTCAGCTACTTGTACTAAATCTTTATTATCTTTTGTTATTGTAATATCAGCCATGTTCCCCTCATTCTATGATATATTAAAACTTATTGAAATTCTATCTTCTGTATTTTCATTGGGCTCAACATAATGTTCTAACCATGATGGAAATATTATACAAGCTCCTGACTCTGGTGTCAACCCATAATTTTTAACTCTAATTCTGCTGGTCTCTGACCTACTAGCGGGATTGACTAAAATTAATCTGCCACAATTTTCTGGAACCCTTACATAATATACACCGCTAAGCTGTCCACTGTGTACATGGTGAGCATTATAGGAGTATTGTGAATTTATATTTAACCACATAGAATCTATATTTAAAGGAGCTTTTGTTCTCTCAGAAAACTCTTCTGCTATTCCAAAACTAATTTCATCTAACTTATCTATTAAAGGATGCAATAATTCTTTATACTCTTCAAAGATATAATCATGACTTTGCCAGCCTAAAAAATTAGAACGTTTTTTACCTTTTGAACTATTTTTTAACCAGTAAGCAAACTTAATTAGTTCTGTATTAAAAGATCCATAATTAGGCAGTTTAAACCCCCAAATCGGTATGGGCATTATGTTTTCTAAAAAATCATTATGGTTTATCATCTAAAATGAGTATATCCTTGAACCCAAATAACTAAAGACCACCTTGTTCCTCTAGTAACAGGGGTTACTCTATGTCTCATATAACTCGGAAATAAAATAACACTGCCTCTGTCTTTTGGCATAGTCACTGGCTGACCTTCATCAACCTGTAATTCTCCTCCTTCATAATCAGAGGGGTCAGAGAGCTGTACTACCATAGAGATTTTTCTTCCATAAGAATTACCTCCTCCTACATCAATATGCCAATCATAGTGTTGTTTAGTCTCATTACTTGTGTACTCTAGAAGTTGTAACCCATGCATAATACCTGCAATTTCAAAATCAAAATGATGTTGATTAGTTACATCCGCTATAAACATCATTTTTTCAAATAGACCATTTGTTTTTTCGTTGATGAAAATATTACGAACATAAACGTCACGAGTTTCTCTTCTAATTTCACCTCCGTTTTCTCCTACAGAGGCAAATTCTGGATATTCGTTTTTACCATATTCAATAACCCAATCACACTCATCTGGAGTAAAATACATTTCTCTTTTAGAGTGTTCAGCATTATGAAACACAAATCCAGGAGTTCTAGGTTTTTGTCTTGGAGCCATAAACTTTGCCATTATTCACCTACCTTAAACTCAAATTTTTCTGGAAGAGGCTTCTTTTCTTGAGTAGTTTCCCAAGGCTTTTTTGATAAGTTATCGTACATACTATGTAGTTCTTGAGACTCTTCCCAAGGTTTTTTTACTATAGTACGATTACCAGTTTTTGGAATTCCAAGAGAGGTTCTTCCGTCAAACTTACATTCTTGTGCATACGGACCGTTTGCATCTACATAGTGAAAAAATACTTGAGCTTGCCAATCGCCTCGATATTCTGGTCTCCAATGAGGCACTTCACAGCCTCTGTATAACATCATCTCTCCAAGACCAATTTCTATTTTTTTGCCGACCTTATCTTCATCATCTTTGCCTACATAGATAGGCCAAATAGGTTCACCTTCTTTAATACCGATAGTCATTGTACCAGAAATTTCACATGACGGACGATCTTTATGATACTCTAAAACTTCTCCATTTTGATAAATACGAGAGTATGTATACGCCGGTATTAATGATACTCCGATTAGATTACTTAAAGGAGCAGCTAGTCTCGCTAAAAGAGTGTCAAATAATGGATCTCCATAAATAGACCAAGATTTTGGACACTGTTTATCGTCTCCTCCTAAAGATACAGGTGGGACTAAAAGTCCCGCATCTCTTTTTACAAATAAATAATCAGTCATAAGAGAACACACCTCATGACTGACTACATCATTAAAAAGTATATATTTTTGATTTTTAAATACTTCTGCTATATTACTCATTATAATCTCCCCTCAATTTTGGATTATATGTTATTATATATTAAAAATTTTATCTAGTCAAGACTAATCATACTTTAACTTACAGATGGTAGATGTCGTATCTCTACTTTTGTGTTTGCTACAATAGGAGAGGTATTATTAAGTGTTAAAGTAGTTCCGCTAGTTACATAGTTATTTGCAGGTGTTTGCAATATACCACCAACTGTTACCATGATGGCAGAAGCTGAGGAGGGGGTCTCAGTCATAGTAAAGGTATTAGCTGTTCCATCTGCTGTATAAGAGTCGTTAGTTAAATTAGAAGTTGATGTTGATGTTATTAAATACCTTGCTTCAATTTCTGTATTAGCTACAATTGGAGCAGTATTACCGATTGTTAGGGTTGTTGCTGATGTAAAATAATCATCATTTGGACTTTGTAATAACCCATCAATTGCTACAAACATATTAGTTGCATTAGCTACACTACGAGACATGGTAAAAGTATTAGAACTACCATCGGCAGTAAACAGTTGTGACGCAAATTGATATGCTAAAGATACAGAAGTTGCAGAGACTGTAACAATTTGTGAGTTACCACTTGTCGGAGTAGCGTTTAAACCACCGCTAAAAATCAGAGAAGCTACAGCTGAATTAATTACTCCTGAAGCATTTTCTACTTTTACAGATCCTCCAGCACTGGCAATAGCTGAATTAGCATAAGAAGCAAACGAGTCTAGATTACCAGAAACATAGTTTACTCCGGTAGTTAAATTAGATTGTACAGTATTTAAATTAGTATCAAGAGCAAACGAAGAGTTAGCATATGAAGCAAAAGAGTCTAAGTTAGATTGAATTAGTCCAGAATTACCTCCTCCAGACACATACTCAACAGAATCATTTGCACTCACATAAGACAACACTGCTCCGTCAAAAGCATTTGCATTAGATAACAGTTTTAAATTAACTCTTTTTAATGATGTTGTCATTTATTATACCTCAGATAGTAACCAGCCTTGTGCTGTATTATAATACACTAACATAAAAGCAGCTCTATTTTGATTTACTGTAATATCGTCAGCCTGTCCCATTATATTAGAAGAATTTCTAGCGATAGTTATATTATTTGTTTCTGATGATCCTGTTGCGTCAATAACTCTTACAGAATTACCCATACTAGGAGAGCTTGGAAGAGTCATTGTGATTGTTTGAGAAGAACAATCAACAAAGTATGCTTTACCAGCCGACATTGTAGTATTAGAAGCAGCCTCTACCCAATAATATCCTGCAGAAGGGGATATGATATTAGAAGCATGAATATTATTCCAATTGTAAGTCTCCGATCCTAAATCATAAGTAGAACCAAGTGTTGGTAATAGGTTTGCAGTTTTAACAGTTATAGAATGTACATTACTGGTAAGTATTTGAGAATTAGAAGCATAAGCTTGAATACTCACTACTCCTGTTTCAGAAAGTTGTCTAATATCTACTTCAGTGCCTGTAGGAGGAGCAGAAGCAAAAGTTAAAGTTGTTGTATTTACAGTATAGTCTGAAACTGGTCTTTGTAATAAACCATCTACAGTAACTAGAATATTATGAGCATTAGAAGCTGTTGAAGGTAAGGTATAGTTTACAGTTGCTCCATCACCAGTACTAGTTGAAGTAGCTGTTACAGTATTACCCCCTCCAGAGCCTGAAAAAGTAGTATTTGCATAAGTTGCAAAAGCTGATAAGTTACCTTGAACTAAGTCGGCATCTCCACTACCGCCACCGCCACCGCCAGAAAAAGTAGCATTAGCATAGGTTGCATAAGCATCTAGATTACCTGCAATTACATTAATGTTTGTGTTTGCACCAGATAATCCAAAAGATACGCCATCTACATTAGCAGATACTGTATTTAAATTGGTATCTGTAGCAAATGTTGAGTTTGCATAAGATCCTAAAGTATCTACTTCAGTGCCTAAACTAGTAACAGTAGATTCTAGAGTAGATAAATTAGACTGTACAGTATTAATATTTGTATTAGCAGATGTTATAGCGTGTTCTACATTACCAAAACGTTCTGATGTGTTACCTGATGCTATATCAAGAGTTAAAGTATGACTGCTATGAGGAGAAGTCATATGGAAACCAGAGCCATCTGCTGTTTCAAAAATATGAACGTTACCAAGATGTAGAGATGCACCGCTTAACCATAAATCAGACCAAAGATGATCTGGAGAACCTAGAGCATACTCAATGTTACCAGAAGGAACTAGATTAGCATTTACTACAGTAATAGCTGTAGTATTAGAGGTTATTAAAGAGGATAAGTTAGACTGTACTGTATTTAAATTTGTGTTTGTAGCAAATGTTGAGTTTGAGTAGCTAGCAAACGAGTCTAGATTAGCATTAACTAGATTAGCGTCAGAAGAATTAGTTGCTACAAATTCAACAGAGCTATTCGCACTTACATAAGTAAGCACGTCACCTTCTGAAGCACCTATTGTGCTAAGTAAACTTGCATCAATTCTTGTTATAGACACTTATTAATTTCTCCTATGCCATTATTTTTTATTATACTGTAATTAATTTTAGTTGGCAAATATTATAAATTTAACCCTTAATTATTATCCAATCCATACTTGTGTTGGAGCACTGCTACTTTCTGATACAGTTACATTTGACCAAGGCTTAGATTGTAATATACTATTTCCTATTATTACATTTGACACTACGTTAATAGTATAAGATTCAATATTATAACTTGCCTGAGCAGGAAGAGTAGCAACATTTATACTGAGTCTTGTAAGAGTATTACTATAGTTTATAGTAGTTGGAATAGATATTGCATTGGCCACAACATTAGTTAATACATTAGCTGTAGCATTAGAGTATGCTAAACGATCTGTAGAAGCATTCCAAGTCATACTATTCTATCCTTACAGCATAAGTTACACAATCTTGTGACTGTTTTATCAGCATATAATTATCTCCATTTTCATCTTGAACTATCTTTCCGTCATTATGTTTTTGATTTTGATAAGCAGTAGCTTCCGTGGTATTAATTAATGCACTGTCTGTATAATAGTAGAGACCTTCCATAGTTTGATAAGGAATTCCTCTGAAAGGATTAAATAGTATAACTGGTGTTAGTGAACCAATCTTATTACCCGAAGAATCTCTTGTAGGTATCATTTGTGTATATGTGTTAACACTATTAAAGTAATGATGAGGCCCTATTCTCCAAGGAATTATATTACTATTGTTAGAGGGATTTGTCCCATTAACAGTATAATATGTACCTGTACTTTGAAGATAGTAATTATTATATTGTCTACCTGCGTCTGGAGTTAGATGATATGCTATAAAATCCCAGTGATATGGAGTTGTTCCTGTTCCTACTGCAGATGATGTAGCGCCTGTTGCACTTTTATAGAAACCAATAGAGTTAAATTGGTCATTTGCAGCAGCTAAAAAATGATCAGGAGTTCCAGCTAAGTCTGCTACTCCACAAATACGTTCAAATCCAACACCTTTTGTATGATTAGACCAAAAAAACACATATTTACTAGTTACAGACACATGCCACCAATCAGCCTCATCTGGTTCACTATTATTAAACCAAGCTCCGTAATTAGAACTGCTTGATGTGCTTTTTGTGTAAGTTAGATAATTTTCAGCCATTACTTCTGTGGCGCTATCTGCATCATATAAAGACATAAAAGGAGCCCAGTTATTATAATTAGTTTGTGTGTTCTTTCTCTTAATATGAAATCGTTTTTTAAACGATCTACCTGTTTTAGGACTATCAGCTTGCCAACTTCCGCCAAAATCGTAAGTGCTGGTAGAAGCATAAAAAGCAGTATTAGACCACCCTCCTGCTTCTGTATTAGAAACTACTTCAAGTGCTACTATTTCTCCTTGTCCTGAGCTTGAGTTTAAAGCAGTCACATTAGCTGTTGCTCCTGCCTCAGCTCTCATTGCCCAATCTACTGCAGTAATAAGCCCTGCTCCTCCATCACAATTACCATTGTCTTGAACTTTAACTTTTATATACATATTACGCTCCTGTTGGTATTAAATAGCAAGAATTTTCTGTGGCCTCGCTATTATTATAAGTAGCACCGCCTGTTTTATGAAACATCCACACAGCATACTCCACACCATTATAATTAATTAAGGTTCCTGGTTGTGCTATATCATCCGTAGTTCTATAAAGATCTTTTAATCTTGCAAAAAGAGGAAATGAATTTGTAGCGCCTTGATAAGGCATTAACATAACTGGAATTCTTTGATGTGCTTTTCCAGAGGATAAAGGTAATGAAGTAATGTTGTGTATTGCCCTTGGGTATATTGCTATATAGTTTACTCCATAATGTGTTTGTACTGTGTCGTGATACGTCTGACTAATGCTACTAGCTGATTGAATAGCATCTGCAGATGTAAGATATGTTGAGTTACTTACTACAAAGTAACTATCTGTATTAGATTGAGTAGCATTATTAAACTGACCAACATTGACATCGCCCATAAATATAGTAGGACAGGTATTAGTGTCAGATGAGTATGCCCAATCATCATAATCAGATTTAGGATAATCAAACATACCCAATGAACAAGCATTTTCTGCACTATTGCCATCAATTATTTGAATGAGAAATATTGATTCACTAATCCACATAAAACAAGTTGGAGTTTGGTTATAGTCTACATCCATTGTTTGTGTGGCGGAGGTGGTAACAGAATAGCCTGATGTCGAATTAGTAGGAACTAGATTAGTACCTCCTGCACTTGCCATTCTTGCTCGCCAATCATAAGTACCTGAAACTGTATCATATAGATAAAAAGTTCTATAAGCTGTCATCTCTGAGTGTTTTTTAAGAAACTGTAAAGTATTATCAGAATTGGAGGATGTATTGGTATTTTTGCTCACACTAGAATAATAACCTGTAGGCACTGTTCCTCTAAATACAGAACCATTAACATCTGCATAGGTTGAATTAAAACCAGATGTAGCGGTTATAGTGCCTTCTAAAATGTCTTTTATATCTTCAAAAAATGCATTGATTGTTGTTGCACTTTTTGATAGTCCTGATTTAAACTGATATTTAATAAATGCCATTTTAATCTCCTAACCCTGCTATGATCCTTGTGGCATCAGCAGGAACTGTAGGAGATTCGTCAGGGCTTGGTGTTATAACAATTAGATAATATTGTTGACCTCTGTCGCCTACAGTAGTTTCTAAATTAACAATGCCAACATGGTCTGTAATTGGATTCTCAGCCATATAGTTATGCTTATCATTTCTAGAACCATCAGTTACATGGTAGATAAAATACCCTAAGTTTTCATCATATTCTGTAACTGATGAAATAAAATCAATCTCTTCTTGTGTTAATGCCATTTTTCTCTCCTTAATTATTCTGAATATTTAATAGTAACATTTAAATCTGCTCCAGCAGTAGTACTGCCAATTCCTGTAACGTCAACTGTAAAATAGTCTCCTTCTGAGACTGTAATACTGGTCGCATTAGAAGCAACACTAGTATTGTCAGAAACTCTGATTATGCTATTTGAAACTCCATTTCTTTTTACATCTACAACTACGTCTGAACCTACAGGAGCTGTTGCAACTCGAGCAACTACGTTTGATACTGTAAGATTAAAAGGAGCAAACCACTTAACTGTTCCAGTAGTTATTGCTAGTGTACCAGCTTGTGAAAGTTGAACAGAAGCGTTTGAACTAGGCGGAATAGCACCGGCTTTTAACCACTGATTTGTTTTCCAAATATACAGACTTTCTGTATCTTGAGCAAAAGCAATATCACCGTCTGTATTATCTAACTGTGGAAGATAAGACTCTGTAGAATAAATTTCAACTGAAGCAACTAACGACGTTCCATCTGGAGCAACTAAAGTAGCTGTACCTGCTACTTCTTTAATCTTATCTTCAAAGCTTGGAGTATTTTCTACATAAGTAGATAGGTCCTGCGCTCCCCATTTACCTGACACAGCATCATAGACTAAACACATCTGGCTTGCTAGTTCAGGAAGCGGTCTAATTTCAATTTTTTGTGAATGACGTTCTTGTGAATGTTGACCATAGATTACATAGTTATTTTGCGCATTTAGTTCTACTTCTAGATCTTGTATTCTTATTGCACCTCTCATAGACCCATGATTACCACACTGGTAGTATAAAGTATCTGGAGCATCAGCTCCTACATTAAATATAACTGTGCCTGATTGTGTTCTTGAATTAGTTACATTAGAAGTAAATTCTCCTACATATTGTCCTGATACAAAGCCTGTTCCGTTATCCTCTGTGATATAAAAAGGATGACCAGTAGCATTTACTTTAAATATATACGTACCGCCTCTGTATAAAGGACCTAATGTTTGATTTTCTCCTTGTGCATTTGCAGAAAAACTGTATGCACCGGCTGCATTATTAGTTACTACATAGGTTATTTCTGGAGCTGTTAAAGTAGGCGGTGTAATGACCGAAGGAACTGTAAAAGCTATTCTTGCAACATTTGTTGTATTACCACTGTTTATAGCTGGATTACTAGCCGACGCATAACTGTAAGTTGGCCAACTAACTAAGTTATCATCTCCTGCTCCTTCAATCCACTTAAGTTTAAAAGCATGAGTCTGTGTCATCTCGTCGTGAATTTCGTTTGCATAATTATCAATTTGATAGATGCCTTGTTTATAAATAGGAACAGTTGTAAATACCTCGTTTTGTACAGTTCTTCTTGCAAAAGGTAGTGCAGAACGTTCCCAAGTCCACTTCCATGTTCCATGACCGCCAGCAGTATTTGAGTCTACATTTAATACTAGTTGTTCTGGTTCAACACTAGTTGAAAACTGTAAAAAGTCTGGTGAACTTTGAACTCCGTCATAAGCAATTTCATTATATCTTGGCATCTTTTAAACCTCTCCTAGTAGCCAGCCATATGCAGCAGTTGAGTAAATTAGTGTAAAACCAGCTGCATTTGAAGTGACTAATAAGTCTGTTGATTCTCTTTGAATTTTTTCTGAGTTTCCTCCAACAGTGATAGTGTTAGAAGCTGCTAATCCAGCTACGTCTACGATTTTAACAGTGCTTCCCAAAACAGGAGAATTTGGTAGATATACTGTTTTTGGTCCGTCTGACACATCAATAAAATAACTAGCATTAGCTGTTAATGTTGTAGCATTTGTAGTTAAGTATGTCCAACCAATAGTGCCAGACATTGGTACTCTACCTCTGACAGCTAAGTTTCTTACTTCTACTTTTAAATCAGCTGGTATTGGGTTAGTATTATTTAATGTTAAAGTATTTCCAGAAACTGTATAGTCATCGTTTGGAGATTGTACTACACCAGAAATAGAAACCAGAATATTGTTAGCATCTGATACTGATGTTGCTAAAGCAAAGGTATTAGTTGCAGCAGCAGAAGTAAATTGCTCACTAGTATAGTGCAAATTAGTATTTACATAATTAGCAAACGAAGTAAGATTGCCCTCAACAAGATCAACTGTGGTTTTAGGGGCTAAAGTTGTATTAGCGTATGAAGCAAATGAATCTAAGTTAGCTTGTACTATATTAAGGTTAGTGTTAAGAGCAAAAGTTGAGTTAGCATAAGACGCAAAAGCACTAAGATTGCCCTCTACTACTCCCGCATCTCCACTTCCTCCTCCTCCCGTAAAGGTTGTGTTAGCATAAGTCGCATAAGCATCTAAATTGTTTTGAATAGTATTAAAAGTTGTATTAGCGTAAGTACCAAAAGTATTTAGATTTGTTTCTACTACTGTAACATTTGATTGTACTGTGTTAATATTAGTATTAGCACCAGTTAGTCCGTGAACAGCTGCATCAACATTAGATGAGACTGTATTAATTGAGGTGCTGTCACCAAAAGTAGAATTAGCATAAGACCCAAAAGTATCTAAGTTAGTTTCTACAGTTGCCACATTTGACTGAACAGTATTAAGATTAGTGTTTGTAGCGAATGTTGAGTTAGAGTAAGATCCTAGTGTATCTAAGTTAGTAGCATTAATAGCCGCATTTGAAGAGACTGTTCCTATCGAAGTAGTAAGTGTGGTAGATAAATTAGCATCATTACCTAAAGCCGCTGCTAATTCGTTAAGAGTGTCTAAAGCTGCTGGAGCTGAGTCAACTAGTCCAGCAATCTCAGTATCTACATAAGATGTTGTTGCTAAAGTAGAGTTTGCGTATGAAGCAAAAGCATCTATATTTCCTTGTACAGTATTTAAATTGGTATCTGTAGAAAATGTTGAGTTAGCGTATGATGCAAATGAATCGGCATTTGCTTGAACTGTATTAATATTAGTGTTAGCACCGCTAATGCCAGAGACTATTCCAGAAGTATCAGTAGAAACAGCACCAAATTCAATTTGACTGTTAGACGAACGAAATACTAGAGCATCTCCATCAGAAGCTCCTGTAGTATTAATGAGTTTGGGATTTAGTTTATCTAAAGCCATTAAATTGCTCCGCCATCAATTGTTCCTGGGAACACAAATTGTAAATATCTTACATCAACATTAATACCTGAAGGTAAAGGTGCTGAATTAGAAAGAGTTAAAGTAGTACCACTTACGGTATAAGCGTCTGGTGATTGAACTAATCCATCAATAATCACTAACATATTATTTACGTTAGAAACTGTTTGAGTTAGTGTAAAGGTGTTAGTAGACGCATCTATTGGAAAATTTGAATTAGCTACATTAGCAGCAGTAGTTGTTAAAAATGTTGAGTTAGCATATGTAGCATAAGCTACAGCATTACTTTCTACCTGATTTAAGTTGCCTGTGGCAAAAGTTGCGTTAGCATAACTAGCAAATGCATCAACATTGCCAGTGCTAAAAGTTGTATTAGCATATGACGCAAACGAATCAACATTACTCTGTACTAAGTTAACAGAATTATTTGCACCTGTCAATCCATAAATTACCGAATCTACGTTAGAAGATACTGTATTAACAGAGGTTGCCGTAGCAAAAGTTGTATTGGCGTAAGAACCAAGCGTATCGACTTCTGATCCTAGTGCTGTAACTGTAGACTCTAGTGTAGTTAAATTACTTTGAACTGTGTTGAGGTTGGTATCAGTTGCAAAAGTAGAATTAACGTAAGAAGCAAATGAGGCTAGATTTGTTTCTACTAAATCAACGCTTGATTGAGTTATTCCAGCTGAAAAAGTAGAGTTAGCGTAGGTGGCAAAAGAAGTTAAGTTACTTTCTACTAAATCAACGCTTGCTTGAGTTATTCCAGCTGAAAAAGTAGAGTTAGCATAGGTTCCAAATGTATCAAGATTTGTCTCAACTACTGTAACGTTAGACTGGACAGTATTAATGTTAGTATTAGCACCTGTTAGTCCATGAATTGTAGCATCTACATTAGAAGATACTGTGTTAACAGATGTTTGAGTAGCAAGAGTTGTATTAGCATATGATGCGAAAGAGTCTAAGTTACCAGTTAATACATCTATATCTGTAGCTGTTAAGAAAGTTGTATTAGAGTAAGATCCAAAAGTATTTAAATTAGTTTCAACTACTGTAACATTAGATTGAACGGTATTGATATTAGTATTGGCACCGGTTAATCCATGAGACACTGTATCAACATTAGCCGATACAGTATTAACTGAAGTTTGAGTTGCAAAGGTAGTATTTACATAAGATCCAAGAGCATCAACATCACTACTAAGACTTGTTACTGTAGCATCTAAAGTGGATAAGTTTGATTGTACTGTATTTAGATTAGTATCAGTGGCAAAAGTAGTGTTAGCGTATGAACCAAAAGTGCTTAGATTAGTTTCTACAACATCAGTATTAGAAGATATTGTATTTATTTTGTTTGTTAATGTAACAGAAAGATTTGCGTCATTTCCTAAAGCAGCTGCCAATTCATTTAAAGTATCAAGAGTTGCTGGAGCCGATGCTACAAGGTTAGCAACTTCAGCATCTACATATGTTGTAGTAGCAAAAGTAGTATTAGAATACGAACCAAATGAGTGTAAATTAGACTGAACTGTATTAACAGAGGTTGCTACAGCAAAAGTTGTATTAGCATAAGAACCTAATGCGTGTAGGTTTGATTGTACTACATCTGATCCACCACTAAAAGTTGAATTAGCGTAGGAAGCAAACGAATCTAGAGATACTATTGTGGCAAAGGTTGTATTAGAATAGGTTCCAATAGTATCAACTTCACTACCTAAAGCAGTTACGGTTGAGTCTAGGGTAGATAAGTTAGACTGTACTGTGTTTAAGTTAGTATCTAGTGCGAATGTTGCGTTAGCATAAGAACCTAGTGTGTCTACTTCACTACCTAGTGCAGTTACAGTTGCGTCTGTAGTAGTTAAGTTAGACTGTACTGTATTAACCGAGGTCTTAGTAGCAAACGTTGTATTAGCATAAGATGCAAAAGCATCTGTATTGCCATTCAACTCATCTAGATCAGATTGTGTAACTGCTGCTGCAAATGTTGCGTTTGCGTATGTTGCGAAAGAGTCTAAATTAGTTTCTACAATATCGGTATTAGAGGAGATTGAGTTAATCTTAGTTGTAAGAGTAACCGAAAGGTTAGCATCATTACCAAGAGCTGCTGCCAACTCGTTTAAGGTGTCAAGAGTACCTGGCGCACCATTAACAAGATTAGCTAGCTCAGTATCTACATACGTAGTAGAAGCAAATGTAGAATTCGCATAAGAACCAAAAGCAGTTAAGTTATCTTCTACACTATCAACACGAGGATCGCTACCAGAAACTGTAGCAAAAGTAGAGTTAGCATATGATCCAAAATTATCTACTTCTGAATTAAGCGCAGTAAGAGTTGCTTCAGTTGTTGTCAAATTACTCTGTACTGAATTTACAGAAGTAATAGTAGCAAACGTTGTATTAGCATAGGATCCAAAATTATCTGCTACAGACTCTACTATAACAAACCTATTATTAGAGTAAACTCCTATTTGATCTATTTCTGAGTTAAGAGCTGTTACGGTAGCGTCTGTTGTAGTTAGATTGCCCTGTACTGTATCAACTGAAGTGATGGTAGCAAAAGTAGAGTTAGCATAAGTACCGAATTGATCTACCTCACTATCTAAAGTAGAAACTGTTGAAGTCAAGCTAGTTAGGTTAGATTGTACTACGTTTAAATTAGTGTCTGTAGCAAAAGTGGTATTAGCATAAGTGCCTAGCTCATCTACTTCAGCGTTAAGAGCTGTTACTGTAGCGTCTGTTGTAGTAAGATTACTCTGTACTGTATTAATCGAAGTAATAGTAGCAAATGTTGCGTTAGAGTAAGTACCTAAATTGTCTACTTCTGAGCCAAGCGCAGTTACAGTTGCGTCTGTAGTAGTTAAGTTAGATTGTACAGTGTTGACTGAAGTGATAGTAGCGAAGGTTGCGTTAGCATAAGTACCGAATTGATCTACCTCACTATCTAAAGTAGAAACTGTTGTAGTTAAGCTAGTTAGATTGCTTTGAACTGTATTTATGTTTGTAGAATTAGTTGCAGCGTTAGCTGATACTGTGCCAATAGCTGTAGTAAGTGTTGCAGAAAGATTCGCATCATTACCAAGTGCGGCTGCAATCTCGTTTAAAGTATCAAGAGTAGCAGGAGCTGAATCTACAAGGTTAGCAATCTCTGTATCAACATAAGTTGTAGAAGCAAATGTTGAGTTAGCATATGAACCAAGTTGATCTACTTCACTATCTAGAGCAGTTACAGTTGAAGTCAAGCTAGTTAGGTTAGATTGCACTACGTTTAAATTAGTGTCTGTAGCAAAAGTAGAATTAGCGTATGTACCAAAAGCATTTAGATTATCTGTTACGGTATCTACTCTAGGGTCATTTCCTGACACTGTAGTAAACGTTGAGTTAGCATATGTTGCAAAGCTATCTACATTTGCTTGTACTATATTAAGATTAGTATCTGTAGCAAAAGTAGTATTAGCGTATGTACCGAGTTGGTCTACCTCAGCGTCAAGAGCAGTTACGGTAGCGTCTGTTGTAGTTAGATTACTCTGAACAGTATTAACTGAAGTAATAGTAGCAAATGTTGTGTTAGAATAAGTACCGAGCTGATCAACTTCGCTATCTAGTGCGGTGACTGTAGAATCAAGAGTTGTAAGGTTACTTTGTACAGTGTCAATATTAGTATTCGCACTATCAATTCCATGAGTTAATGAGTTAATAGAAGTGTTTGTAGAGATAGCAAACGAATCTAGGTTGGATGTGATAGTGTCTACACCGATTACATCTGTAGAAACTAACTGTCTCTTTTCATAGTATGTCCCGTCACCAATAAATACTTCTCCAGAACCTAGATTTGGAATATCATTAGTTCTACCAGCACCCATTACTTCAATAATACCGCTAGCAGCTACTTTTGTTACCTTACCTAAATTCTGAATTAATGCAGAAGAACCTGTTGGCTTAACATTAGCTAGATTACCGCTTGTACTAACATAAAGTGTTTCATTAGGATTAAAGGTAGTAGTATTTAAACCTTTGAATTCTCCAAAAGCAACTATTCTACCCTCTCCACTTGTTAAAATTTCTTCTTCAACTAGACCAATAGCTGGCATAGCAGCCGTATTTGAAGAATCAGCTAAAGCAATTAAAGGATGATTACCGCTATATCCAGTAATATGAACGGCTTTACCTTTTGAAATAGTACTGCCTGTAAAGTTCTTAACAGGGAATGTTATAGATCTAGACCTTTGTACTGTACCAAAGCTTAAGTTGCCGCTAGCATCTGTTATAATAGCTTCGCGTTCTGCACCATCTACTGTTGGATAAGAAATTCCATTTGCTGTTAGAATATCAGTCTGAATAGTATTAGCTTTTGCAACGTTGACATTAACATTAGCCAAACTAAAGGTATTATGAAGAGGATTTACATTTACAGTATCCTCATTACCATCGTTATAAGTATTAAAGATATAGAATTCTTTTGTGCCTGCATCTCTATAGAAACCAGCGTGATTAGATGTAGCACCATCATAGTAATGACCAAAGAAACCAATATCAAGAGTATCAGCAGATTCATTATTGTTAGCTAAATGAATTAGTCCATCTTCTGTATTAATAGTTGTTTGGTTAACAATTGTAGTATTACCAGTTACTGTTAAATCACCGTCAATAGTTACATCATTCTGGAAAGTTACATCAGCAGCAACTGATTGAGTAGTGCCTGTAGTCTTATTTAAATAATCTGTAGTAAGACTAGAAGAAGTAGCAAAAGTAGTATTAGCATAAGTACCAAAAGAATCAACATGACTACTTACTACATCGATATTATCCTGGACTCCATTAACTGAGGTCTTTGTAGCAAACGTTGTATTAGCATATGTACCGAATTGGTCTACCTCACTATCTAAAGCAGTTACTGTAGTATCAAGAGTGGTTAAATTAGACTGTACTGTGTCAATATTGGTATTAGATCCTTCAATACCGTGTGTTAAAGAACCTATTGTAGTATTAGTGTAGGAAGCAAAAGAGTTTAAGTTACTTAATACTGAATCTACTCTTGGGTCTCCACCTGATACAGTAGTAAAGGTTGCATTAGCATAAGAAGCAAATGAAGCTGCATTTGCTTGCACTGTATTAAGATTAACATCGGTAGCGAAAGTGGTATTAGCATACGTACCAAGCTGATCTACCTCAGCGTTAAGGGCTGTTACAGTAGCATCTGTTATAGTTAGGTTAGATTGTACTGTATTAACTGAGGTGGTAGTAGCAAAAGTTGAATTAACATAAGTACCGAGCTGATCTACATCGGCACTAAGAGCTGTTGCAGTCGCGTCTGTTGTAGCAAGATTACTCTGTACTGTATTAACTGATGTTTGAGTAGCAAATGTTGAGTTAGCATAGGTGCCTAGCTGATCGATTTCTGAGTTTAAGCCAGTAACAGTTGAATCTAGAGTAGTTAAGTTAGACTGTACTGTATCAATATTGGTATTAGCACCGGTTAATCCGTGAGATACTGCTGAAACATTATCTTGTACAGTATTAACTGAAATGATAGTAGCAAACGTTGTGTTAGCGTATGTACCGAGCTGATCTACCTCACTACCTAGTGCAGTTACTGTAGTATTAAGAGTAGTAAGATTGCTTTGTACAGTATTAAGATTGGTATCAGTAGCAAATGTTGTGTTAGCATAAACTGCAAAAGAGTCTACATTGCCTTGAAGAATATTAATACTATTTGTAAGAGTATTAACTTGAGTACCAACATTTGCATCTACAGTATTTAAATTAGTTTGTGTAGCAAAAGTTGTATTAGAGTAAGTTCCAAGAGTATCAAGATTAGTAGAGTTTATAGCTGCGTTTGCAGAAACAGTACCAATTGCGTTTGTAAGAGTTACAGAAAGATTAGCATCGTTTCCTAATGAAGCAGCTAACTCATTAAGAGTATTCAAGGTTTCCGGTGCTGCATTAACTAATCCTGATACTTCTTGATCGACATAGCTCACAGAAGCAAAAGTAGTATTAGCATAAGTAGCATACGAATCTGCGTTAGCTTGTACGATATTTAGGTTTGTATCAGTAGCAAAAGTTGCATTAGCGTATGAACCAAGTTGATCTACTTCTGCATTTAAACTAGTAATAGTAGCGTCTGTTGTAGTTAGATTGCTCTGTACAGTATTAACCGAGGTTTTAGTAGCGAATGTTGCGTTAGCGTATGTACCAAGCTGGTCTACTTCACCGTCTAGTGTAGTTACTGTAGAATTAATGGAATCCACATTACTCTGTACTGTATTAAGGTTTGTATCAGTAGCAAAAGTTGAATTAGCGTATGTACCAAGTTGATCTACTTCTGCATTTAAACTAGTAACCGTTGAATCTAGAGTAGTTAAGTTACTCTGTACAGTATTAAGGTTGGTATCAGTAGCAAAAGCTGTATTAGAGTACGAAGCAAATAGGTGTAGGTTATCTTGAACACTATCTACTCCAGCAGCTGAGATTAGTAATGTATCTGTTGCTACGTTTGTAGTAAGTTCAATGCCAGACCCTACTTCAAAAGTAAGAGTGTCTGCGGGACCATCAGCAGTAATAGACGCTTGGCCAGATACAGCTACAGTTTTAAATGCTTGAGTAACAACACCACCGCCAGCAGCTACGTTTTCTGCATTAAAGGTAATAGTAGTACCAGTTACCTCGATATTCATAGCAGATCCACTAACAAAAGTTAGAGTAGCAGCATTTGACGGGGCTATAGCAGCCCCTTTACTATCAACTTGTACCTCTCTAAAGTATTTATGAGATCTAATTTCTGAATTTGCAACAACAGCATTGTGAATAAGATCTGCAATATCTACATTAGAAGAATTTAACCCATAAACAACTGAGTCTACATTAGAAGAGACAGTATCAATATTAGTATTTGCACCACTAAGGCCAAAAATAATTGAGGTAGTTTCTGTCTGGTTGGCGAAGGTTGAGTTAGCATAAGATCCTAAAGTATCAACTTCAGAGCTAAGAGCAGTAACGGTAGCGTCTGTAGTAGTTAGATTACTCTGTACAGTATTTACCGAAGTCTTATTAGCAAACGTTGCATTAGCGTATGTACCGAGTTGATCTACTTCACTATCTAGAGTAGTTACTGTTGAATCGAGAGTAGAAACATTACCTTGTACAGTATTAAGATTTGTATCAGTAGCAAAAGTAGTATTAGAGTAAGAAGCAAAAGCGCTTAAATTATTTTCAACTCTATCTACGCTTGCTTGACTGACTCCGGTTGAGAAAGTTGCATTAGCATAGGTACCAAAAGCATCTAATTCACTATTCAGAGTAGATACATTAGACTGCACAGTATTAACTGATGTCGTAGTAGCAAAAGTTGCATTAGTGTAAGTACCTAGTGTATCAAGATTAGTAGCATTAGTTGCAGCATTAGAAGAGACTGTACCAATAGCTGCAGTAAGAGTAACAGACAGATTAGCATCATTTCCAAGCGCTGCTGCTAGTTCATTAAGAGTGTCTAGGGTTTCAGGTGCTGAAGCTACAAGGTTAGCTAGCTCTGTATCTACATATGTAGTTGATGCGAAAGTTGCGTTAGCGTAAGTACCGAGTTGATCTATTTCAGCATTTAAACCTGTAACAGTAGCGTCTATGGTATTTAAATTAGACTGAACAGTGTTAATGTTGGTCTGTAAGGTTGAGATTTCTGAATTAGCATAAGATCCTAAAGTATCTACTTCGCTATCTAGAGTAGTAACTGTAGTTTCTAAAGTAGAGACATTACTCTGTACAGTGTTCACTGAAGTGATAGTGGCAAACGTTGCGTTAGCGTATGAACCGAGTTGATCTACCTCACTATCTAGAGTAGTTACTGTAGTCTCTAAAGCAGCTACATTGTCTTGTACATTATTAAGATTTGTGTTAGTTGCAAACGTTGTATTAGCATATGTACCAAGCTGGTCTACTTCTGAATTTAAGGCAGTCACAGTAGAATCTAAGGTAGCTACATTGTCTTGTACAGTATTAACTGAAGTAATAGTAGCGAATGTTGTGTTAGAGTAAGTACCAAGTTGGTCTACTTCACTATCTAAAGCTATAACTGTTGAATCGAGAGTAGTTAAATTACTCTGTACAGTATTAAGATTAGTATCAGTAGCGAACGTTGCGTTAGCGTATGTAGAAAACGCGTCTACATTACCTTGTACAACATTGAGAGAGGTACGAGTAGCAAACGTACCATTCATTGTGTTTCCTAAGGTATCTACTTCAGAATTTAGAGCTACTACGGTAGCGTCAAGAGTAGTTAGGTTAGATTGTACGGTATCAATATTAGTATTAGCACCAGTTAACCCAGCAGTGAGAGAAGATATCTCTGCATTTGCATAAGTAGCATATGCATCTAAGTTAGCCTGTACTACTCCTGTGCCTCCAGAGAAGTTAGTATTAGCATAAGTAGCAAAAGCGGCTAATTCAGAATCTACTGCATCTACATTAGAAGAAACTGTATTAAGCTCAGTACGTGTAGCAAACGTACCATTCATAGTATTGCCTAAAGTATCAACTTCAGAGTTTAGAGCTGTTACATTATTTTCTAAGGTAGTAAGATTAGACTGTACTGTATTAAGATTAGTATCGGTAGCAAACGTTAAGTTGGTATATGTACCGAACTGGTCTACTTCAGATCCAAGTGCTGTTACTGTTGAGTCAAGAGTAGCAACATTGTCTTGTACTGTATTAACAGATGTAATAGTAGCGAAAGTTGTGTTAGCATAAGTACCAAAGGCATTTACATTATCAGTTAAAGAGTCAACACGAGGGTCTCCGCCACTCACTAGAGCAAAAGTTGAGTTAGCGTATGAAGCGAAAGAATCTACATTACCTTGTACAGTATTAACTGAAGTATCGGCAGCAAACGTTGAGTTAGCATAGGTTGCAAAAGTACTCTGAACACTTGCAGTGAAAGAAGCATTAGATGAGATTGTATTAATCTGATTTGTTAATGTAACTGATAGATTAGCATCATTGCCTAATGCAGCTGCAAGCTCATTTAGAGTATCTAGTGTTCCTGGAGCGCCATTAACTAAATTAGCTAGTTCAGTATCTACATAAGTAGTAGACGCAAACGTTGCGTTAGCATAGGTTCCTAAAGTATCAACTTCAGATTCTAGCGCAGTAATAGTTGTGTTGATACTTGCAACATTATCTTGTACTGTATTAACAGATGACTGAGTTGCAAACGTTGTATTAGAGTATGTACCTAAAGCATCTACTTCGTTGTCTAAAGCGGTGACAGTTGTTTCAAGAGTAGTAAGATTGCTCTGAACTGTATTAAGACTTGTAATAGTTGCAAACGTTGCGTTAGCATAAGTTCCGAACTGATCTACAACAGCTTTATTAGCTGCAATAGTAGCATTAGTAGTAGAAGCAAACGAATCAGTATTAGCCTGAACTGTGTCGATAGAGGTGTTAGCAAATGTAGCGTATGTATCTGCATTGCTCTGAACTGTATCAATAGAAGTGTTAGCGAATGTAGCGTATACATCTGCATTACTCTGTACTGTGTTAATAGCTGCATTAGCGAATGTAGCGTATGTATCTACATTACTTTGTACAGTATCAATAGCTGCATTAGCGAAGATAGCGTATACATCTACATTACCTTGCACTGTATTGATTGCTGCATTAGCAAAGATAGCGTATGTATCTGCATTAGCCTGTACTAAATCAATGTTAGTATTAGCACCACCTAAACCATGTATCACATTATCAAAGCGTTGTGCAATGTTACCAGTTTTACCAGAGATGACGGTTTTTGCTGATGGATCTGTTTGAGAGGTGATTTGAAACTCACCGCCTGAATCTTTTAGCTGGATGTCGCCAACAGTGATAGTGCCTGGACCTACATAGAGATCTTTCCATACAAGACTAGGAGTGCCTAGAGAGAAAAGATTGTTTGCTTGAGGAATTAGATTAGCACCAGCTGAACCGCCTACTGTAATTGCTGTTCCGTTTGAAGTAAAGAGAGCAGTTAAGTTAGCCTGTACTGAGTCAATATTTGTATTAGCTACAGAAGCATACTCAGTCAAGTTAGACTGAACATTATCAGTAACTGTGGCAAAAGTAGAGTTTGCATATGCCCCAAAAGCGTGTAGGTTAGCTTGTACATCTGATACACCACCACCTGTTGCAAAAGTTGCATTCGCATAAGTACCAAACTGATCTGATACAGTTTTGTTAACAACAGTATTAGAAGAAACTGTTCCAAGCTGTGTCAGAACTGTAGTAGCAAAATTAGGATCATCACCGAGCGCAGCTGCTAGTTCGTTTAGAGTATCTAGTGCTGCAGGAGCTGCGTTAATTAAATTGGCGACCTCAGTATCTACATAAGTAGTAGAGGCAAATGTTGCATTAGCGTAGGTAGCATAAGCAATAGCATTACCTTCTACTAACAAGATAGAGGCATTAGCGCCAGTAGCAAATGAGGCTGCGTTACCTTGAACTATATCAATATTTGTATTAGCACCTTGAAGTCCAAAATTTACATTACCAAACTTAAGAGCAATGTTACCTACACCTTTTGGAAGTTCGGTGATAGATCCATCTGCTGAAGCTACAACAAAGCTGCCATTAGAGTCTGAGAGCTGAAGATCTCCAAGATTAATTGTAGTGCCCGATAGATATAGATCACGCCATCTAAGAGTTGTAGAACCGAGATCAAAGGTAACATTGGAAGAAGGAAGTAGGTGCTGACCAGTAACTGTGACTGATGTGCCGTCTGAAGTTGCAATTGCGTCTAAATTTGACTGAACTGCGTCAATTGACGCATTAGCGGTAGTGCCTAGATGATGTAGATTAGTTTGAATGCTGTCAGAACCGCTAGAAAAGGTAGCATTAGCATAGGTAGCGAAAGAGCTAAGATTGCTCTCAACTGTGTCGATAGAAGCATTAGCGGTAGTACCAAAGTGATGTAGATTAGTTTGTACAACTCCAGCACCTCCAGAAAAGGAGGTATTAGCATAAGTGGCAAACGCAGTAAGATTACCTTCAACTACGTCAATTGAAGAGTTAGCTGTATTAGCATAGAGAGTGAGATTGTCTTGAACCAGACTTGCATTACCGCCAACAGCAGCAGTTGTTACAAATGTTGAATTGGCATAAGAAGCAAACGCAGTGAGATTAGAGTCTGCGGAAGTGGACATTCCTTGTTGAATGTGCGCACGTAAATTATCTACAGATAAACGACGAGTCGCAGACGATTCAACATCTACGACTACTAGTTGATCGGTATCAGTGAGATTGGCTGCTCCTATCTGATTTAATTCAGATATTTTCTTATTTGCCATCCTAACCCTTCCTTAGTTGTCTAATAAACCTTTCATGAGAGAGTCATAATTATTATTGACCTGAACTGCAACGGTTGGTTTTTCTTTTTTCTGAACTGCGCCTTCAACGTCATGTAGGTGTTTTAGCCAATCTAAGAGGTCTTTTTTGGAAAATACTCCGGTTTCTAGAGCGTCTTGCATTTTTTGATCTATGACAGCGTTAATCAGTTGCAATCGCTTTACTCGGTTTAAATAACCCTGGGTGACAAATACATTGTCTATATATGACTTGACTTCTTTCTTCTCTATTATGGCAGCTACACGGTCTTCGCTTAAGTCAAACGACTCTGCTATAGCAGAAATTGTTTTTCCTGATAAGTATTCATTAGCAACTGATAATACGATAGGATCAATTGCTGGAGAATCTAAAGCTCTCTCAATCGCTTCTACAGTTGTTGTGGGTGAAATTACTTCAACATCTGATTTTTTCATCTTATCTTCCTCTATCTTACACCTAAAATTCGGTTAATGCAATATTTAAATTTTAACAACCCTGATACAGGGGCAACTATATATATCTTTTTTTCTATATATACTGTAGCAGATCGCCGTTTTCAGAGATGATAAATCCGTCTCCGCTCTCTAACAATAAATAACCTGTGTTAACTACAACATCGTAGTCATAGGTTATCTCAGCTAGCACATCAACAACTCCATAAGGTTCAAATAGTCCCTCATCTGTACGAATTGATAATACACGCGAATCTACTATAGCTTGCGCATTCTCAGCTGTTTTTACATCGCGCAGTTTGTTTACCACCTGCTCTACATCTTCGGCTAAATCTTCACAGGCTGACACTGAGTCATCTTGCATCACATATCCACGTATTGATACGCCAAGAGTGTCATAGCGTAGCCCACCGCCTTGATGCTCACGATTGACTCGTCCAGTCATAAAACAGATTGTTGGAAAGTCGTTTATCTCTTGCAGATACTTCCAATCACGATGCACATTTGAATATATAGAAGAGTTGAATGAGAGAGGAGGTGCTGCGATTGATAGAGTTGCAGTGGTATATCCTGAACCACCGTCTACAATTTCAAGAGAGGATACAGAGTCTTGATCTCCAGGCTTGATGGCACGAATTGACGCACCTGTACCGTCTCCAACTACAGTTATCTCAGGAGCATACTCATAACCACGTCCTCCACCAGTAAGAGTGATTGTATCAATTGCTCCACTAGCAAGTGTTACAGTTCCAGTAGCCGGTGTTCCAGATACACTTCCACCAATTAACAGAAGTTGCCCACGAAGTGCGTCAAGTATCTTAGTCTTAGCGGTTAGCGATGACGGCATATGTACTATCCCCTTTCACGCGTTGACGCGAAATTTTTTCCGCGTACTCATGATTTGTCTCTTCAATCTTTTTTAGAATGTCCCAAGTGTCTTTCCAGCCACTCACTGAATGAACTGCAGATCCTTCGCGTTTCCAGAGTGCCCGTGCTAGTGGGTAGTCGTTTCCGTCTGGATCACAGCGATCTCCAAAGAATGTAACTGGCGATTCGCCAAAGTGAGTGAGTATCTGTGATTTGTCAGCTCCCACAGGTCCAATATCAATTCCAGTTTCACCACCAACTGTGGCATGAACCTCTGGAAAACGTTCATTGATCAGTGAAGCAAGACGTGCTCGTTCACCCTTTTGTTTGTCCCAGTCAAAATAGTGTGTACGTTCATCCCCACGAGCATCACGACCGACAATTGAAAAGTTTAACATTCCAGGACGAGCTTCAAAATGACGTCCGTAACGGTGCATATAGGGTGACTGATAGAGTTGTGTTTCTAACCATGTCCAAAGATGGTCAGGACAGGCCCAACTGTTAGTTGATTGATGTGATCCATAGTAGTAGACATCAGATCCTGAACAGTTGAAGGTATAGGTTGAGAGACGAACTATCATTTCACCAACCTGCTCTACAGTTTTTGCATGATCACTTCCGGTAACTAAACACACTGTGTGTGATCGAGTGAATCGCGTGAACCACATTTGAAAACGTGCATCCATCTGTCCACGCGAAGGGGTGAGTGTTCCGTCTACATCAAACGCATAAATCATAGTTTGCTCCTTTGAAACTCTTCGTGACGACGTATCTCTTCTTGTGCAACAGCGATGCGAAGGGCCGTGGTAGAGAAACGGTGATCACGTTGATTGAAATATATTTCAATGCCTCGATCTAGACATATCTGACGGCCAGTATAATCACGATTGCGATACTCTTCACCTAGTATACGCACATCAATTGAATACATTTGAAGTATATCTTCCAAGTCTCGCTCTGTACCATATGGAATGACCTCATCTACATATGTTACTGCTTTAAGCTGTGCATAACGTTCTACAACAGTTTGTACAGGACGATTCTTCGATGGCCTATCTACACTAGGATCAACTTGCAATCCGCATATAAGATAGTCACATTGTGACTTAGCGTCACGTAGCATTTGAACATGACCTGCGTGTAACAGATCAAAAGTGGAACAAGTGAATCCTACTTTCATCTCAACTCCTTTGGGACAAAGATCAACTCTCCGCCGCGTGTAAGAGCTGATGAACCTACTTCTTGTCCCAAGTAGTCTAAAACTATATAATCTAGACGAGTAATATTTGTCCAGTCGAACCCACCATCTAATACATCTACCCAACCAGGAAAGGTTGGCATATCAACCGCATGATCAACCTGATAGTGTAGTCCCATTTGCCAAATAGGACGAACCTCTTCGAGGAGTCGCCCACAGCCTAACATCGCTAGAGATTCCATGCCTTCAATATCCATTTTTACTAGTTGAGGATCAGGCAAATCGTTCTGTTCTATATAATCGTCTAAACGTGCATATGTAATATGCTTGAACTCTTGTGTATCATGATTTTCCCAACCCATACAATGAACTATCTGTGCTTCTTTAGTTTCGTTTTTATCAGATAGTGCAATCTCATGTAAGGTAATATCATATGGTGCAAAGTTTTTTGCACATCTTTCTGAGTTACCAGGCCATGCTTCAAAAGCATGAACTGTCATTCCTTCAAGTGCAAAAGGTATTGCAAAAGTTCCAATGTAGGCGCCACAGTCATACACTACATCTCCAGGTTTCAAATATTTTAAAAGTGCCGAGTAGTTATGATCAGGACGACTAAAAAGAGTGCCATTACGGATCATCATATCCATATTATGTCCTTGATCTAAAAGATCATGAAACTCAATAGAATGTGACTCACCAACACTACTATAGTAGTTAATTACGTTATTCATTTTCCCACCTCGTATAACGTTTGTCCCCAATGATTTTCATAGTGCTTTACTTCTCTCCAGCCATAGTTTCTAGCAAACTCTCTTAAATATAAGTGTGCTGAGTGAGAAGTGTCATCTAATACAATATAAGTAGGCTTTAGCTTCATAGAAGCTTCCATATCTGAAGAAGCAGGTCCTCTCTCATGATTACCATCAATAAATATTAAATCAAATTGACCAACATCAAACTGACGGTTTATAAGAGAGTGATTTAAATTTAAAAACTTAAACCTAGAACCCCAATGCTGATTAATATAATCAATCGAACCTTGTCTTACTTCAATATCAGTTGAAACTACTGAAACTTCTGGATTAGTTTCTAACCACATAATCGAAGAATGTCCTACACAGAATCCAAGCTCTAAAATTGTTTTAGCTTTAGTTATTTTGATTATATCTCTAAAAACTTCAAAATGATGAGCTTTTAAATGTCCTGTGTGTGGATCATCTAAATTTTCAAAATGTTCTTCAATCATACAGAGTTTCGGTCTCTTCACTAATATAAACTGGTTTACAGTACGCAGTTGCTCTGTGCTCTTCTGGTACTATGTAAGAATAGTTATAATTACCATAGCGCTTCACTACACTAGCAGCAAAATAATTACAACTGTCTATACTTCTAAAATACATTGGTTCAAATCTAACTGGTTTGTCTCCCAGCAGCAATACCAATAAAAAAGCGTGTACCATCCAATACTCCTTTATATAAAGTAATTGTCGCAGAAATCTGCACCCTCGTCAAGCAAAATTTTTCCATCAAAATAAAATGCAGGTTTTAGACGACATCAAATGCAGAAACAAGTCTATAAAAAAATACAATGCAGCCAGACCTTTGATGTTAAATTTTTTTACACCTTATAATATATATGTAAAAATTTCATAGGAAATGACACATTGGTGTTAATAACACAGGCGACTTTCTTAGGTTTTTCCAAAAATTACCCTGTGAAAGGCTCTGGAGAAGGGGCCCGCCGTCAAAAGATTGACATAGTCCTCATAACCGCCCTACCCCCTGTCAAATTGTTGACACATTTTTTTTATTTTTGGGGTTGATTTAATGATTGATTGAACCTATATTATACCTATGAACAACGGAGGACATGACATGAAACGGATTAAACTTACTTGGGCGCTTCGCGAGGCTTGTTTTACACGCGACAACTGGACTTGCCGCGCTTGTGGTCATCACGACACTACTGGCGCTTCACTGCAAGGCGATCATAAAAAGCCCGTGACTAAAGGCGGCAAGAATGAACTTGCTAATCTGCAAACACTTTGCTCGGTTTGCAACAATGTGAAACAAGCCGTTGAGGTTACACTGCCAATCCGCCAAGCCCCAAGCATGACGCAAACGCTTGGCGAATATCTTAACATGGTGAATGAAAACCGCGAGGTTTTCCGCATCTCAATCAAACGCAAGCGGATGAAAGAAAACCGCAAGGCGAGGGCATAAGCCCTTGCCCTCGGGGGCAGGCTAACCCATTGAATTCATTGAGAAATAAAAATGATAACCCATTGAAAACAAACGAAACTTTTTTTCATTTACCCCTTGATTTTTACCCTAAGAATGATTATATATAATATATAGAAAGGAATTAAACATGATTAAAAATATCTCAATCTTCGACATGGATGGCACGATCATCGACTCTAGCCATCGTCAGGCTACACTTCCAGATGGCACGCTCAATCTTGCCGCTTGGAAAGAAAACGCAACGCCTGAAAAGATTTTTCAGGATAAGGTTCTGCCATTGGCTCAACAAATCCGCAAGCGTCAAAAGCGTGGCGATTATGTTTTAATCTGCACTGCTCGCAATATGACCTTTGCTGATTTTGAATTTCTGATGAATGAGGGCATTTGTCCTGATAAGATTATCAGTCGTCCAGATGGTAACAATGAGCCTGATGGACAACTGAAAGCAAAACAACTTGCTTCACTGTTCAATCTAAAGCAATTCAAAAAAGCCTCAAAGGTTATGTTTGATGATGCCGCTTCGGTTCGTTCATCACTTCGCAAGATTGGAATTGCGGTTATCAATCCAGAAAAAATTGCAGAAAGGTTTGCATAATGTTTTTAATTCGAGTTTTCTTTGCGCTTTGCGCTATGTCTGGATGGTCTTTGATTGTGTTCGGTGCGGCTATTGCTGAATTGCCAGAAACGCATAATCTGATTATCGGTGTGGCTATGATGCTGATGGGCATTATCTCGGCTTTAATGTTTTCGCATTTAACTATTAGAGGGTTTCGCTAATGTTTGGAATGATTGGAACTGTTTTGGTTATCTGGCAAATGAGCGCGCTGGCAAATGGCGCGCCCCAATGGGCTTTGGCTATGGGTTGCGGTGCCGCTATTGCATGGATGGTGCATGGATACCAGCGACAAGATAAATGGATTTTGCTTACAAATATAATCTTGCTTGGCATTGCGATCTATGGCTTGACCATAGGCGCATAGCCAGCCGCAATCGGCGCCGGTGGTATCTCTACTATTTTTAGGTAAAAAGCGTATGTAATCAACCACTTACAGGCTGCCCGGGGCAAGTCGGTAAGTCCTTGAAATCATTAGAGAAACTAAGACAGGTGTGATATATTTGCAACAGTTAGACATAAAAATGCGATTAAATGAATTTTGTTGTTGACTTTTGCCTTTGGTTTATGTTATAACTATATTATCTAATTAGGAGAATATAACCATGAAGAAAAAGATTTATGTTGCGAAACCTGTTGAAGGTTGTGAACAATGTGAACTGCTAACTGAAACCTTTGATGATGCAACGGCTTGTAACGAATGCATTGAATATGGTGAAGCAGAAATTGTTGAAATAGAAATTGATGTTGATGAAAAGGAGATATAGAACATGAACACGATTTGGATTGTTAAAGACCAGCATGGCGAAATTTTAGACTTGTGTGCAGATGAACTTACTGCTCACGCTGTTAAGAAAGATGCAGAAATTAAATATTGTGATTTCAGCATCACTATAATAGAACATCAACTGACAACTCGTGATGATGTTGGACAGGTAATTATCTTTGAACCTGAAGATGAGGGGATGGATACTTTTGAACTAACATTAGAAAGGAAGGTGTGGGATGCCTAGCAAAACTGGAAGAAATCCTGTCGGCAAAGGTCGCCGCAAGATTGGATCGCAGAAGCGTAAAAATCGCCGCAAGAACAGAAAGAATAAATAGTCTGAAAAGACTATTTAATTCAATGACTTGCAAGACCCCGGGGGCGCGACCCATAACCCATTGTTTTTATTGGGAAAATCTGTTGCATAAATGTCACACTTTTGGATAATTTGAAAAAAAATGCGTTTGAGGCGCATTTTTTTCTTGCAAAACCTTGAATATTAGTCTATAAATACCTATATATAAAGAGTCAACAAAACGAGGATGAAAAATTGGCTAACTACATTATATCAATCAACGATGGCAATTCAACACTGTTCAAGACTGGCTGGACTGGAAATCACCGCTTGGATGGCGACAACTTTCCAGAAGGTCGGTTCAAGGAATTTTTGCGCTCTTATGGTCGCAATGGTTGGACTGTTGGCTTTCACAACTGTTTGGTGATGGATGATGATCGCAAAACTTATTTGGTCGAACAACTGTCACAGATTATGATGGCACGCAAAGGGCTTGACCATTTCAAGGCTCAAACAGATGCGATTGCTGTCGGCATCAAATCTGGATGGACTGAAATTTTTGCTGTATCGCTCAACCAAATCAGAGGCTATCAAGGGAAGGCTGTTCAGATATGCAAAAAATTCAACTGGAATTTTCGCAAAATTCTGAACTACATCAAAACTTTCTGTCAACAACATTTTGGGAGTGACAACTATGCAGAATATAAATATGGCGAAAAAGTCTGGAGAACAACGCCCTTTAATCGTAAGGTCAAAAAGGTCAATCGCCAGACTAAGAAATGACCTTCATTTTGTGAATAAGAAAAGACTGATGAAACTAGCGGAGAAATTGAAAAATGATTAAACTTGAAAATCTGAGACATGACGAAATCGAAAATCTCACCAATGACGAACTGCATGAGGCGGTTGTGTTGTTGGAAAACGCTCAACCTTCAGAGCGTCAAGCGCAACTGCTAAATCGTGCGCTTGATGAAATTGACGAGCGCGAACAATGGCAAGACGATGGTCAGCCAGATTGGGCGCAAGAATGGGAAGATTTTGGGGAGGTCTACGACGATGCGCCAGAATACATTTAAGCGGTTGGCTGTCGGTCTCTATCTTGGCTATTCGGTCGCAACTGATACGATAATTTGGGGAGGCGCGTTATACTGGCTGATTTTTAAGTGAAATCAACCAGTTACGGCGCGGCCGGGGGAGCGGCTAAGTCATTGATTTAATTGATAAAATGTGTTGCATAAATACAACACTTTTGGCTTTTTACGAAAAAAATGCAATCACACTGCATTTTTTGCTTTACTTTCTGGAAAAAATCGTTTATAACTATATATATTAAATCAGAGAGCGTTAAGAAAGGTCATGTGACTAGTCCTGAAAATGGAAACCTCTCTTAGTCATAAGGATGTTAAAAATGACTGCAAAAAATGTTAACTACTCACCAGAACTCACTCAAAAGGCTGTTGACCTCTATCAAGAGGGAATCGCTATTTCTGAAATCGCAGATGCGATTGGAAAATCTGTGCGTTCTGTTCGCTCAAAATTGGTTCGTGAAGGTGTCTATGTGACACAACCAAAACAGACTGCTAAAAAGTCTGATGAACCAACCAAAAAGGAAATTATGATTGAACTTGAAAAAGTCGTTCCATTTCCTGCTGATGGTCTGATGGGTGCAACTAAAGCCTGTCTGTTGGCTATCTTGGCTCACTACGAGCAATAAAAAAATATGGGGGTGAAATTCCCCCAACTCTTTCAATTAAGGATG